GTCAATGCCTATCCTTCGCTTCGAACAGTTCGCTGTTAAGAAGACAGAACTAGGCGTCGCACCTGGTCTCCAGATCAACTTCATGCGTTACAACAACCTCGGCTTCGCGGGTTCACTCGTTGAAGGCGTTCGTATGTCAACAAACGCATTGACAGCCCAACAGTTCTCAATCACTGTTGCTGAGCACGGATACGCAATTGCAGTATCAGAGCTCCTACTTAACGCATCATTCGATGACGTTATGGCATCAGCTTCACGTCTTCTTGGACGTAACATGGCTCTCTACCTTGATGGCCAGGCTCGTGACACACTTATGGCAGCATCATCAGTCATCTACGGTGAAGATCGCACAGATCTAACAGCTGTAAATGCATGGTACGCAAACGGTACAAAGGGCACATCACGTGCTTCAATGACCGGTAACTTTGACTTGACACCTCACACTGTGAAGGATGCAGTCGAGACACTTGCTACAAAGAACATCCCTCGCCTTGGTGAGACATATGTTGCTTTCGTACACCCACACCAGAGCCGTAAGCTCCGCGACAACGCAGAGTTTATTGAAGTAACAAAGTACGCTGCTCCAGGTAACTTCATGCTAGGTGAAATTGGTCGTTTGTACGACACAGTATTCATCGAAACAACACAGATCGAAAAGGTTGCAGGCGGAGCTGGCTCAGGCTACTCAGCTGACTCAACAGTAGCTGCTGGTTCAATCGTTTACCCAACTGGTGGAGGATACACATCTCCAGCAACAAAAACAGGTAACGGTAACAAGGATCGCTACTCAGCAATCTTTATTGGTGACAACGCATTCGGTCACGCTATTTCACTTCCAGTGGAACTTCGTGATGGCGGTATTCTTGACTTCGGTCGTGAGCACGCTCTTGCTTGGTATGCTATCTACGGTCTTGGTCTAATTACTGACCAATCTGTAGTTATTGCAGAAACCAACTAATTTAAAAAAACCCCCCAAGTCGTTGTGGGGAGTAGGCAGTAGCTTATTCCCCACAACACTTAAAACACAAGGAGAATAATAATCGTGGCAAAAGCAAAAGTAACAGACGTCACAGGACGTGAACGTGAATCACAGATCAGAGCACATGCAGAAGAACTTGCAGAGCGTGCTGGACAAATGTCTATGGCTACAGCGCAAGCTGCGGCTAGATTAGAGACAGAAATTGTCGACCTAACCTCCCCATCAAATCCAACAGTTCTTGATGAGGTTGAAGTTATTGGCGTAGACCTTGCAGATGATCTGCAAGTTATTCGTGTGGCAGAAGATTTAGAAAATGTAACCATCGGCGCTGGAAATAACTACTCTTTCAAAGCCGGTCAAAAGTACAAGGTTGCAAAGCACGTAGCGGTTCATTTGCAGGAAAAGGGATACTTGTACGATCGTTTGTAAACCGCGTATCTAGGTCGCCCTCGTAGACAAATGCCCACCTGTCTGCGAGGGTTTTTACCTTTTGCGCTGAATATTTTAAGGAATAGCGAGACCATATTGGATACCAGTAACATCGGAGGAGACAAGTGGCAACGCTAGCAACACTATCTGAACGCCTTCGCTACGAAATAGGCGACATCCCCCGCTCATTTGTTGAGGGTTTTGAAGGTGACGGAGTCACAAAACGATACCAACTCACCGTAGCTCCAGTTGAAGGCAGTAGCCTAGTAATAAAGGTAAACGGCGTTGACGTCTCTAACTCCGCATCTGTAGAAGAACAAACCGGTATGGTAATCCTGGCAGTGGCCCCACTAGCAGGTGTTGGAATTTCTATAACCGGGACAGCTTTTAAATATTTTACAGTGGCCGAAATTGAACAGTATGTAAATACTGCGTTCATTCAACATGCTGCTAGTACAACCGATTCCAACGGAAGTCGAGCTACATTACTTTCCTTGGCTGGAATTGAAGAGTATCCACTTGTACTTTTGGCGTCAACTATGGCCCTATATACTTTAGCCACAGACGCAGCATTTGATATTGATATTATCTCTCCAGACGGAGTTTCTATCCCACGTTCTGAACGTTTCCGTCAACTTTCCGAAACTATTACCCAACGTAAAGAACAGTACAGAGAGCTATGCAACCTTCTTAACATTGGTCTGCATCGCATCGAGGTGTTTAACCTACGTCGTATTAGCCGCCTTACAAACAAGCTCGTTCCTATGTACCGACCAATGGAGATTGATGATGCTTCACTTCCGCAACGTGTGCGACTCCCAATTCCAGCGTATGGGGACATCACACCTGAAAGTACCGCTCTCACTAAAGACTTGTCAATGTACTCAGGAGATGACTTTATCATTAAGCTTAAGTTCTCAATGGACCTTACTAACTACACTCCTAAATCTGAAATCAGACTTTTCCACACAGGTGGTCGCGCACAAATAGGTCCAGTAATTGTTGGAACATTTATAATTACAAAAACCCAATCTGTAGCCGGAGGTGTGTATGATACGCTTCAACTATTCCTTCCAGGATCTGTAACCAAAGACTTGCCACGTACCGCGTATTACGACATACAGCTTATTGATAGTGAAAACCTAACGAAGACATATATTTCGGGCAAGGTGTTTACTAAGGAACAGGTAACTCTGTGACAAATCCAGAAATTGTAGAAATTATTGAACAACCTATTACAGTTATCACAATTGGCGCTGATCAAACAGGCGGCGTAGGACCAGTAGGGCCAGCGGGTCCAACTGGACCTAGAGGCGCAACTGGCGCAACTGGTGTAGGTGCAACTGGAGCTACAGGCCCTATGGGTGCTACCGGAGCTACCGGTGCAACTGGCGCAGTATCAACAACGCCAGGACCACGAGGCTTTGCTGGTGCAACTGGCCCCACAGGTCCTGAAGGTGCTGCATCACAAGTACCTGGACCTCAAGGTGATAGAGGATCTACAGGTCCTGCAGGTGCCCAGGGTGATACTGGTCCACGAGGTTTTACTGGGCCTATCGGACCAACAGGTCCTAAGGGTGAAGACGGTTTACAAGGCACGTCAATTAAATTTAAAGGCAGTGTCCCAACAGCAGCAGGACTTCCAACAACAGGCAATCAAAATAATGATGCTTGGATTGTGGATGCCGATGGCGATCTTTACGTTTGGGGCAGTGGCGTTTGGACAAGTGTTGGACAAATTGTTGGTCCTCAAGGACCTACAGGAGCGACAGGCGCTGCAAGTACAGTAACCGGACCACAAGGAGCGACAGGTGCAACAGGAGCGCAAGGACCTACTGGCCCTACTGGACAAACTGGCAATCTTGGACCCACAGGTCCGCAAGGAATTTCTGGACCTACAGGAAGCACTGGTCCTAGAGGACCGCAAGGAGATTTAGGCCCTACAGGTGCCGACTCTACTGTTACAGGTCCAACAGGATCTCAGGGACCTACAGGTCCACAAGGAAACATTGGTGCTACTGGTCCTACAGGTGCTGCGTCAACTGTTGCTGGACCAACAGGTCCAACAGGGTTAACTGGTGCTACTGGTCCTACAGGCCCTTCGGGATCATCTGTACGACTTTTAGGTTCGTTTAATTATTTTGGAGACCTGGATGTTACTGTCACAAACGCAAGTATTGGTGACACATATTTAGTTTTACTTGCGAGCCCGGAAAGTTTTGCGGGAAACCTTTGGACATGGAATGGCATAGGTTGGACTAACGCGGGGCAGATTCTTGGACCTACTGGAGAAACTGGACCAGCCGGAGACACTGGACCAGCTGGTCCCACAGGATCCACAGGAGAAGCAGGACCAACAGGTCCGACTGGAGCACAGGGCACTGGCGTAACAATTCTTGGCTCGTATCCAAATGAAGCTGCGCTTATTGCTGCACACCCAACTTACACAACTCCACCAGCGGCTTGGGATAACTTTGCTTATTACGGACTTTACGATTTAGTTACGGCTGGCAATCAAGTTTGGATTCTTGCCGGTACTGGCGGTTGGACCGTTGGCGGTGCACCTCCAGGATATAACTGGGCTCCATACACCCAGCCACAAAACGGAGATAGCTATTTAGTAGCTGGAAATCTTTACGTTTGGTCTTCCAACACAAACTCTTGGATTAACGTTGGAAGTATTCAAGGACCTACTGGTTCAACTGGGCCAACAGGACCAGAAGGACCAGAAGGACCAACCGGGCCGCAGGGTGAGCAAGGTTTTGTAGGAGAGCAAGGTTTACAAGGTAACGAGGGTCCTACAGGCCCAACAGGCGCAACTGGAACTGGTTTTGTTTATTTAGGTAACTATATAAATGGAAATGGTTACATAAGTGGAATTGCTGTTGTAACAGGATCTGACGGTAATTTATATATTGCAACCGCAAACGGTGGATTAAATGACCCTGTTGGTAACACCGCCGAATGGGCTCTCTACTTACCTCACGGAGTCGAGGGATCAACAGGTCCAACAGGACCTACAGGTGCAGCATCTGAAGTTGCGGGCCCGACTGGTGAAGCTGGCCCTACTGGTCCAACTGGTGCACCCGGACTTACGGGAGAAGCATCTGCATTTCTTGGTACGTGGAATAGCGTAACTGAATTTCTTGCCACATATCAAGGGGGGCAAGGATCTCTTCCAGCTGCTGACTGGTGGGCCTTTGTAAAAGACAATACTAACCCGAACAAAATTTACGTTGTTCGTGAAGACCCTAACTCTGCAACTGGTTGGGTAATTGATGATAACGAACATTTTGTTTTACCTATCGGACCCACAGGTCCACAGGGTGAACCAGGATTAACAGGCCTTGAAGGAGATCCAGGCTTACCAGGTCCAACCGGACCACAGGGTAGGTTCTCTTACTCGCAAGACACCCCACCTACCTCTGGAAACAACGGCGATGCCTGGTTTGATTCTTCATCCGGATCCGCCTACATTTACTACGACAGCTTCTGGGTTGAAGTTGGTGTTGCACCTATTGGCCCTACTGGTCCGCAGGGTCCAGCTGGTCCTATTCAAGATATTTTGCCAGTTATCAACTCTGCGTTTATACATGCAAATCATCAAGGAATCGTAGTATCCTTTGATGAACCAACATCAGAGATAAGAATTATTTCTGATGTAGCTTTTATTGAAGCAGTAGCCCTAGCGGGACTATAAGGAGACACAGTGCCAATTAATCCAGATTTCTCGGCCTTAGAAGCGGTTATTACCGCAAAGGTTGAGTCTGTTGCGACCAACATCGACAACAAAGATCTTTTAATTCAGATGAAGGCTTTGGAAGCAGCAGTTGCTAACCTAGCCCTAACAAGAGTTATTGCAGAGGGTACTTATCAACAGGGCCAAGTTACTTCTACAGCCGCAACAGCCGTTACTAACTTAAATGCAGGTGTTACTACAGCCCAAACCAGCTTAAACGGAATTGTAACAACTGCAACTACTAACTTAAATGCAGCGGCAACTACCGCTATCTCTAACTTTAACGCAGTAGCAACACCTACTCTGGCCACCATTAACCAACTTTTAGATGATCTTGGAGAGACTAATACTGCCGATATCATTGCGTTAGTAAACTCATCCCTAACCTCTATAACAAACGCTGCAAACTCAGCCAACTCTTCAATTTCATCTGCTCTAAACGACGCTCAAACCGTCATATCTTCTGTTGGTACTTCGGCTATCGGGTCTGTAAATGACGCTAGAGACGCTGCTGCGGGGGTTCTTTCGACCACACAGAGCTCAGCCGTCACGAGTATTAACAGTGCTAGAGATCAAGCTTTGGCGGCAGTAAGTGCCTCCGGAGACGTCACAAATCAGATTAACTTTCTAAGAAATGACCGTTGGTTAGGCCTAGACATATTTGCCCCTACAAATTACAGCAATTGAGGTTAAAAATTAAAAATTCTATGTATACTATAACCATGGGTAGCACCCTCGAAGGAGAAATCTAATGCCAACATATACAGCTCTTAATACGCAAATTGATGCGGTTAAAGCAGAAATAACCTCATCGCTTGCAGCGAGCACGTATACAGCTCAAGACTTGGTATACATTGCCAAGACACTTGAGACTTTGGGCAACCTTCTAGGTATCAATGATCTAGCAGCAGCCTCTGTCGATGCTCAAGCAGCACTCAACGATACACTTGAAGCAATTCTGGATGGAACAGCTCCTGCTAACGTAGGTAAGTTGTACGTTGGTGCAGAAGCACAAGATTTTGAAACAGCCGCTAGCTTGCAAAACCCAGCAGTAATTGTCTCTATTGATTCAGACGATTACGCTCAGATCTCGTTCCAGAACGCTGGAAACGGAACTGCCTCTTCAACTGACTTTATTGCATACGCAGAAAATGGAACCGATAGCTCTGGTTACATTGATATGGGTATCACATCATCAACATTTAATGACCCTGACTTTACAATTACAGGTCCAAACGATGGATACATCTTTATGGTGGCTCCAGAAGTTTTGACTACATCTATTAATGGTAAGTCTTTAACAAATAACGTAGCAACTTTAACAACAACAACTGCACACGGATTCCGCGTAGGCATGCCAGTTGTTATTTCTGGCGTAGACGGAGTATTCAACGGATCTTACACAATCTCCGCAATCCCTACAACAACAAGTTTTAGATATGCAAAAACAAACGGTGACGTAACATTTGCTGGAGTAACTCCTTCAGGAACAGCACTTGCTGGAACAACTGGAAACGGTAACTTAGTTTTTGCAACTGGCGATGCTGGCGATCAAAACCGCATTGTGTTTGCTGCTGGTGGTCTTGCCTCTGACAACACACAGATGATCATTATCCCAGATCAACAAGTACACATTGAAATTGATACTGAGTCTACTTCTCCACAGACAGGTGCGCTCCGCGTAGCTGGTGGTCTTGGAGTTAGTGGAAACGTAAATATCGGTGGTGACGTAAACATCACAGGTACTATCTCATTTACTGGTGGCGGAACAACAGTTGAGACTGCAAACATCTCCATCGTTGCTCCTATGATCTTTACCGCACAGGACAACCCTTCAAATCTTCTAGACTTTTCACTTGTTGGTGAGTACAACGTCGGTGGGTCTGATAAGTGGGCTGCTGTGTCTAAGGATGCTACAGACGGTATTTGGAACTTCGTATCCAACATTACTACAAAGCCGACTACCACAATCAACTACGCACAAGCAGGACTTGTGTATGACACTATCAAGGTTAATCAAGCAGTACTAGTATCCGCACCAACAATCGGATCTCACGCAGCAACTAAGAGTTATACTGACCTACAACGTCAAGCTAACGAAATTGCCCAGGTAATGGGCGCTTACTAATCCTAGTAAGAACTAATAGTTACTCAGGAGGTAACAAGTAAATGGCAAATACAGTAAAGAAGCTGTTCCGAGGAAACTTAACAACCTCCGCAGCAGACGTATATCAAGTACCTAGCGCAACTACTGCGGTAGTAACTAACATCGTGTTGACTAACACTACAAGCTCAGTGCTAACAGCAACAGTAAAGTTGGGAACATTTGATGTTCTATCAGCTGTTTCTGTACCTGCAAATGGAATCTTTGCTTTTGACCTAAAGCAGGTCCTTGAAGCAACAGACACTCTAAACGCACTTGCTTCAGCAGCTGGCGTACGACTCCACGTTTCAGGGATGGAGATTAACTAATAATGGCTTCTCTAGTATACCCATCCACCTCTGGTGCGGGCGTAGGTGCATTAACCTATAGCTTTGCAGCAGTCCCAGGTGCAGAATACGACACTACCGAGCTCAATGCCAGTAGCGTTTATGAATTTCGTGCTCAAGAAGAGCCACTTACAGTTGCTATCTACGCTGTAGGTAACCTAACTAACCCTGCTGAAACTGTATCCTTAGCTAAAGGAAAAGGTTTTACACACAGCGGAACTATTGCCCGTATCCGAATCCTAACCGCAACAAGCGGCGGAGTTTCTTCTAATTCTGGTACAGGATCAACACTTCTTATTATTAAGTACAGCTCATCCACACCAACTCGTACAGGTTCTGTAAACGATGGTTTGGGCGATGTCTACGTACACACTGAAAAGAGCCCAGACTGGTTTGCTTACGAAGGCTATGGTATGACGTCTACTCGTATTCCTATGACTGCCCGTCTTGACGGAACAGCAAACACTGCCGCTTGGGTAGCTTGGACATACGACTCAACTGGAGCTGGTGTATATCGTTTTAGAAACACTCCTAGTACTGGAAATGGTATTGGAACTTCTAATACTACATTTTCTGGTATTGCAGGTAACTTCTTCTATAAGGCACTAAACAACACAACTAATACTTGGACACGTTTAGCTGATATTCCTCTACCTGTAGTTAGCGTTGAAAACGGAACTACTTTTTCTGAGCAACGCCTACGTCGTGGATTTATTTGGGATCAAGGAGACGAATTGTACGTAATGTTCCGTACAGTAGACTCTCGTACACAAACAATCAACGCAGTTCAGTACACTTCATCAAACCAATATTTCTATATCTATACAAAGGCTACAGATACTTGGACATTTGTTGGAGCTTACAACGTCGGAAACACTGGCTATAACAGCTACGTAGATGGTCCTATGATGGCGTTTGTTCACACTATTAGCGGAGTCAAGTACTTCTACAACTGGCAGAACGAACGTTCTGGAAACGGCTTTGTTCGATACAACGTCTCTACAGGTGTTCGTGAAACCATTACAGCTGCAGCAGATACTTGGAACGAAGGTATTTACGTAAATAACTACTTCCTTGCAACTCCTTCTCAGGGTATTGGTAACACTGACGGTGGTGCAACTGACTACCAGATTTACGACCCAACTAACAACGTATGGGCTAAGGTAACCCCTCCATCACGTTTGAATGAGGCATCTACTTGGTTCCGTGGCGGTCAGATTTTCCGTTACAACTCAACATCTTTCGGTGTTATTGGTCGTCGTACCTATACAACAGATAACGCAGCTCCTTCTAACGGTGACCGTTACTATGGTCGACGTTTGTGGATCTATGACACAGCTACACAGTCTTTGGACCGTTGGCTAGACAAGTCTTCTGATCTAGACGACTTCTACCCACAGGCTATGCGTCCATCTCGAGATGTTCGAGGCGCCTATGTATTCCAACCTCAGGGTTCAAACTGGAACGGTCGATTCTTCCGTTTCGTAGATAACTTTGGTGGTAGCGCCGTCACTCGATTTAACCATGACTACGTAGATGTGTTTAAGCCTAAGAAGGTTGAAGCCATCGGTATGTACCGTTCTCGTGGAGAAATGTCAGTAGGTCTAAACTCAGTACTAGCTTTTGGACACGCAAGAAACGCATTTTCCCGTTCAACTACCTACGTTATGTACACCCAACACTCACAGGATTCTGAAGTTAGAGGTGGACGTTCAAGTGGAGATACCTATGATTCAACTGTAAAGCAACGTCACGCATTTGAGTCTTGGGGTGCGGAATTGATTACAACTTCAGGAGAAGTTTACCCAGTTCTTCATGAAATGCCTATTATCCAAAGTATTTACGATGCGCAAATGCGTCGGTACTATGTAACAGGCTTCTTGCCTTCTCGTTTAGGTTATCACTGGAATGATGGCGATATTGCAAACAACACCTACCAAAGAACACCTTGGCGTCAAGTTTCTGCAATTGTAGAAGAAGACACTGGTAAATTTTGGTACATGGACTACAACCAAACAGGTGATGAAAACTCTGGTGCGTACACTGTTGGTTGGAACCAGCAGAACTCTTACACATCTTCATCTGAATCTCCAGGAGAACTTGCTATCTACTCAAACGGTAAAGCGTTTAAGCCTGGAATTCACTTCATCCGACCTTACTCAGACAACCACTGGGAAACATACAACATCTGGAACTTGTTCAGCACGCCATTTGGTTGGAGCCAGCGTTGGACTAACTACACTTGGTACTCTAACCAGTACACAGGTGGAGGTATAGCCCCTCAGGGTTATCTATTTGGTCACGATGTTCTTGATAACGGCTATGTTCAGCTTGTTAAGTTTGGAACTGGCCGAATCAATGCTGTAGGTATTCCAGAAGGATCTATTTTCTGGGATGGTCGCGCATTGGTTCAGTACAGTCGTGAGACTGGAGTTGCTCCGTTTACAGCTGCTCAAACTGGCTGGCGTCGTCTGCATACAACCTCTAGCCCATACTGGTCTCAAGACACCACTATGCTACGTACACCACACGTGTGGTTTGACGGTCGCTACGCTATCTGCGAAAAGTCTGATGGCACTGGTTACTATGTATTTGACATGGATAACCTAGCGTTTGAGCCAAAGGTTATTCCGTCTCACATCCCTAATAACTCTCGTCCAACACCTGCTTATCTAGCAGCAAACTCTGGAACAATCGGAAACGAAACCTGGCGATACTCTTACAACAAGGCTTGCCTTGGTGGAGTGGAGATCATTGCTGGAGGTTCAGAACAAGACAGCGTACGTACTTGGCGAAATCCAGGTTACTTCATCGTAAGATCTAAGGAGGTCTAATAATGGCACTTACTTCATCAGTAGATAAGAAAGTTGCAACAATTCTACACGAAGACGGCGGTGTTTATTTAACACAGTCCTTCGATCCAACAAAGGAAGGGTTCACCCCCTTTGCTAACAATGCAGCTGCACAAGCTTGGGCAGATGCGTTTATCGTTGCTGAAGCCGCAGAGATTGCAGCCCGTGCTGAAGCGGAAGAGGCTAAAAAGGCCGCTATCCTAGCTGACGAAGCTGCACTTCTTGAAGGAGTTCTTGTAGAAGAATCAGGTTCAGAAGAGCCTGTAGAATAATTTAAAAAAGAACGGTATGATAGGCGGGTCCCACAAGGACCCGCCTATCACTATTTGGAGATAAAATGAAACGAGTACTAATCGCAACCGCTTCACAAACCCCTTACGTATCTGCATTTTTTAGCAAAGCGTTGGCGGAAACATTTGCGGAGGGAAATAAAAAGGATATTGAGTTCCTCTTTTATTGGTCTCCAGATGAGCTTGGTTTTAAAAATGATGCGGTTGAGATGGCTATTAAAGAACAACTAGATAGCGTAGTGTTTATCAAACCTCATATCCAGTGGGTTGCAAGTGATCTAGTATCTATTGTAGAAAACGAGTCTCTAATCGAAGGAGTTCCTACAAAGAACCACTACTCGCCTACTCACTCTTACAAGGCGCTGTTGAACAATCCTTCAGAAGATGGTCCAATTTCTGCAAAGATTATGGATCTAGACATGGTTAAGATTAAGGTTGAGGTCTTTGAAAGAATTAGGGATTTTGTTATTACAGTAAATCTCCAGGATAAAGAAGTTATTGAGCAAGTTCCGCTGTACTTCTATGCCACTACCGACGAGAATGGTCCAGTAACCCAGGATGTAAACTTCTGTTTAGCGGTAGAAAAAGCTGAAATCCCTATCGAAGTAAACATGGGTATGGCTATATGGGAGCATGTAGGTATGCCTACCAGGACGGCTATTGGGGACGATATCCGAGCCTCTGCTGTTCACAAGGGTTTTAGAGAAGCTGAAAGTGCTTAAAGCCGTATAGTTTGGTAAAACTAACCTATACTTAATTACTATGCCTATAGACTTTCCAAATAGCCCTACAGTAAACCAACAGTTTACTGCTGGAGATACTACGTGGTACTGGACTGGTGCAGTCTGGCGTTTACTTATCTCCGAAGGTGTTCAAGGAGATCTAGGCCCAACCGGGCCCACAGGACCTTTAGGACCTACTGGTCCGACAGGTGCAGTATCTACTGTTCCAGGACCTACCGGCCCTACAGGACCTACAGGACCTACAGGAGCGGTATCAACTGTTCCTGGCCCTACTGGTGCCACAGGACCAACAGGTCCAGAAAACGACAACCTTGACGGTGGAGTTGCTAACACTGTTTATGGTGGCGGTATAACTATTAACGCAGGAAACGTGAACGGATAAAACATGGCAGTTAAAATTCAGTTTAGACGCGACACTGCTTCAGCATGGTCGACTGTTAATCCAATCCTTTCTCAAGGAGAAGCTGGGTATGAATTTGATACCGGACGCTTTAAAGTTGGTAACGGTTTATCTCCGTGGAACTCACTTCCATATTCTTCTGGTGTAACGGGCCCTACTGGTCCCCTTGGACCAACTGGTGCACAATCAACTGTCACAGGTCCTACGGGTCCTACAGGAGCAACTGGCCCAACAGGCCCATCTATTACTGGACCAACAGGCGCGGCATCTTTAGTTACTGGGCCAACAGGACCACAAGGTGTAACCGGTCCAACAGGACCGACTGGACCTACAGGAGCAACTGGTGCAGCATCTACAGTAACTGGGCCAACCGGAGCTACCGGCGCTACTGGTCCACAAGGAACATCAATTAGTTTTAAGGGAAGTGTTGCAGCTGTTGTAAATTTGCCTGTTGGAAGTAACGTCGTTAACGATGCTTATGTTGTCGATGCAGATGGAAATCTGTATGTTTGGAATGGCGGAGTCTGGCAAGACGTCGGACAAATTGTTGGGCCAGAGGGCCCAATAGGCGCTACAGGTGCTACCGGAGCGGACTCTACAGTAACTGGACCCACAGGCCCTTCTGGAGTTATCTCTGTAACAGGACCGGTCACAAATACTGGAACATCTACAGCAGCAATTCTTAATATTGATCAATCAACCATTTCTATTGCTAACACTCAGGTAACCGGCCTTGGCACAGCCTCCGTAAAAGACGTCCCTGCAACTGGAGACGCAACTGCTTCACAGGTAGTCTACGGAACTGACACTCGCCTTGCTGACACCCGTACCCCATCAGATCTTTCAGTAACAACTGGAAAAATTGTTGACGCAAACGTTACTGAAGCAAAGCTTGCCTCAGACTCTGTTACTACTGTAAAGATTACCGACGCTAACGTTACTACCGCCAAATTAGCTGCAGATGCAGTAACTACCGCTAAGATCACTGACGCTAACGTAACCACAGCTAAGTTGGCTGCAGACGCTGTGACCACTGTAAAAATTACTGATGCTAACGTTACTACAGCTAAACTAGCTGCAGACTCCGTTACAACATCTAAGATTACAGATCTTAACGTTACTACAGCTAAGATTGCAGACGGGGCAGTTACAGCAGCTAAACTTAACGGAAACGCTTTCTTAAACCTTGCTGGAAACCTAAACCAGTCCCTTTCTGTAGTGGATGTAACACCTCGCTCTGGTAATAGCAGCGCATCGCTATCTAGCGGAAACGTTTACTTTACGTTCTTTACCCCAATGTGGTCAGCAGAAGTAAACTCAATTAGCGTATCTTCCGCCTCAGTTCTTACCTCAGGAGTCTCTTTAATTAGATTCGGGTTGTACACATTTAATGATGCTACTGGAGCGGCTACTCTTGTAGCTAGAACTTCTGCTTCTACATCAATCTTTGCTTCTGCAAATACACTAGCTACCTTGGTATTTAATACTACGGGCGGTTATCCAGCTACATACACCCTCGCTCCAGGAGTAAGATATGCTCTAGGAGTGATCATAGTTGCCTCTAACCCAGGAAGCGTCTACACCGCATACAACTCTCAACCTCTAGTACTTAGCTCACTATCTCCAAGAACTACGGGCGTAGTTGGTGCACAGACCGATTTGCCAGCAACCACTACAGTATCCACTGCAACAAGCGTTGCCGTGTGGGGAAGGTTTAGTACATCATGAGTGAGACAAGAGTAAGCCTCGGCTTAAACAACGACGGATCAGAATCCTTTGAAATCAAAGATGATTCTGGCAATGTGATAGGATTTGAAACAGTATTCCCTGCTGAATAAATCGGAGCATTATGAAGGTAGCTGTCTACGCGATAGCGTTGAACGAAGAACAATTTGTAAAGGCTTGGTATGAATCCGCTAAAGAAGCTGACTACCTACTTATTGCTGACACTGGTTCTACTGATGGCACTGTTGCCCTTGCTAAAAGTCTTGGGATAAATGTAGTTGAAGTTTCAATTAAACCGTGGAGATTTGATGATGCTCGTAATGCTAGCCTCGCTTCTATCCCTGGGGATATTGATTACTGCATTGCTCTGGATCTCGACGAAGTTTTAATACCTGGGTGGCGTGAACACCTAGAAACAGTCCCAACACAAACAACCAGACCCCGATACAAGTACACGTGGAGCTGGGCTCCCGATGGTTCTCCAGGGCTTCAATACGGCGGGGATAAGATTCATTCTAGGCACGGATACCGTTGGAAGCACCCGGTACACGAAGTTTTAACCTGTGACCGCATAGAGCAAGTAGAGCACTGGGTTGACTTAGAAATCCACCATCATCCAGATAACTCTAAGCCTAGATCTCAATACATGCCGTTGCTAGCTCAGTCTGTAAAGGAAGATCCTTACGACGATCGTAATGCTTTCTATTACGCAAGAGAATTGTTTTTCTATGCCCAGTATGAGCAATCTACGGAAGAGTTTAAAAGGCACCTTTCTCTACCCAAAGCTTTGTGGCGTCCTGAGCGTGCAGCCTCTATGAGGTATATTGCTAAAATGGAAGATGATTTTCAAATTGCTTGGGATTGGTTAGTTAAGGCACACCAAGAAGATCCGGGAAGAAGAGAGCCTTTAGTAGACGCAGCTAAACTGCTATACGAAAATAAGTCTTGGACAGCTTGCCTACAAGCTGCAGAGAAAGCTATTGCTATAACTGAAAAACCTTTGGACTATCTATGTGAAGAGTTCGCCTGGAGCTCCGCACCCTGGGACTACGCAGCTATAGCTGCTTATAACCTGGGAAAGTTTGAGCTAGCCCTGACTTACGGAACCAAAGCGGTAGAATTGAACCCGAACGACCCCCGTCTTATAGCTAACCTATCTTTCTACTCAAAGGAGTAATTCCTTGGCCACAACAACATATAAAATTCTAGGACAGATTGCCCCAGCGGCCAACGTCTCCGGCGGAACTACGCTATATGCTCCTACAGGCGCATCTGCAGTTGTCTCTACCCTAGCTATTTGTAACCGAGCTTCAACAGCAGCTACCTACCGTATTGCTGTTCGCCAAGCTGGCGCTGCTCTTACAGATAAGCAGTACCTTTTCTATGACGCTACTGTTCCTGCTTTTACAACTAATACACACACCCTTGGTTTGACCCTAGCTAACACTGACGTTATTACGGCAGTGGCATCTACAGCAAACCTCACTTTTCAGGCCTTTGGATCTGAGGTAGCGTAATGGCGTCCGCAAGTAATGGCCAACCAGTTAGCGCCATAAACTTTACGGACAACCTTCCAGGTAACCGTATCTTTATTGGTGCAACGGCCCCCTCATACCCAACCAACGGCGACGTATGGCTTGACTCAGATATCTATAACAACGCGGGTCAAAACCTTATCTCTACTGTGACTTTATCTGGATCTTCTAAGGACATTTCAGTCCTATCTTTATACAAAAATATGAAGATAGTATTCCGTGGGGTTCAACCTTCCGCTACAGCTGACGTAAAGATTACGGTAAACGACGACATTGTTAACTACGCTTCGGGTACTTCGCTGTTTACCCTTCCAAATTTTAAAACTGGCGTAACTACTAATCATATGGTTCTAGACCTTTTAGATACTCAAGATACCTCAAGCTTTGAGTTTGGAAGCTTGCAAGGCGTGTATACAAATTCGTCTAATGCTGTAACCGTTATTAATAGCGTGGGTGTTTATACACAAGCTGCTGCTCTAAACAAAATCACTATTTCGTTGTCTACCGGAACATTTTCCGGAGGCACTGCCCTAGTATACGGAGTTAACTAATGGGACTTAAAAGATATAATTCAGGAAACTCTGAGTGGGAAGCTTTTGGAACCCCACAGCTAAACCCTGCAAGCTTGGGTATTACAACAACCGCTATTAACGCTGTTGATAAAACCAACGGATTTGTGACAACTGCGTCTACATCTTCAGGAGTTGTACGTAACATTTTTGTTAGTACTAACGATCCTTCTGGTGGAGTTGACGGGGACATCTGGGTTAAGTATATCTAATGCCAGGTCAAGTCAAGGTTGGTGGTTCCTGGAAGTCTGCCTCAGGTCTTTCTGTAAAGGTAGGCGGCCAATGGAAAACTGGTACTTCCGCGTTTGTTAAAGTGGGAGGTGTTTGGAAGCAATGGTTTGCTTCTGTAATCACTGATACTTTTGCACGCGACAGTACTGTTACCGGCCTAGGTACATCAGAGACCGGACAACCTTGGGCCTCTCTTAAAGGTAACTGGCGTGTAAGTGGGTCTCAAACTGCGCTCTCAGACGATGCCGGCTCAGTGTATGCCCTATCTTCAGTAAACTTTGGTAGCCCCGACTCAACAGTGCAAGCTTCAGTATCTCCTGGAATAGGAACTGCTTTTTGGGTAACGGATGCTAACAACTGGTGGGCTGCTGTTTCCTATACCACTTCAACATCGGCCTTTGTACCTATTACCTATCCTTGCCAAGAGTGCGTACAAACAAGCTGTACAGGTTGTTCTAGCTACACATGTTCCTGTAACAATGGTTCTGCTCCTACATATACCTGTCCTTGCGGAAACGGTTCACCAGGACAAGCCGCTACTCCAGGATCCGCAGACACAATGAACTGTCTCTGTCCTACCTCTACCGCACACCAAGTTCAGTGCGGATCAACATGTACCTCTTGTTCTGGTCTTTGTCCTAATGGCGGTCCAGCAGGGTGCACAGGCTGTCTTAATACTGCCCCAGAAAGAACTTGCTTTGGTAACTGTTACTACAGAGACTCAAACTGTGCTTGTAACAACGCACAACCCGGAAGCCCATATATTGCACCTGTTGCAGATACTATGAACTGCTCTTGTAACAATGGCGGCCAACCCACCTACAACTGCTGCTGTGGATATAGCTACCCTTGTCAACAATGCTATACAACGACGTGCCAAGGTACTCAAGAAGTCATAACTTACTATTACTGGCTACGACTTATATCTTCAGTTAATGGGACAATAAGCACTCCAATCTCAGACGTTTCTTTAAGCTCCAGCCCAGCTGCAATACGAGTAACCACACTCGGCAATACAATAACCGCTAGAGCGTACTCCAACACAAACTACACTACCCAGCTTGGTTCTACCATGACTCATACCCCAGGATCGCCTGTAAAAGGACCTTCTGTTGGTATACTAAAGTCACCGTCTACACAACAAGGCTCAACTGTCGACTTATTCTCGACAACGATATAGGAGAAATAGTATGGCAAAAGATCCGTTTTCACGTCCGGCACGACCTTGGGATTTGTTTAATAAGAATCTAGGTCGAGTTGGGGAAACTATTGCCGAAGACCGCTTAGCTATTTGTAAGGCGTGCCCCAAGCTACTCCCTACAGGAAACTGCTCTGAGTGCGGATGCTTTATGTCTCAAAAAGTAAAGTTACCTAATGCGGAGTGCCCACTAGGTAAATGGGGCCACGTAGAAGTTACATTTAAGGAGGAAAATTAATGAGTCTTAATAGCAAAAATAACCTACCACCAGTTAAACTAGCTTTTGTAATTGATGGTAAAATTGTAGAAACTTTTTATTCAGATCATCGTTTTGCAGCTATTCTTCTAAGCGACCCGATTGTTGTAGACGTTACTGAGATGCCAAGCCACCTAAGTTACGGATACGACTACCACTCTGAAACGGGAACATTTACCCCACCTGACAAAGGACACTAATGCGCGGCGAGTACCCTGTAGGGCGATTCAACATTAACCATGAGCGCCAATCTATTATCGGCGGTACTACCAAAGACGTCGTACGCATGGTTGGGTACCAAATTGAATGGTGGCTCTATAGATCCGACCTGACTACCGTTGACGATATCTACGACGTAGGTAACAACAGCGGCGGACGTATCTGGGACGGCCCGCACCACATTGATGTTATTAACGCAAGACTTACTCAAGGCGTAACAATGCAAAATGAGATGGGTGCCTATAACACTGACGTCTTGGATATTACTATCAACATGGACGTTATTGATGGTTCCAGCCTATCTGGTGGGGAATCCCTACCAATCCCAGAGTTGCGGTATTTGCCCTCTAACCCCGACGCCTATCTACGCGATAGGATTGTCTTTAAGAACCAAGTCTTTAGGCCCCAGCAAATTCTGCCTAAAGGAATCATTACAAACGACTATACTCTTTTTGGCATTCAATGTGTTCAAGTTAACCCAGAAGAATTGGTTAATGACCCACAATTTAGTGCCTATGCTAACTACAGCTCTTTTGGGGGCCGCAACGTCTATGCGTTTGGTGAATCCCGTGAGGGCACCCCACCAACTAACTAAGGAGAAAATATGTGCGCTACCTGTGGCTGTGGAATGCCTAAGAATAAGCATGGCCAGAAGACCCTAGCTAAGGCCAATAAGAAATTTGATAAGAAAAAGCCCTGTACCTGCGGCACATGTAAGTCGTGTAAAGCAAAGAAAAAGAAGTAACGACTTAGCCCCCGAAAGGGGGCTTTTTCGTTTATTCTTGTTTTTGACGCCGGAGCAATCCGGAACCCTGCAGCTTAACCCTTAACCTCTCTGGAGGATTTATAATGGCTATTTACCTCATAGATCGCCTCGCTCGGCTTGAAACTGAAGCTGACCGTGAGCAGTTCCTTCGTGGTGCCTTAGGTTTAGACAAATTCCATGCCGGCTCTTTAGTAGCTGGTTGGCTTGCGGGAAGTCTACTTACTAACGCGTCGCGGAGCATACGTGAGAATCGCTGAGATATTAGAAGCTGCTGGTAAGCAGGGCGTTGCATTTGAAGCTGAGCAACTCTCAGCAGAGTTACAGCAATACGCACGAGCCGCAGGCTGGCCGGAAAACATCTGTACTCAACTACGCATTCGTCAAGAAGACGGAGAGTACATTGCGTCATTCCCAACAAACATTACTGACCAAGTAAACGACCTTGAGTACGGTACCCAAGACTCGGCACCTAGCCCAGTCATTAGGACTTTTTTAACTACTCAAATTAAAACCCACCACTTTGAGCGTGGGATTTCCGATAGCTTAAAAGAGTCGGGGGTTGAGTAATGCCTATTATTATTAATGAAGACAAGGCTCTTAAAGCATCCTTGACTGGAATAACCGTCTCTGATAGCGGAAACCCAACACGCCCAGTAGGCGTGTGGTTTGGTCAACCAGACCTTGAAATTCGCCAACAGTCTTTTCCTTACATTACTATTGATTTTATTAGCTACTCTGAAGATACCAGCAGAGCTCACCGTGGTGACATTGATATGTCTTACTTCCCAGAAGGTGCGAACCCTGGGCCTGTAAATGAGGATGGATCTGGAACACTTCAGTACACAACTGAGTATCCCATCCCAGTTAATTTAGATTATCAAATTACAACTTGGGCTCGTCAGCCTAGACATGACCGTCAAATTATGGGTCAGATGCTTGCAGGAGGGCGTCTACCTTTACGATTTGGCTTACTAGTTATTCCAGAAGATTTAACCGTACGCCGGTTAGATTTTCTTGGACATACAAAAAGAGATACAACGGATTCCAATGGAAAACGTTTATTTTCTAATGTTTATAACGTTAGAATAAGCGCTGAAGTTCTTCCGTCTATCTTAGATCAGAAGTACGCAGTAACAGAGCCACCGATTATCACGTTCAACAGTCAGTCCAATACCTTCGTACCACTAAACCTTTAATATTCGGCGCCCCAAAGAAAACAACCTAACCCTAAGGAGTAAAAAGGATGACTACATACAGTCGCCCCGGAGTCTTCATCAGTGAAGTCGCCATCCCGCAGACAGTCGCGTCTGCAAATAACGGAACTGCTAGAGGTGCTTTTACAGGTACTTTTGCAAAAGGACCAACAGTTGAACCCGTTCTATTGAATAGCTGGTACGAATTTACTAAGACTTTTGGTAGTATTTCAGCAGCTTACCCAGCAACAATCGCTCTATACACTTTCTTCGCTAACGGTGGACGTCAAGTTTACGTAAAGCGCGTATTGGGTACCGGAGCTTTGCCAGCAACAGTGACTATAAAAAACCGTGCTGCTACCCCTCTCGACGCACTTACTATTGAAGCTGTTAACCAAGGAACTTGGGGAGATGATCTAAGCGTAAGCGTTACTTCAGCTTCAACATCTACCTTTAATTTAGTTATCTCAGATTCTAATGGAATCCTTGAGCAGTTTACTGACCTAAGCATGGTCACTACTAATTCACGTTATGTAGTTTCCTACGTTAACTCAGCGTCTAACTACGTACGCGTAATAGATGAAAACAGCGCTACAACAGGTTCAGATAGACAACCTGCCATAGCAACTTCAGGGCTAGGCAGCGGAGCAAACGGTGCAGCGCCAACACGCACACAGTTCCTAAACGCTTTGTCTACCTTTGACTCTATTAACAGCCCACTAATCATGAACAACGCTGATGCAGCATACACATTTGCATCTGGTGGAGACGAAGCAACAGAGCTAGTCCTAATGTTAAATCTACAAGCTGATATCGCGGGATACTGCGAAAATCGTGGAGATGCATTTGCTATCGTGGATATCCCAGTTGGATACACACAATCTGAAGCGTCTAACTACATCCTCGACCTAGTTGCAGATCCAGACTTTTCTGCTGCAGGTGACGGAGGAAACACAGCAACTTACTGGCCATGGATTGTTACGCCAGATAGCTTAAGCGCAGCTTCAGGAGCAACACGTCTTGTACCACCAGGACCGGCAGCTATGGGTCAATACCTTGCAAACGACGCTTCACGCGGAGTTTTCAAGACACCTGCAGGTTTTGGTACACGCATTGCTAACGCAGTAGCTGTAGAGCGCAACCTAACAAACCTAGAGCTTGATGCTATTAATGCTCAACGAAACCCAATTAACGCAATTCGTAACGTACCTGGTGCGGGAATTGTAATCATGGGCGGCCGTACTCTAAACAACACACCTGGCGATCGTTATATTAACGTCCGCCGCTCACTAATTTTCTTAAAGAAGGAATTGACTGATCGAAGCAATTTCGCAATCTTTGAGAATAATGATGCTCGTTTGCAGAATCAGCTTCGCACATCACTAGGTAACTTCCTCCGTTCATACTGGTCACAGGGTGGACTTCGTGGAAATACCCCAGCAGAAGCATTTTTCGTACGCTGCGATGCTTCAAACAATAGCGCTGCCGATCGTGAAAACGGTCGAATTAACATCGAAATCGGTGTCGCTCTTGAATACCCAGCAGAGTTCATTGTGATCAGCATTGGGCAGGTCACCGGAAGCGCTTCGGCGTAAGGAGATAGAAAAAAATGGCTCAAGCCTTTACAAACGTACTTAGTACATTACAAACGGATCCAATCCGTAATTTTCGGTTCCTGGTTGAATTCCTACCGTCTAATAACACAGCTGCCAATGAATGGGGTATTAACGCAAAGATGGGCTTTACCTCAGTGTCAGGCCTAACTGTTGCAACAGAGTCTATTGCTTACCGTGAAGGCGGATACAATACGACTATGCACCAGTTCCCAGGTCAAACCTCATTTAGCCCTGTGACATTTAGCCGTGGAGTTCTTCTTGGAAATTCACAGCAATATGCATGGATGCGTCGCTTGTTCTCAGTTATCCAAACAGGAGCTAAGGCAGGCGTAGGTTCAGACTTCCGTTGCGATATCGACATCTCAGTACTTAGCCACCCAAATGCTAAAGGCTTAGTTGTTCAAGACGGAGCTCAAGCTGGAACTACAGCAGAACCACACGTAGCTCTACGATTCCGTATCTACAATGCTTGGATCACAAACCTTTCATACAGCAGCCTAGATGCAGGCGGAAGCGCTTACATGGTTGAAGAAATGACTGTTGTTCACGAAGGTTGGGATGCAAACTACGCAAAGGACTACAAGGCATCAGCAACAGACTTTGGTGACACACCAACAGACTCAGCAAACATAAGTAACGCTGTCTAATCCCCTAACAGAAGGTACACAACATGGACACAAAAGTAAACGCAGCACTAAATCCCGATTTAGCTAACCAACTAGCTCAAGAAGCTATGACCGTTGAAGTTCAGGAATCGGTGGGAGCGCCTCCGGCGATCACTATCCCATCGCTTCCTGAAACTTCGGTGGAACTTCCTGCGGGCTATTACGAAGGCTTTGACGGAGTACTAGACACTATTGCAGAAGTTAGAGAGCTCAACGGAGCTGATGAAGAGGCTATTGCCAAAATCACAGATCCAGGAAAAGCTTTGCTAGCAATACTAGAACGAGCAACAGTATCTGTAGGAGGAAAGCCAGTTACTAAAGAGGTTCTAAACAACCTACTAGCTGGAGATCGAGAAATGCTTATTCTAGCAATTAGAAAAGCTACGTTTGGATCTGAAGTTACCGTAGAGGCAGTTTGCTGCGACGGTATGGAAAACATTGTTATTGACCTAAATAAAGATGTTCCTATTAAGACCTTAGATGACCGAATCTCTGATCGCATGTTTTACATGGATATTAAGCCTGGACGAATTAAGGTGTTTCTACCAACTGGAGATACACAGGCAAAGATTATTAACTCTGCTGATAAAAACTCAGCTGAGCTAGATACCTTGCTTTTAACTAACTGCGTCGTTGAGCTTAATGACATGCCAATTATGAGCCCAAACACTATTCGTAACTTTGGTATTAAAGATCGTAGAAACATTCTAGACGAGATTGCTAAGCGTAATCCTGGTCCACAGCTAAGTGAAATTAAAAAGGTTGCTTCTTGCGGCCAGGAGGTAAGCCTGCCACTAACACTGGCAGATTTGTTTCGCTCATGAAATCAGCTATCAAAATGTAATTGATGCCTATGACATGCTAGCCCAGTACTATCCGGGTTGGTCATTAGTAGACATAAGAAATTTGTCCGTAAGAGAACGACTAGTGTTTTTATCCAAAGCAATTATGAGGCCTAAGGCGGTGATGTAGTGGCAGACCCAAAGGGAAATATGGGCGCCGGTATGGAAGACTTTACCGGTCAAAAAGGCGTATCTAAACTCATCGAAACTGGCACTAAAGGTTTTGGATCTTGGTTAAAGAACTTTAAAGAAGTTTTAACCGTTGCTGAAAAAACTAGAGACGTTGTAAAACAGACGGCAGATATTCAGGCGGGCAAGGGTTCCAACGGCAGCAAACTTGGTGCTGCCAAGATGGGGCCCGGAGCCTTCTCTGAACAGATTGGTCTTAAAGGCGGAAAAGCTTTTGCCGAAGAAATAGGTTACACGGGTACTCGTGAAAGCCGTATGGGAGCAGTAGCCCAAGGCGTAATGGCTGCAGGTTCGCTTGGTATGGGCTTAATGCCAAACACAATGTCGGCTGTAGGGCAAAGACTTGTAGCTGAGCAAATAGGCATGTTCTCTGCGGGAAATAGAAACCCTAGAGACATAATTAAGCAAGCTAACTCTATGACAGGTGGAGCAGCAACAAGTGCTGGAGCACCTACACGTGCTATGGGAATTATGTTGTCCCAAGGCGGATACGGTTTAAACTCAGGCTCTACTAGAAACCTTATGGGGCAGCTGGCGGGTGCAAGCGCCATTTCAGGCATGTCTATGGAACAAGTAGCCTCTTCCACTGCCGGAGCAAGTGGAATGACTTTCTTACGTTTAGGCGTAAGGTTGCGTGACCAAAATGGAAGCATACGTCCATACAACCAACTTGTAAATGAAATTTACCCAAAGATCTGGCGTGGGGATCCAAAGAACCCAGAATTAATTTTTAACCGTCAAAGCCGAGAAGGATTTACTCTTTCACAAATTACTGGCGGAGACGAAGGCCTATTTAACATTCTTGCTACGCTTCTTGTGCAACGTGCTAAAAACAAGAAGCCACTAACTGCTGCAAATTTAAAAACAACTAAGGGCGCGTTGGCCATGGCAGGCAACCCTAATGGGCTAATGCAGTCTGGTTTAGCACAGCAAGCTTCAGAAAACAGATTGCTTGGGGCAACAGAGAGCGGTTTAGTATCAGGCTACAAGGGGGCACTGGATACCTCTACAGCAGTTAACAACGGCCTTTCAGGTATGGCTGAGCTTCTACCTGGCGTTGTAGATGGACTGGGTAAGTTAAAGGGATTTTTAGAAACGTTTCCATCTACGGGAAATGCTGGATCAACTTTGTCAGGTTTAGCTGGAAATCTTGGAACCACATTGTTAGCCGGAAGAATGTTAGGTCTAGGTGGCCCAGGTAAAGTAGCCGTATCAGGTGCAGCAAAAACATTAAGCAAGGGCGTGCCAGTTCTAGGTGCAGCAATAAGTGCCTACGGTGGATACAAAGCCGGCAAAGGAAGCAATAAGTTTAATTGGGGATCACTCCTCTCTTCTGCTGGAATAGGCGCCGCTGGTGGCGCTGCAGTAGGAGCAATGGGGCTTGGAGTTGCTGCGGTCCCAGGTGCGGTTCTAGGTGCGCTTATTGCTGGCGGTAGTAATGCGGCGGGACAATTGCTTGGGCGAAACCAAGGCGGTGGTGACGGGAACGAATCCATGAGCGCAAACCTTGGTGGAGGAGCAGATAGTCTTATGGCTCCAGGAACTCACGTGTCTTCAGGATACGGCTCAAGAAAAGATCCTAACGGTTCTGGAAGACAACACCACAACGGTATTGACTACGCCATGCCTGTGGGCAGCGCAGTTGTTGCGGCTGCCGATGGAAAAGTTGTAATGATTAGAAAACAACCCGGAAAGTCTAGAAGCTTTGGTTTGTACATGGTTCTGCAACATAAAGGTTTTTATACATACTACGCACACTTAAGTCAAACAATAGCTCGACTAGGACAAGAAGTGCGTCAGGGAGAAGTTATTGCAAAGTCTGGTGGAGAAAAAGGCGGACCAAACTCAGGCTCATCAACGGGCCCACACCTACACTTTGAGGTTCGTAAATCTCTTACTAGCCCAAACAGCTCAGTAAACCCAACAAGTTTGTTTGGAAAATTAAAAAGCAAAATAAGCAGCCTTCTTGGAAACAAAGATCCAGACGGAACTAAGCTTGCGGCGCAAGTAACCAAGAAGTACAGCAACTCTTTAGACGTGCTTGGCATGGGTGCAAACGGCTATGGAAACGCATACACCGGAACTCGTTTGGCAGACTTGCTAAAGAGTGGAAGCGCAATTGGTGTTCAAGACATGATGAACTTTGACAAGATGGGTGTAAATAAAAACCTATCTGCAGAAGAGCAGGCAGAGTTTAGCCAACACACTGCAAGTTCTGGAGACGGCGGAGGCATGGCATACGGCTCTCGTAAGGGACTAATGTCAGCTCTGTACCAGCATGGATTTAGAGGAAAAGGATTAGCAACAGCATTTGGCGTTGCCTTGGCAGAATCCGGCGGCATGTCTAGAGCGTTTAACGGTAAGGGTAGAGACGAGTCATACGGCGTATTCCAAATTAACATGACTGATAAAGACCCTAAGAGTCCTAATATGGGTACTAATCGTCGTAAGCAATATAACCTAGCTAACAATGAAGCATTGTTCAATCCCAACACAAACCTTTCAACTGCCTATGGAATCTCGGCAAAGGGTAAATGGTGGGAGCAGTGGGCTACTTACAACGATGGTACTTTTACAAAGTATTTAGATGACGCCCAAACAGCCGCACGTAAAGCTGGCGTACCTATTAATTTCTACGGCGAAGGTCGAACAAAAGAAGGTCCGGCATACCTTCACGATGATGAAATGGTATTGAATAAGCAACAGGCTGATAAAGTTCGCGGTGGACTAGCGGGCGGTACAGCTCATGATCACCAAGTTGTAGTTAATATGGTAGTAAACATAGCTCAAGCTGGACAAGCAGAAGTACACGTACTTCTACAGCGCTTTAAAGAAGCTCTTGCTCAAGATAACGTTATTAAGCAGATTGGTTCGTATTAATGCCTACATATATGCCAAGAGTATATTACGTCATTAATGCCTTTGAGCATGTAGATGGCAAGCTGTTATATCCGAGCGCAAACTCAGATTCTGCTTTAAAAGATTCTGGCTGGAAAAAATTAAAACAAGGCGAAAACGTAGTTAACGCTAAAAGCGACGTACTGTATCGCGTTACGTTTTTTCAAGAAAAAGTTGCTGGGGTACAAAATCCACTGGTAGATAGAGTACTAACTGATGGGGCGAATGATATGCGCCCAAGCATAGCTGACGGAGCTACTAGCGCCCAAAGCGGAAGATTTTTTAATTGGCACCAATCAAAAGAATTTAAAAAAGTAGCTAGTCTTGGTAAGAGCAATATCTACACGTCTTGGGATGGGTTTTTCATAAGAACCATTCATGATAGGTTTTTTGACTGGACGATTGTTCCAAAAAACATAGCTGGGGCTATAGCTAAACCAGACTTTAAAGCCCAAGTGAGGTTAATGCAAGACTTTCCAGAGTTTGATAACTATCCAACTACTGGGTCTTCAGGTCAATACGTAGAAGTAAAACAAAAAACTGGGGACGTAATCCCAAGTATTATTTACTCTAAGGTCGCTACCCCACAGAGTGTTCCAGACGAAGTTACTGCATTTGATTCTCGCCCTCAAAATGGACCTTACATTTGGGATGCCTGTAATAAACAATATGTTCGTTATTGGGAAAAAGTAGACACCGCATTTGTTGAGGCCAACCCTATGGCTACCGACATTAAATACAAAGTTTTTTTAAGATACTTTGATAAATTTGGTAAAAAAATAAAAGAAGTTCCGTATACCAATGGTAATATAAAATCTGAATACACGTTAGATCAATATAAAAAAACTAGCCTTATGCATAAAGCAAAAGCTGAAATGGCAAGGCTAGTAACGGCATCCGCTGCTTGTGGAAGCAATGCGGCACAAGTCCCTGTTGATCCAATAGTTGAACCAAAACCCATTACAGCTACTAACGTGTTGTTTAACCCACCGCCACATTCAGTAACTAGACATTTCTCACCTATAGCCGATGGAGGTTTATAGAATGCCTACTCCAGTAATTATTGCTGTATCCCCAAGTTCTGCTCGCGTAGGCGAACGCATCTACATTAGCGGCCAGTACATTGGCGTGCCTACAAAAATAGAGTTAAAAGTCCCAATACAAAATCCAAGTAACCCCGCTGTTAATTACTATTTTGAAACAATAGGTAACTATGGCCCCAATGAAACTCCCGGAACCCCAGGCTCATTAGATCAAATTGATTTTATTATTCCTCCTATTGGATCTGGTAAAGATTCGCTTATTGTAGATATTTTAATATACAGCGAAAACGCCACAGACCCTGTTGTATGGCCGAACTTTAAAGTTACTCAAAATCAAACTCAAGCTAGCTACAGCACTTACTACGATCAACCGTTTTCTAGCAAACCTAAAGTATCTGACTATACAAATTTAGGAATGTTCTATCAAGATCCAGATAGCAATACGATTGCCCCAGACGATAAAGGCAGTTTAAACAGCGCCGTATCTGGTTCGGACACTGCTTTGCAAGCAAAGCTAAGTGCTAACTTATACGGGTTTAGATTTTTATTTAACCCCACCACTTTTGGGTATGGTGCCAATGTTAATAACTCTGTTGACTGGTCTATCCCAAATACTAATAATGCGGTTGTTGTTGGTACAGGAATTGGAGGCCAAATTACCCTTGGAATTCTTTTAGACCGAGTTGCGGACATGTACACTATGAAAAACAAAAAACCTTCAGACGTAATGGGGCCCCCTCACTACCCATATGATTTAACCCCAGAGCAGTGTGAAAACATCCTTCGCCGAGGTACTGAGTACGATTTAGAGTACCTATTTAGAGTTGTAAACGGAAAACCCGCCCCAACAACTATGCTTGGGTATAACGGAAGCAGTAACTTTAAGTTAGAGAGCTCTAACCTCGGGTATATTGCCGGTACGCCGTTTATTTTTAAAGTTCACGATGCTTTAAGATTTAGAGTGATGCTTACTACGTTACAGGTAAGTCATGACATATTTACTAAAAATATGGTGCCTATTAGGACTTATGTGCAAATTGGGTTAGAACGTCTTCCCGACTTCCCGCCAGATATTTCTCAAAACCTAGACAAATACACTGATATTGCTATGGGAGTTAAGTCAACCTCTACTAATTCTGGAGTTTATCGACCATGAGACCTACACGCGGATCGAGATACTACACTGGCATCCCCCAACAGATTACACATAAAACTACTGGGGACTACACCACAGCCGTTTATAGAGTGTTTCCGGGCACAGTTAAAATTTCGTACACGGAGTACACTTGGACAGACGGGGATAACTTAGATTACTTAGCTGCTGTTTTTTTAGGTAACGCTAAGTTATGGTGGCAAATTATGGATATTAATCCTACTATCTCCGACCCTTTAGCAATTCAACCTGGAACTATAATTAGAATACCTAAGGTTTAATATGGCGCTATACAACAACCTTACAGTAAAAATTCCTATTGAAAGAAAACATGATCGAAAAGTTGTTTTTCCAAAAACACCTAATGTAGATTTAGCTTTAATTACGGCGTCTATTACCTCAGAGATGCATGCCCATGAGACATTAACTTTAAATTTTGCAGGAAAAATTAATAACTCAACTAACGCAATTATCTCCGGAGACCCAGTAGTGTTTACTTGGAACAGTGGCAAACTTGAAAGGACTTACCTTGGCTACGTAACGCAAGTTAACCCTACAACCGTAGCTGACAACATGACGCGAATAGTCTGCCTAAGCCCTACCTATGTGCTTAAAGATGCCAATCAAAAGATCTTTAAAAACGTCACAGCAGACATGGTAGTTAAGAAAATTGCTGAAAAATATGGGTTAAACGCAGTAACAGATAAACACCCTAGAATATTCCCAACTATTGTTCAAGCTGGACAAACAGACTGGCAAATTTTGCGTAGATTAGCTAAACAAACGGGGTTTACCCTAGTTGTTGTTAATACTACGATCTATTTTGTATCAAAAAACAGATTAGCTAACGCTAGTAGGTCTTCTGCACCCTACTTTTACGTAAATAAAACTAACCCAGCGTCCAGAGTAGCTACAAAACTAGGGACTCTCTATAGTTTTCAACCAATTATCTCTGACGAGTCCCCGGATATGCCAGGTGCCGTTGTAGATAGGGCAGTTTCTGGAATTAATTCCATAACTGGACTACCTATAGACGTAACTCACGGCTATTCTACAAATAACGAGCGTGGTAACGGCATAATTGTTCCAAATGCGAGGTTTTTTGAATGAAACCGGTTAATCCACACAGCAACGTCACTTCATCAGCTAATCAAAAGCCTAAATTTAAAAAATATTTAACTTTTGAGACCGTTAATACCCTTACTGATGCAAAACACCTAGCAAATGACATTGCAGAAACCTATAGATATGCTTATAGAGCAAAGGCATTGTTATCTGGTCACGCTGACGTTAAAGTTGGCCATGTTATTTACTTAGATAACTTAGATCATGGCATGTCCGGATACTGGACAGTGCTTTCTGTTACGCACCTTTTTGGAAGCGGTAATGCGTCCTACCAGTTAGATGTAGTTTTAGGCTGCGACGTACTGGGGGACGTAGATCCAGAAGCAAAAAATAGATCTGAAGTTAGAGATTTTGATGCTGAGTTCTCAGGGAAATCTTTGTTTCCCTCTAACAGCGTATTGTCTGATTACTCTAACTTTGTAACAACAGGCGTCCCAGAAGGACCTAAATTGCCTACCCCGACGTCTAAAAACGTACCTTCCGCGTACGCCCCGGCCACAAGTACGGAATATACTACTGACCTGTACAAAGACGATGTTCCCGATACCTCAACTATTAATCGTATGACGACTTGGAGGGCAATACGTGGCGGCTGACGACGTAACTATGCAAGATTACATGTTAGATCCTCTGGGACGTGTGCGTTTTTTTGGTGTTTATGAGGGGACAGTTATTTCTATTACTGACCCTTTAAAGAAAAATAGAATTCAATTAAGCGTTACCGTAACTGGGTCTCAGGTGACCGGGTGGGCTAGAGCTTGTCTTCCACCAACAACTATTGCGGATCACCCAGACCATCAAGAGCATTTAGCGGTCGACATTGCCGCTTTGCTTACTACTACATCAACAACCGCTACTGGAACCGCTACCTCTGGAGGATCTCCTGCCCATACTCATCCAGTGTCGGTAACTGTGCCGGCACTCACCGTGGTAGCTAAGAGCGGAGCTGGTACCCTTAAGCACCCCCATAAAACAACAGTCAATGTGGTTAACAAGTGGAATGACGCTATAGACGCGCCGACTACTCAAGAGCACACTCCTCACCGGGTATTGCCAAAAGTTGGCGCCAAAGTTTGGGTTATGTTTATTGCGGGAATCCCAGAAGAACCAGTTTGGATTGGAGTGCAATGAAAGCCTTTACCTACCCATTTACACTCGACCCATTTGGTGTTGCGGATACTTCAGAAATTCAAGGAAAGATATACAAGGATCGAATAGTGACTCTTTTGTCTACAGCAGTTGGAACACGCCCTATGCGACCAACCTATGGAACAAACCTAGCTAAAGCCATGTTTGAAAACCAAGACGATTCTGCTTCTGCTATTAGATCAACTATTAAAGCTGCAATTAGCCTTTGGATACCAGAAGTACAAATTGATTCTATTGATATACGTGGTGTTCAAGAAGACGGTCGAATGCTAGTAGATTTAATTGTAATTCTACCGGATTACACCCTGGCTTCCTTAGCAGTATCTAGCGTAACTTTAACTCCAACTGGAAACGTAACGAGGTAATAATGAGCAATCAACTTCCCTTTCAAATTGACTACACGTCTAGAGATTACGATAGTCTTATTGCTGACCTTAAAAGTCTTGTAAACCTTCGCACAGAAAACGCATGGACTGGTGAAGACCCTAACGACCTTGGCACAGTAATTTTAGAGTCATTTGCGTATATGGGGGACATCCTTTCTTATTACATCGATCGTGTAGCAAATGAACTTTCAGTAGAAACAGCTGCTCGTAGACAGACTCTTGTGAATTTAGGGCTTCTTTTTGGTTACCGAGTTTCTGGGCCGACCCCAGCAACTATTGATGTTACTTTTCAAAATATAAGCACGCAGACTATTGCTATCCCTGTAGGTACTCAAGTACTAGCAACTTTGCAGTATGGAATTTACACTGAAATTTATTTTGAAACAATTCAATCTGCTACAAGCCTTGTTCCAGGAGATAGTATAACTTTAACCTGTCTAGAAGGAAAAACAGTAAATACTGATAAGCCTAACCTTATTAGCCCAACTACAAATAAACCTTTGCCGGTTAACCTTGGAAGTTCCACGGGACGCGCTAATCAAACTTTGTCTTTGTTTGATTCTGGTGTGGTAGACAACAGCGTAACTGTATACGTAGGTCAAAATGCCTCTTTTACACCTTGGAAATTTGTTGACACTCTTTTAGAGTGGGGACCTACAAGTTACGTATTTACAACTTCTATCGATGAATATGGAGTTACCTCTGTTGTTTTTGGAGACGGAATTAACGGAGCAATCCCCCCTGTAGGCCAAGCAGTTAGTGCGCTATACAAAACTAGCTTAGGAATTGCTGGAAATATTGCAGCAAATACCGTAGAAGAAGTTACGTTCTTGCCAGGAAATACACTAAAAGCGGCGGTTTCATACCTTACTGTTAATAACGCAGCAAAGTCATATGGCGGAGCTGATGGCGATGATCTGAATCAAATTCGTAATAAAGTAAAAGCTGCTATTGCTACCCGCAAACGTGCGGTTACTTTAGCTGACTACGAAAACCTTAGCCTACTGGTACCTCAAGTAGGGCGAGTCAAAGCCACTTCAGCTGTGTATACGTCTGTGTCCTTGTACCTACAAAGTCAGAACGACGGGTCAGTAACTCCAGGACTTGCATTGGGCTCTCCAACTTCTTTGTGGACAGGTACGTCTAACAACGTTAAAGCTTATTTAAGTGACAAAATTCCAGTGGGAACAACCCTTACTGTTCTTCCACCAACATACGTAAATCTTACTCTTGAACTTACTATTACTGTTAAATCTTCTTACAAAGCCACAGATGTAGCTAAAGACATTAGGTCTGCGTTTATTAATTCTGACGGGCTCTTTTCATATGAAAAACAAGCTTTTGGTCAAGACGTATCCTACGCATCCATTATTGCAACGGTTTATAACTTGCCCGCAGTAAAAAATGGCGGCACGATAGTTGTTTCTAAATTTAATCGTTTAGGAAACAGCTCTGTAGAACCGGCGGCAATCGTACTTACAGACGCAGAAATTGCAGTTCTTCCAACAGAAAACTTAATAATTACGGTTAATGCCACAGCCTAATCGGGGCTTGTCATGACAGAAAACAAAAAGTATTAGAAAATAGCAAGATACTCTAACTAGATAGGTAGGAACATGGCAGCACAATTTCCCGGTCAAGTAAGAACGTGGACCCCAAAAGTAGACTTAGTAAATACCGTCTATGCTGACCACATTAACCTTCTTCAAGATGAGGTGCGTGCGGTTGAGGCAACACTTACGTCTGACATTTTAACCTCAGATTACACAGGTGCTTTTGCATCTACAACGTCTTGGGCTAATCTAAGCCTTAGATTACGTAACATTGAGTCTGGTCTTGTAAACGGAGTTACAGGATCTGTTTACTTTAAAAAAACCGGAGACGCGGTTACCCCTCCTTCTGGAACAGTCGGTATTGCTTTAAAAACTACAGCGGGCACAGCAAACCTTGTAGAAACTAGAAGCGCAGCTAACGTACTTAACTTTAACGTTGATAAAGACGGTTTACCTAAAGTAGGCGCTGCCGTAATTGTTTATGTTGGAAGTGCTGAATATACAGCTTTAGTCTCAGCAACTACTGCTGCACAGTCACAGGCTGATGCAGCACCGTTTAATCAATTTCTATTAGCTGGACTGTAAGTCCAAGAATAGCGGCGCACATATATGGGTAAGTACGGTTATTTTAGATATGGTCCTGGGACTAAATACGGCGAAATTGATTCAAACCGCCTGTACTACTCCTCAGGTATATCTGCCTGGGCATATGACTACAATTCCGTATCCTTAACCTGGTCTTCTATTGTTGCAGATCCAGATGACGCAGAAAATTTGCCAACGCACTGGAGACTTACAAGAAACTACGGTGGTGAGGCTGACTCACCTTTTACGGGAGATGTACTTGACTCAGGAGTAATTGAGTCTTACAGACTTTCCTACTTAGATAACGGATTAGATCTTTTAGGTAATATTGAAGCTACATACACCCTGTGGGTATTTAATGGCGTTAGATGGATTAACACAGGTTCAATTGCTGTTCAAGTAGTCGATGAAACAAATACGTCAGACATAGTAAAAAGCCGTATGCCTGCAGCATGGCTAAACGCAGTTTTTGGCGTAGGAGACGCGGTAGGTGAAACTGAAGATTTTGCTTTGTCTAAGGTCATGGACGCGTACATTTTTGAATACGATCGTTTAAAAAATCAAGCTTATTTATTAGAAGAGTCTAGTAACGGAGATCTAATTCCGTCTAAATTGTTAAAAGACAAGGTGCTTGAACTAGGGTTTACTTATGAGCCTTCTTTAGGAGACGTTTACCACAGATCTCTGTACAAAGCTGGCCACACAATTAACGCAAATAAAGGAACAACTAGGGGTTTAGTAGCGTACACAACCGCACTAACTCATTGGCCTTGTCATATTGAGCTTGGTAACAATTTAATGCTTGACTATAACGACTCCTCATTTGAAGAGTCTACAGGTCGCTGGTCTATTACCGGAGGTACTTTAACTAGGCAGCCGTATCAAACAGCTACCTCTGTATTAGGTGTGCCTGTAACTATTGCCGTACCTAAACTATATGATACTAACTATCCGCCAAGGTCTATTGCTTGTGGGTTAGTAACAACTTCTTCAACGTCAACAGTACTAACCTTAGGGGTTTCAACTCCCATTACCTATGGAATACCCGTTTCTCCCGGGACACGGTATTTCTTTAGAGGATTAGTTAGACAGATATCTACCACTCCAGCTGCTGTAACAGTGGCTATTTCTTGGTTTACTTCGGCAGGAACTTTAATTTCTATAACTACTCCCGACACACCACTAACTACGTCTACCGACTGGCAAGAAGTTCGTTCAGGATCAACTTTTGCTCAAAACGGTTTTGAAGCTCCAGCTACAGCAACGTATGCGGGCATAACAATAACTTTAGCCTCTTTAACAAATAAACAATTTTTATTTGATTTATTAGAGTTAAAGGTGGCAGAAGTTGCTGATATGGGCGTGTTGGGAACAGTCCCTGCATATGAATACGAAGACGCCAGATTAGTGGAAATTTTAGTTCAATCTGACGTTGAAAACGTAATTCCAAACCCAGAATTTGAAAATGGAACCGCTTTTTGGGAAGCCTATAACGGTGACCTTTACGTTGATGAATCTCCACCAACAGGATCTAACATTATGGGTACCCGGTGCGGAAAACTTACTTCTTCAACAGAAGGCACTACCGCAATAGTTTCTGATTGGCTTACGCTTACTCCAGGAACCACATACAGTTTCTCAGCATACGTTAGTGGGGCTGTAGGTAAGAAAGCAAAAGCTAGAATTGAATTTTCTTCTCCAAGAACCCTAGACGATCAAGTTAAAATCCTTAAAGATGAATCTTCAGGTAACTCTTACTATGATCCAGCCGTTTACTACGTAGATTCAGATGAATTTACTGTTAGCGCAGCAGCCGAAAGAATTTTTGTAAGCGGCGTTTCACCCGAGTACAGCTTTGATTACGGCGACCCAATGGCTAAAGTGTCTATTTACTTTACTAATGCGGAGGTAGGAAACGAGTTCTACGTAGACGCAGTACTTTTGTCACCAACTTCTGAGCAACAAGATTATTTTTCTGGTTCAGGAGGCCTTTTTCCAGAAGACCCAAATGTTAATACTTTCTATGACATTACAGACTGCCGTTGGGAGCGTAGAGAACAACTTAACTTTGTTTCTAACCCTACTCTTGAAACAACAGATAAATGGACAGCAGAAGCCGGTACAACGCTAACCTCATCTACCGATTATGCTCTTTTTGGAACAAAATCTGGAAAAGTGTCTAAAGCTGGTGGTGGAAGCATATCTACTCAAGTATTTCTACCTAGGGGAACCGCTATTGGCGGCGAAGACATAGTTATCTCTGCTTACGTAAAAAATAAAGCGGGAACTTACACTATTTCTACAACCGGTCAAACTGCGTACTCATACACTGTAGCTGAAAGCGCAAAAGATATTTGGACTCGTTTATATGTCCATAGAGTTACTGAAATTGATGAAACTAACTTTACCCTTACTATTTCTTTAAACACCGGCTCTGGTGCCGCAGCGGTGTTTTACGTAGATGGCGTTCAAGCTGAGTATGGTCGAATTCCAACTCCATTTGTAAACCCAGGGGCTGTTGGGGTATCTACTTCGCCAAATGCTGCGATAGCTACTGAGTCTGTGCACTATGGTTACGGAGAATTAGAGCACAGTAGCATTAGTTATTGGTCTAATCGTTACGCAGCAAAATTGGCTCGACTTCAGGGAACTATCCAAAAATACCTTCCTCATGGGTCTAGCCACTCAATTGGTACGCCGCCATCTGTAGTTGGGTTTACAGATTTGCAAACAACTCTACTGCCTTCAGCGTCCTTTGAATCTGATTTAAAAGGTTGGAATCAGCAGGCATCTACATTAAAAAGAATTGTTTCAAGAGGTTCAATTTTTGATGAGTTATTAACTCACGGAGCAGCGTACGCAAAGGTATCTTCAACTGGCAGTAATAATTTTGGAGCTGTTTCAGATTTAATTAAAATTAGCGCTGGAACTGGATACTTCTTATCTGCAGCAATTAGGCCAGAGACTGAAGACTCCTACGGAACTTACACTTTAAAGCTTAATTGGTACGACTCAGATCAAGATTATCTGTATTCCAAAGAATACGCCGCAAATATTCAAACTAAAGACTATTGGACCCACCTTCAAGTTGTTGCGCCTGGATCTAAAACTATTTCTATAATTTCTGGGTCAGTAACCAGCGGAGTTGGCACGGTAACTACCGCTGCCCCTCACGGGTTTTCTGCAGGTGAAGTTGTTACCTTTGGAACAATAACCGGTACAGCCGGTGAATTTCCAACCCTACTTAGTGGCCTTACCGTCACTATTACCGGCATAACTAGCACTACTTTTAATTTTGATGTTGATTCTGATGACTCAGCGGAGATAGACATTACTCTTTCTGCAATCTTTGTTAGCACTGGAATGCACTATGCCACAGTCGAGGTAGTGGCTGATCCAGACTTCCCTGGAGCGGGCCGAACCTTCCACCTTGACAAGGTTATATTTAGAGAGTAGGTTCTGAGGCTATGACAACTCTTCTTGTGGTAGCTATGGCAGCTGCGTTTGTGGTAACTGCCGTTGAAGAACTAATAATGCCCTTAGATAAACTTAAGGGTCTTATTGCCCTAAGTATGTGCACAGTAGGCTGCCTAGTTATGCGTCCTTTAGGCTGGGATCAGATTTTTTACGTGTTTGCGGCTACGTTCCTATCTTTAACGACCACGGTCATTGTTGATACCCTATTTACTGGCAAAACCCGACGAGAATCTCTCGGTTTGCCAAAACCAATTCCACCTCGCTAAAGTAAGCCTCCCTTAGAAGGAGGAACTATGAGGTCACCAATCTCAGATCCAAGTTTGTCGTTAGCCGCAAAAGGGCTATACGCATTTTTCTTGGAAATCGGTAGGGTTGCATCTGTAGATGAGATGTCTGCTGCACACCCTGAAAGTAAGTATGCAATGACAAAAGCAATGAAAGAGTTAAAAGACAGCCACTACATTAAGGCTGTCCGATTTCAACAAAACGCCGGGCAATGGAATACGTTGCTCAAATTTTCTGACCCAAAACTAAACTTATATGTAACTGAAGCCGACACTCCAAATACGAGTGTTCTGTCTACTGTTAGTACTATAGATATAGACAATAGTACTAGTACAGCTAATAGCTCTAATATAGATACAGTTACTAACGTAACTGTATCTATAGGGGCTGCGCCCCTTAAGAAGAAAGGTACTGTAATGACTTGGCCGACTTTTGATGAAGAGCAACCTGAACGCAAAAAGTACAGCTTCCGAGTTCAGGAAGAGTCCGACGCTACCCCAGGCGCTGTAGGTAAAGTTGAGGATAAGAAAGCACTCCGAAACCAGAAATACAAAAAGAATAAGTTCATGGCTGTTCCTGAATCGATGCGTCGTAATGAACGGCCTGAAGATCAGTGGACTACCGCCGATCTTGTTGCTGAGTTCTATGATTTAAACCGCGACGCAGACCACGGCGCCCCAAGCCAAGTTAATGGCAAGCATTTAACAACTTGGATTAACAAGATGGTTGGAGAAGGCGTAACTCGGCTAGCTTTACTAAAAGCAATCCGGATGTTCTTTGCTGATCCCCGACTCACCCGAGATGCGGGAATTGGAAGCCCTCTGTATAGTCGCTTTATTGCCTACTATCAATCCGTCCATGGAATCGTTTCTCGAGTTGCAGAAACTGTTTATGAAGACGAGGATATGAAGGCACACCAAGAAAAAATGCTTAAGTTATTGGAGGGCTGATGTATAACATTGCGGAACTTCCCGGAAGCATTCGGGCACAGATTAATGCCGCGGGTCTCCCAATGAAAACCATTGGGTGGCAATTTGATGACCTAGAACAAAGCGAGTCTTTGGACAAAGTCCGGGATTGGGTGGAATTAGTCCGCTCAGGCAAAGTAATCCAAGCTGCTGGAGAACGCACCTGCGGCCTAGGATTGATGCTGGTAGGGGAACCTGGTCACGGTAAGACTACTCTCGCGTCTGTGGCCCTACAGGAGCTTTTAATGACCATGCCTAGGACTGTCTGGGGGGTTCCCGATTCAGCTCCTAAACGACCAGGGCTATTTATGGACTATCCCAAGCTTCTACGACTTCAGAAGGCTCAGTGGTCTGAGTTTGACGATTCAACAGAAACTATGATCAATGGGATTTACGGAGAGGCTTCTAGGGAAAACATCGTTCGAACATTTGTTCTAGACGACCTAGGCAAGGAGTACAGAACTGCCAATGGTTGGGCTGAGAATACGTTTGACGCTCTTTTACGGGCTCGCTTTAATGCCGGCCTTCCCACTATTGTTACGACTAACGTTCCACTAAAAAACTGGGGCACAGTGTACGGAGAGCCTATGGGTAGTTTTGCCCGTGAAGCTTTCATTCCACTTGCCATAATAGCTACGCAAGGAGACCGACGACGATGAGGACATCAATGACAAACGATTGGCAAACCACTCAGATTTTTCTTTCTGACAATGGTGTTTTTGAGGTAGAAGTAAGCGCCTCTAGTTTTCGGCTTCGTTGTAAATGCAATGGTTACTCAACTCGTTTAAGTTGCAAACATACACGATTTGTAAAACAACGCATGAATGCTAATAACGGCATTTACCCAACAGAGATTTCTACTAAGGCCTCAAAAGTAGACACCCTTATTGCAAGTAAAGATCCAAAAGCTTTTAGAGAGCTTTTAATTCATTACGGCAAAATCGAGGTTATTTAAATGCGAGGGGGGGATATCTCAAACGAGGTTCCTCTCCGAGTAGCTGTGACAGTTGATTGCGTCCTTTCCCGTAGACCAACAATCAAAAAAGTATTAGGTGTCACGGTGACTGGTCAAGAGGTTACTTATAACCGTCAAGCACTTTCTTTGTTTTGGCGATTTGCAGATAAGCAGGGTTACACCCTAGAGTTGGTCGGGTTCGACTATTCACAAAAAGACATGGACAGTGTCTTGGAAGATCTTGACAACTTAGGCACTAATCCGTTTAACTACGCACATTCTTATAACGTACCGGCAGATCTAGTTGCAGAACTTCCTTATAGACCAGAATTAAAGTATGTTGTAGACATTCCAGCAAGAGCTGGTCGTTATGGATCTTGGTATTTAGACATGGAGGCGATTGCAAATGGCAGCAGATAATGAGGTTCGTCTCTTATCTAGAGCAATACGTACTCGTGATATCACACCGCTACTTGAAGCTGGTGTAGAAGATAACTGGTTTTTTGTAGATGAAAATAAGCAAGTGTGGCGATTCCTACGTCAACATTGGACTAAGTACGCAGAAGTTCCAACAGCAGTAACAGTTAAAGATAATTTTCCCGCCTATCGTTTATTAGCTGTAGAAGATTCTGCTGAATACTTACTAGACCAGTTAATTGAGTATCGTAAACGTCAAAGCATTATTGAAGTAGTACAAACTTCCGCAGAAGCAATTGCTAGCGGGGATCACAACGCTGCCTTAGCTGTTATGAATCAGGGCATTGCCCGAATTGCAGACGATGGGCCATCAGAGTCTACGGATATCGATTTAACAGAAAATGCAACACAACGTTTTGAGGAATATTTAAATATAAAGACTAGACCTAACGGTTTAATTGGTTTTGCTACAGGGTTTAAAACTATTGATCAGGCTACTGCCGGTTTACAGCCGGGACAGTTAGTGACAATTATTGCGCCACCTAAAACAGGTAAATCTGTTCTTGCAATGCAAATGGCAGTGAATGTACACCGAGACGGGTTTGTTCCGATGTTCCAATCTTTTGAAATGACAAACATGGAGCAACAGCATCGTCACGATTCCATGCGAGCTCAGATTGCACACTCTCGCCTTATTCGAGGAAACCTTAACAAGGACGAAGAAGCTAGGTACATGAAGACGTTGGAAGAAATGGAGCAGATGCACAAGTTTTACTTAACTGATTCTGTTTCTGCTATGACCGTAACTGGACTTGCGGCAAAGATTGAAAAGATTCGTCCAGACATTGTGTTTATTGACGGCGTCTATCTTATGACCGACGACGTTAGTGGGGAACAAAACACTCCACAAGCATTAACCAGTATCACCCGTAATTTGAAGCATTTAGCTATGGCTAAGCAACTTCCTATTGTGGTTTCTACCCAGGTCTTGCTATGGAAGATGAAGAAACGCCAAGTGTCCGCGGATGCTATTGGTTACTCATCATCTTTTTATCAAGATTCAGATGTAATCCTTGGATTGCAAAGGCAAGATGAAGAAGACGACAGTTCTCGTGAACTTCGTATAGTTGCTAGCCGTAACTGCGGTCCAGCAACAAGTGATCTACTTTGGGACTGGGAAGAAGGGAAATTTGAAGAGTATGGATCTCCTCAATTTAAGTCCGTTTAACGGAAGCCAGTTATGCGCCGAGGTTGATCCGGAGTTGTTCTTTCCCGAAGAGTATGAAAACAGACTGGCAGTGCTTACTGCAAAGTCTGTTTGTAATGAATGCCCTCTAACCAGTGCATGTTTAACATACGCATTAGCTAACCCAGAACTTGACGGTATCTGGGGAGCTACAACTCCCAGAGAGCGACGTAATATGCGTCGCCGAAAGAAGGCATCAAGATGAAAGAAATTAAAGATTTAAAGCCAAGTTATGAAAACGCTATGGACCTTAGAGGAGAACCTACACACGTATGCGTTTGTGGATCTACCTTGTGGGATATAAAAGCTATGTTCCAAGATTACGAAATTTCTATGTACTTTTTAGACATGGAATGTTCTGAATGTGGCTCTATGGCTACGGCACCTACGTTAGTAGATATGCCAGAAGATTACGTAATGATGGATGACCGACCTAAGGAGGAATATGATGGGGAAGAAGAGTAACGAAGACGACCTACGTTCATATGGGTACATGACCCCAGGTGAATTTGTAGACGCTTTGGTTCCAGGACTTAAGGAATACTTACGACATAATTGGGGAGTTAAACCTGATGAGTTGTATCACCCAGAAGATTTGTTTTCTAACGCAGAGATCTATCTTCAAGTTGCTAGGCACGTAGCCGGTGATTTTATAGTCGCACCAAAAAGGAAGTAAATGTATAGAGAAGGGGATGTGCAGAAGGCTCTTCTGCGCTTGGGTATTCCGACCGATCAACGCAATAGTGAGTTGATCGGTATTTGCCCTATGCACTTAGAACGTACTGGGCGAGAAGACCATAACCCTTCATGGTCTATCAACCTAGAGACCGGTGTCCACCACTGCTTCTCCTGTGGATACAAAGGTACGCTCCTGACGCTTGTTGCGGAGGTTCAGGATTTTCAGACTAGCTGGGGACGTTTGGATTACGAAGCTGCTAAAACGTGGCTACGTAGTAATGTGGAGATTGATTTTGAGCTTCTATCAAAAGAACTTGAAGCATTAAAAGATTCTTACGTCTCGCCTCCTCGCCCCATTGAGATGGGCGAGGCACGGTTAGCTGTTTATTCTGAACCTCCCCAATGGGCGTTAGAGGCACGAGGCTTAACAGCGGAAGCTTGTGCTACTTATAGAGTTATGTGGGACGCTCGCGCAGAAACTTGGATTACCCCTATCCGTAACCCAGATACTGGGAAATTACTGGGGTGGCAAGAAAAAGGACAAACAAACAGAACATTTCGCAACCGCCCCACGGGTATAGCTAAATCTACAGCTCTATTTGGTTTAGAGGCTTGGGAACAAGGAACTATGCTTGTAGTTGAATCACCATTAGACGTAGTAAAAGTTTCTTCTGTTGGTTTTGGCCAACACACAGTGGCTACTTTTGGCGCTGTAGTGAGCGACGCTCAAGTAGAGCTTTTTCGTAAAGCTGATCGTTTAATTATGGCCTTTGATAACCCTAATATCGATGCCGCTGGCAAAAAAGCCTCACTAGCGATCTTGGCAAAAGTTAGGACGCTGGGCATGGAATGTTCGTTTTTTAACTACGGAGATTCCGGAGTTAAAGATGTTGGCGATATGACCGCAGACCGTATAAGATACGGTATAGAAAATGCTAAACACTGCGTATTCGGAGAGTCCGCAATCTACGGTTAGGGGCAAACATGTTAGCTTATTGGTCCTGGATTCTTGTAGCTATTGGCGTATCTGGAATTTTTCTTGTAGGTCGTAAAACAATTTGGGGTTGGCTAATCCTTTGCGTTAACGAGTGCCTTTGGATTGTTTACGCAGTAACAACAGAGCAGCATGGGTTTATTGTAGGTGCCATTATTTATGGCATGGTTTACGTAAAGTCATTCTTGCATTGGAAACGAGACGAACTCGTATGACTTTTACAGGCACATTACTTCCGTACCAACCGGAAGCCGTCGACGCCATGGTCGAACGCGGAAAGATGTTGGTTGCTTATGATTTAGGGCTTGGAAAGACTGTATTGACTATTGCGGCTATCGAATCGCTGATGGACAGCGGTTCTATCCGGGAGCCTGGTATCATTATCTGTCTTTCCAGCCTTAAGTATCAGTGGGCGGAACAAATTAGAAAGTTTACCGATGGAACTTCAACACCTCTGGTTATCGATGGAACGCCGAAGCAACGAGCAGCGCAATACGCCGAAGCTTTTGACTGGGGGCATTCACTCGTGGATTACGTCATTATTAACTACGAGCAAGTTGTTAACGACTGGGAGTATGTACGACAGCTCGCTACGGGATTCGTTGTCTGCGACGAAGCAACCGCCATCAAAAGTTTTAGATCCAAACGATCTAAGTACGTAAAGAAACTTAGCAGCCCTTACAAGTTTGCTTTAACAGGCACCCCAGTAGAGAACGGCAAGCCTGAAGAACTATTTTCAATTATGCAGTTTGTAGATCCTAAAGTTCTTGGACGGTTTGATTTATTTGACTCAACCTTTATTGTGCGCAATCGCTTTGGCGGTGTAGAGCGCTATCGCAATCTACCCGTACTAAATAAGACTCTTAGTAAAGCATGCGTTCGCAAGCGTCAAACAGATGCAGACGTCGCACCCTTCCTTCCCGAAACCATTTTTGCGGAGCCCATTTTGGTAGAATTTGATTCAGCAGGCGCTAAGTTGTATAAATCTATTGCTAATGAGATTTTGACTGATCTTGATGAGGCGGTAGATTCTTATGGCGCAGCTTTTGATATATTCTCGCACTACGGCCAGGCAGACCAATGGGATGGGGCCGACGCGCTACGTGGCCGGATTATGTCAAAGCTAACTGCTCTACGTATGCTTTGCGACAATCCTGAGCTACTACAGTTCTCAATCTCTACATCGGGGTACGTTGAGGAACTATCTACTGCAGGACGCCTTGATAAGGTGAACAAAGCACCAAAGCTTTCCGCACTTAAGGAGTATGTCAACAACTTCTTAGAGTCGGATGATAGAAACAAAGTTGTTATCTTTACTAGTTATGTTCACATGGTTGATATGATTAGAGAAGCGCTAGATTATGAAAGCCGTCCGTATACAGGAGTAATGAATGCTAAAGAAAAAGAAGAATCAAAAGTTGCTTTCCAAACCGAAGAGAGCATTCGCATCCTTGTCAGCTCTGACGCTGGGGGTTATGGTGTTGATTTACCTCAAGCTAACCTTCTTATTAATTATGATCTCCCGTGGAACGCAGGACTCGCACTTCAACGTAATGGACGAATCCGAAGAGCCTCAAGCACCTGGCCATCTATAGTCATTCAAGACTTCCTTATGGAGGGGTCAATTGAAGAACGTCAACACTCTATGCTGGTCCAAAAAATGGCTGTAGCTAACGCTGTAATCGACGGTGAGGGCATTAATGCGCAGGGTGGAGTAGAACTAAATGTAGGCACACTTAGGGCTTTCCTACAGAACATTACGGTTTAAAATAGTTGAATGCCTAACGCACCTAAGACTCCGACACGTACGATCCGTGTCTCCGCAGACCTTTGGGCTGCCGTTAAAGAAAAGGCCGCCATTGAGGGCCGTACCGTAACAGATGTCATCATTGAGGCGCTAAAGGCGTATATCTCGGAATAAAACCTGAGGTAGTATTGTTATACCCAAGCTTGCCCAACACCGGGGAGCTTATTTACTAGTTATCGTCTAAGGAGATAATTATGGCTATGCCTGGAGGAAATAAGGGATACCCAGATCACGACTGGACCCGTAAAGAGCAGTTCCCAGCAACACCACCAAAACCAATTACAATCCAAACTTTATTCCCAAATTTTGACCGTTGGGCTATTGGATTTGACCCTTTGCTTGAAACACTAAAAGCAATTTCATCAGACTCAAAGTTAACTTCATACCCCCCGTACAACATTTTTAAGACTAAGGACAACTATGTCTTGGAGATCGCTGCAGCTGGGTTTGCTAAAGAAGACATCAAAATCTCTGTTAAAGAACTAACATTGACCGTAGAAGGCTCCGCCCTACCGTCTGTGGATAACTATGTTCATAAAGGCATTGCATCTAGAGACTTCAAGCAAGACTTTTGCTTAGCTGAGTACGTTGTAGTTGACGGCGCTGAGATGAAGGACGGTATGCTTAGGATCCTTCTACGTCAGGAACTTCCTGAAGAGAAGAAGCCGAAAGTAATTAAAATCTCGTAATTGGGATTTGGCCCTTAGCTCAGCGGCAGAGCGGGAAGCTGTTAACTTCTAGGTCCCTGGTTCGATCCCAGGAGGGCCAGCAATTTGCATCATGTCAGTGGTGTGGTATATGGTTTGATTCAAAGGAGGGCAAAATATGCCAAAAATTATTCCACCAGAACGCGTACCCGAAACAGGTCTTGTTGCAAAGGTGCGTAAGTTTATAACTCTTAAGCGTCAAATTGATGACTTAACAAAAGAACAAGGTGCAATTAAAACAGAGCTTTCTGATTTAGTTGATACTACCGGTGAACCAGATGACAAAGGTCATCTATGGTTGCCACTACCCCAAGAGGTAGATGGTTATCGTTCTTTGCAGCGCCAAAAACGCATTTCACAACGCCTCGATTCAGATGCAGCAGAAAAACTTCTTAAAGAAAAAGGGTTAGACTCTCGTTGCTATACACAACTTCCAGTACTGCAGGAAGATGAAGTAATGGCGTGTCTATACGAAGGCCTTCTCACAGAAGAAGAAGTTGACCTTATGTATCCAAAGAGCATTACATGGGCGTTCGTACCAAGTAAGAGCTAACATGAACGACGACGCATTTGACAAGCTATTCGGCGACCTGGAAGAGTACTACCCAGGTTCAAAGCGCAAACGTCGCGCACCGGATCCAAATGCAAAGAAAAAAGAAATTTCTACACCCGGTATGTGGGATAAAGATCCCCAGGTAAAAACCTTACCTAACGGAAAGGTGCTAGAATTGTTTAGTGCGGGAGCTATGGCTCTTGCTCTAAATAGACCGTTAGTTACTTTGAGGCTTTGGGAACGAAAAGGTTATATACCACGTGCACCCTATCGCTTAAAGTCAATGATGGTAAATGGTGTAAAGAAGCCCGGATGGCGGATGTACAGCAGAACTATCGTCGAAGAAACTATAAAGTCGTTTCAATCTAGAGGGCTCTTAGACGCTCCTCGGATTGATTGGAATCGAAATCCAGATCTCTCATTTGAATTAATGGAGAAATGGACTAAGATTCATGATGAAGAAACAAACTAACTACTACCTATGGCTAATGGCTAAGAAAGGAACACTCGTATGAGCGTTCAACAAACTAATCCGTTCAAGGTTGCAAAAGCAGCACCAAACCTTGATTCATACGTCGATACAACTCCTACAGTAGAAGCAGAAGAGCTTCTTGTAGAAGAATTCGAAATCGAAAACGAGAACGAATCCGCTGAGCGTTCCTCATCGATTCAATCTGGTTGGGCAGCAGCAAAGAAAGCTGTAGCAAAGTCAAGCAAAACATTTGCAACTGACTTTCGCTTTGATGAGGATGTTCAGCTTATTAAGTTCATTTCATCTGATCCGCTTTCCTTTATGCAACACTGGGTTAATCGCCCAGGCAAGAAATCATTTATCAGTACTGGCGAGGGCGATCCGCTTATCGCAGTTGGAAGCAAGCCTGATCAAAAGTTTGCATTCACAGTGCTTAATCTTTCAGACGAAGATCCACAACTTCAGCTAATGGTTGTTGGCGTCCGTCTATGTGGACAGCTAGAGAAGTTGGCTTCTGATAAGAAGACTGGCCCACTCAACCGTCAAGATCTATACTGGGCTGTCAGCAAGTCTGGCACCGGTACAAAAACTTCATACTCAATCATGCCCGTAAAAGAGCGTGATTTGCTAGAGGATTGGGAAATTGATCCTGTCGCAGTAACAGCAGCAACTAAGGACATGAAGCCACTTGGACCTGAGGCACTTCACACCTCTACTAATGCGGAACTTGCCGAAATTGCACGCGAAATTGCAGCAGCTAATTAGTTCCCATTAATGTTGGAGGGCCAGGTTTTTTACCTCCTTTCTCTTCCTGGCCCTCCGACCCTTAGCATTTGGAGCACGCATGAATATTGTTACCACCAAAAAACAACTTGATGAACTTGTTGCCGCATACGATGCGGTAGATTCTTTTGCATATGACGTAGAAACCGTTGGAGATCATCGCGGAGACCCACGTCAAAATATTGTTGTATGGATTTCTATGGCTACTCATGGTCGAGTCGATGTGATTCCTATGGGCCACCCAAACGGTGAGTACACTCACACTGATTATCCTCTTCTACCTTCTGCACATCTTCGTGCTGAAAAAGGTTTAGAACTTCGTTCATCTGATTACAGCAAGGACGAACGCAAGGCAACCCGCGTATTTACTGAGGCTCCAGACCAGCTAACTCCTGGTGAGGTTTTTAAAGCTTTGAAGCCTCTTCTAATGAGTGACAAGGTTAAGGTAGGGCATAACCTTAAGTTTGATCTACAAAGCGTTGCTAAGTACATTGGCGGGCTCCCTGCACAGCCTTACGCTTGCACGCTTAACGCATCTTTTATTATTGATAGCCAAAATAGAAACAACCTTGGTCTTGATGACTGCCTTAAGCGTGAGTTTGGGTACGAGATGGTTAAGGGTGTTGGTAAGGAAGTGGAGAAGTACAGCTTTACTGAGGTAGCTACTTATGCCGCACTTGACGCAGAGTGGACCTGGAAGCTTTGGCTTAAACTATCTGCTCAATTGGATACTGACGGTTTACGAGGAATCTTTAATCTCGAGATGGACGTCCTAGAAGTTATTTGCAGCATGGAACTCCGTGGGGCAGACATCGACGTTGTAGAACTTACTAAGCTCAAAACTGATCTTGAGATTCAACTGGAGACTACAAAAGCTGACATTTATCGGGTAGCTGGTAAACCTTTTAACATTAACAGTGTCCCTGAAAAACAAAAGCTTTTGTTCTCTAAGAAGAGTGAAGGTGGTCGTGGGCTTCGTCCTAAGGTCCTTACTCCTGCAGGTCAAAAACGTGTTGACAGTGGCGTAGAACCTACTGTGTCTGACTTCTCTGTAGCAGAGCCTGCATTGGCTATGTTTAGGGGTAAGGATGCTTTGGTTGATGCACTGTCTAATTACTCTGACCTTAATAAGCTCTTGACAACGTACGTGGTTCCATATCTAGGTGGGGATATAACACGTACGTTGTCAGGCAAATCTAAAACTGTTGCAAAGAAAAGCCTTTTGTTTAAGGGCCGTATCCATACGGACTTTGTACAGTATGGTGCGGAGACCGGCCGATTCTCGAGTCGTAATCCAAATTTGCAGAATGTGCCGGCTCCGCATACTGCTAATGGTAAAGCAATTCGTAACCTTTTTGTTGCTCCAGAAGGATATTCTTTAGTAGTAGCAGACTATTCTCAGATTGAACCTCGTGTAATTGCATCGTTTAGCCAAGACAGAATTATGTGCGGTGCATACATGAATGGTGAAGACATTTACACAACTATTGGTAATACTATGGGCGTAGATCGTAAAGCTGGAAAAGTTCTTGTACTTTCCCTAGCGTACGGTGTAGGACCTGATAAGATTGCGGACTCAATTGGCTGTACTCTTGCCGAAGCTCGTAATCTTTTAGACGAGTTTATTCGTAAATTTCCCGCTGTAGCTCGATATAAGCGACAGGTTGTTAGTGACTGCCGACGCCAAAGCCCTACACCTTTTGCTAGCACTCTACTCAAGCGTCGCCGGTACCTACCAGATCTTAGATCTAACGAGGTTTGGAAACGCTCTAGGGCTGAACGGCAAGCATTTAATACCGTTATTCAGGGGTCGGCAGCAGACCTTATCAAAGTTGCTATGATTAGGGCACACAAGATGATCCCTGACGAGGCTTCTCTTATCCTTACAATTCACGACGAACTTGTAACTGTAACTCCCACAGAGTTGGCAGAAGAGACTGCGGCACAGATTAAACTTGCTATGGAAGGTATCAATGCTCTCAGCATTCCGCTGCTTGCAGATATAACGATTGTTAAGCGTTGGGGAGAGGCAAAGTAATGTTTTACAACTGGAAACGAAAGCGTAAATTAAAACATATTACGCAGGTATCTTTGCCTGTTCTAATTAGACAAGTTATTTACGATTCAATGCTAACTCCTCCCGAGGGTATTGCTACTGCAATGGGCCTCCCACCAATCTCAGACGAAGTGTCTGAAATGGAAGAGCGTGCTAGCGAAGAGCGTTTGTCTAAGTTTTCTGCTTTGGTTCCTTTTATAGACTCTCACGCAGACATCGCAGCCCGTATAGCTACCGCTGCGTATGTTTTAGAAGACTCAGACGAAAATATTGATCAAGAAGAGCTAGATAGCATGACCAGATTATTTAGGCTTGTATCCCTTGCTTCTTCTCTATCTTGCGTATCAACATTAATTAGTTTAGGCTTAGTAGAATCAAAGGTGGTATCACATGAGCAATAATTGGTGGGCTAATAAATTAGGACAGCCTGCGTCAACTAGCAGTACTCCTCCCGTACGACAAGCGCCTAGTGAGGTTTATATACCTAGACCCGGAGATCCGAATACTCGCGTTTCATATAACCCGGATACCGATCAACTTGTATCTAAAGCAGTAAGTGCTAGAGATGCAGAACGTTGTCCAAACTGTATGTCAGGCAACTACATGGCTCAAGCAGGACAACGTAAACGTTGTTATGATTGCGGTTACCCAATTGTCCAAGCTGGTAGCGGGGCAGGAATGCCTAGTGGTGCTGGTGGCGGAGCAACAATTGCAGCAAAACAAGTCAACCAAGGTGGCGGATTTAATCCAAACGTAATTGTAGATAGGATCGGATAATGACATTAAACCCAGAAGCATTAAAGATTGCGGCAAGTATTAATAAAAAACTCGGTGCAAATACAGTTGTTCTTGCAGGGGCAGCTCAACTTCCTACACGTATTCCTACTGGATCCTTGACTCTTGATGTAGTTTTAGGTGGAGGCTGGCCTATGAATCGCTGGGTAGAGCTTGTAGGTGAAGCTTCACACGGTAAAACAGCTATTGCTTTGCGAACTATTGCGGCAAATCAAGTAAGAGATCCAAATTTTGCTGCGGTATGGATTGCTGCAGAGGACTTTGATGCCAAGTATGCAGAGCTTTGTGGAGTAGACACCAGTCGTGTGTTACTTGTAGAAACTAACAGCATGGAGCATGCTTTTGATGCTGTAATCCAATTTATGGAAAGTAAAGCTATTGACATGGTAGTAGTTGACTCTTTACCTGCACTTGTTCCTGGCGCTGAAGACGATAAAACTATGGAAGAATTTACAGTAGGGCGCGGAGCACAGTTAACTAATAAATTTTTTAGAAAGGTTGCTGCTGCTACTAAGCGCGATCTTATTGATGCAGAGCGACCAGTACTTGGAATTATGATCAATCAGTATCGTATGAAGATTGGCGTAATGCACGGAGATCCCCGTACAACCCCAGGAGGCTTAGGTAAAGACTATGCCTACAGCATTCGCGCTGAAGTAAAGCGTGATGACTGGCTTGAGGTCGGAGTTGGTCAAGATAAGCGCCGTGTAGGTCAGACTATCCGTGTACGTACTATTAAGAACAAGACTTTCCCACCTCAGCAAACAGCTTACTTGGACTTCTACTTTGCTCCTGGTGGGGCTGTAGATGCCGGTAACTACGATACTGGTAAAGAAATTGTTGCTTTATCCATTCTTAACGGCATTGTTGAACGCCGTGGCGGATGGCTGTATTATGGTGACCGTAAGTGGCAAGGAGCTCAGGCTCTTATTGACTCCCTCCGGGAAGAGATTGATCTGCGTGAACAGATCAGCGCCGCGGTCATGGACACTCTCAAGTCTCACCCAGCAATTTTGCTGAATACAGACGATGAAGAGTGAAGGACAAAAGCAATCGCTAAGTCATGAAAAGCGATTGGCAAAGAAGATTAACGGCTCGCGCACAGCTGCTTCTGGAGCCTTTTGGTCTCGTAAAGGTGATGTAAGAAACGACGAGCTTTTGATTGAACATAAGTGGACAGGTAAAAAATCTGTCACTATTAAATCAGAAGTCTTGAAGAAAATTACAACTGAAGCAATTCTTGATAGCCGTAAACCGGTATTAGGCTTGCACCTTGATGGTGAGAATTACGTAGTTCTATTAGAGGAGGACTTTTTCGAACTTCGAAATCTAATAAAAGGTGAGTGAATGAATCCAGACGATCCAGCATGGACGTGGAGATATGAAGCAAAGTGTCGTGGGGTAGATACAGAGATATTTTTTCCACCGCGAGACAGGGCTTTGTATAAGCCAATAGCTGATCAAGCTAAGGCAATTTGCTGGGGCAAGGACGGTAGTCCTCCGTGCCCGGTTCGCAAAGAGTGTCTAAAAGAGGCTATAGTTAATGATGAACTGCATGGGATATTCGGCGGCATGTCGCACCGAGAGAGAAATGCGGCTCAACGTAAATACAAAAAGCAAGGCCTAACGTTAGATGAATGGATAAACAAAGATGGCAAGTACAGAGAAACCTCGCATACTTCAGAGTAAAGAGCTTAAGACTTTTCTTAACGCTAACAAGCGAGATACACGTTTGATGGGTTCAGTTGAGCGCCATCTTTTAGCAAAACCTTTTGACAATCGACGCATGGATATTATTCATCCGTCTGACATTATTAAACCGGAGTGGTGTGCCTTGGCGCAGTATCACGCTATCCGTGGCAACTATATAGAGACTAGAGAAAAGCCTTCTCTACGTCTTGCTTCAATCTTTGCGGAAGGTCACACTATCCACGCTAAGTGGCAAACTTGGTTACAAGAGATGGGTGTACTTTACGGTTATTGGCAAAAAGGTAACAAGAGGGTTGGACCAAAGTTGTCGTCTAAAGTTTCTAGTACTCATACGTACGCAGAGTTTCCTTTAGTTAGCGCAAAGCATAAAATTGGTGGACACACCGATGGTTGGGTTAAAGGCCTGGGCGCAGACTTTTTAATTGAAATTAAGTCTATTGGTGCTGGAACTCTTCGCTTTGAAGCTCCAGCTTTACTTGCTCAAGCCGAGGGAGATCTAGATAAAGCTTGGCGTAACATTCGTGCGCCGTTTCGTACGCACCAGATGCAAGGGCAGGTTTACTTACACCTTTGTCATTTAATGGTTGAAGAGGGCCTACTAGAGTCAGCTCCAAAGGAGATTGTCTTTATCTATGAGCTTAAATCTAATCAAGATTACAAAGAGTTCACTGTCAAGTACAACCCAGAGTTCACAGCTGAGATCTTTGAGAAAGCTATGGATGTATCTTGGGCAGTTGACAACAATCGCCCACCCGTGTGTAGTATTGATCCTGTAAAGGGCTGTACTCGTTGCGAGCCTTATCGGGAGGTAGAAGATGCCAAAGTATGATTTTGTATGTATGCCGTGCGACTCTACTGTAGAAATGCACATGACTATCGATTCAGTCGAACGTCCAGCTTGTGATAGATGTGGCAACTTCATGACTAAAGTTTTTACACCACCGGCAGTTCATTTTAAAGGCGGAGGGTGGGGCGGACAGTGAGCAAGAAGAAAAAGAAAAGACGAGCCGGTAAATCGGTTATGAAAATTGGCGGTCGGCTACATCCGATTAAAATTAGGAAATATAATTTTCCTGTAACTGTTACAAAGGTGGGGGCAGATGAGCATCAGTCGTAAAGTATTAGACTCTTTGGGAGAGTTAGGAATTAGCTTGTCAGCTAAACCTGGGTACGGCATTCCAGATCTTCCTCGTGACATTACTGAACTAGATGATGAAGGTCTTATGGACTTATTCGTACAATTTACTCAGTGGAACGATCACCTTTCAGGTGCGCACGCTCTTGCTGTTATTAACGAACGTGAAGCTCAACGCAACGTAGATGTTGCAGAAGCTAGGGCAATGATGGCTAACTGGACCGGTGCTAAAGGCGGAGATAAAGTAACCGTTATCAAAGCACAGATTACAGCTAGTCCCGAAGTAGATGAGTTGTATGATGATTTAAACACTAAGTATGCGTTTAGAAAACTATTGGAAACTCGCGCTAATAATGTAGAACGTGATTCGCAGGTAGTAAGCCGTGAATTAACCCGTCGTACATCAGACGGTGGCGGGATGCGATCTAGACAAAGGAAGTTTACAACATGATCATTGGTCTTACAGGTTACGCACAGTCTGGCAAAGATACGGTTGCTAACATTCTTGTAGAAAAATATGGCTATAAACGAGTCGCTTTTGCAGACAAGATTAGAGAATTTTTGTACGAAATTAATCCTATGGTTGGGTGCAGCCCCTCAGGCTACTTACGTGATTTAGTAGACCTTAAAGGTTGGGACGAAGCTAAGCAAGAGCCTCAGGTACGCAGGTTGCTACAAGATTTAGGCGTTGGGGCTAGAAAGTTATTTGGCGATACATTTTGGATTATGGAAGCTCTAGGAGATGTATCTCCACAAGACAAAGTAGTAGTTTCTGATGTTAGGTTTGAAAATGAAGCCGAATGGATTCAAACATTTCGTGGTCAGATCTGGCGAATTAAAAGACCGGGTGTATCTGCGGTTAACGAACACGAGTCCGAGTCACAAATGGACGGGCATAAAGTAGATCAAATTTTTGTAAACGGCGGGTCTATGGAAGATCTCAAAGTATTAATACAAACTAGGATGTCTGGTTATGCCAAGTCAGAGTAGAAAACATAGGGGATACAAGTCTCAAAAAATTGTAGCCAACTACCTTGCTGAAAATGGCTGGCCATATGCTGAATCTACTGGGGCTGGTCGTTCTGGTACTGACGTTACCGGAACTATAGGCATTGACTGGGAAGTAAAAGCACGTACAGGGTTCAACCCCAGCGCTGCTATAAAACAGCTTAAAGACCGCCATAATGGCAAAGACTTGCCAGTGGCCGTACTACGACTCAACGGCCAAGGAGAGGCTAGTATCGGGGAGTGGCCAGTAATTCTGCGCCTAGAAGACTTTGTCCAGTTATTAAAAGAAGCTGGATACGCTGACGGAACCACATAAATCACGTACCTTGTTCTTAGGCGGGCGAATCTAATTCGAACCTAAAGGACTACAAACTCGTGATTGATAAAGAAAATGAAGAACAGTTCCTGCGTGTAAGCGCCGGATCTAATGCACAATCCGTTGGATCAGCTATAGCGCATGCTCTATATGAACGCCCTCAAATTAAATTGAGAGCCGTAGGAGCTTCCGCTGTAAACCAGGCTGTAAAGGCAATCGCTATTGCTAGAGGTTATGTAGCCCCAAGAGGCTTAGACCTAACTTGCCGCCCAGGTTTTACTACAGTTGACTCCCGCGATGGACAAATTTCTGCAATAGTCTTTACTATTAATGTAAATTAATATAGTCTTATCCCAAGAGATCTCTAATCATAGATAGGTACCCATATGGCACGCTCAACAATTCCTAGTCCTGACGAGGCACTAGCAGGCGCAGCACAGCAAGGCCGCTCAGTTATGGGCCGTGAAGGCGTAGCCTTTACAGCACCAGGAGCATCAGGAAATACAAACACAACATTGGTTCCCAAAAAGGGAGCACAAGCTGGAGACCCAACAGCTGGAGGAAAAGGCACTCGTGCCAACGTTCCTTACACCGGCGAGCGCACAGGCGCTTCATACGGAGTCTCAGGCATGCGATACACAAAGATAACAGATCCAGCAGCTGGTGAAACTCAGGCAAATGGAATCATTATCAAAACCGCAACGAACCGCGACCGCTTGAACTTCGATTCTGGAAGTGGCGCTTCGTACTAATTTCGTGTACAGTTTTAGGCCTTGGGAGTAATCCCGAGGCCTATTCTGTTTTACGGAGGTATACGTGTTAGAGAGCTTATATACAGAAGCTAAAGAACAAGCTAAAGTCAGTAGTTATTGTTTAGTTGGGCAGTGGGCTATGTCCTTAACAGGAAATGATAAAGCAGCGTTTGACGCATCAATTGATGATGTAGACTTCTCTACAAGAAGTTTATTTAAGCTATATAAAAAAGCTGGGGCCACCTTCGGGTTAACGTCTTTGCTCACACACCGAAACGGAGAATGCGGATGTCCTTAGCGGATGACTACGATGCAATAATTCAAACAAGTAATCAAGGTTCCGATAAAGCAAATAAAAATATTCCAGAAGCATGGCGTCCACGTTCTGAAATTGGAACAGACGGTGGCTTTGTTGTTTCAACACCGCGCCCAGATGGCAATACACCTGGTGCTGAAGAAATCTTGCGTGAAGCAAATTTAGATCCTGCAGAGTGGGCAGTAGTATCACATCGTCGCTCACGTTGGCAGAAGTATGACGGGGACTGGTTAGAATCATTTAGAATCAACGTTGTTCCAGTAAATAGTTCTATAGAAAAAGATTACGATCTTACAGAATTGCTTCAAACTATTACTAAATGGAAACCTGGCAAGGTTGCAGAAAACAAAGGCGAACTTACTGCGGTGTATAGCATTGGTGATACCCAATACGGAAAAGACGATACTCCTGCAATCATAGATAGAGTGCTACGTTCTTTAGACGAAGCTGTAGAGCATCATAAGTATTTAACAAAGAAGTACAACATTGGACAGATTGCATTGCCACAACTTGGTGATTGCATTGAAGGTATGACAAGTCAAAAGGGCAAGGTTATGGGTCGCCACGACATTGGCGTATCAGAACAAGTACGAGTGGGGCGTCGCATGCTTCTTGCTCAAATTAAAGCCTTTGCACCATTAGCTGAGAAGATTATTGTTCCAGTGGTTCCAGGTAACCACGACGAAGTTCAACGTTTCTTGGTTGGACGGCCAGAAGACTCTTGGCAAATTGATGTAGTTGCATCAGTAGAAGACATTTGTAAAGAAAACGATTTCTTGCGAGATCGCGTTGAGTTCCGGTATCCGGCTTCAGACGACAGCACTCTTACTATTAACTTAAGTGGAGTTATGTACGGTATGGCTCATGGACACCAAGCACGTGACATGGTTAAGTGGTGGGCTGGACAAGCTATGGGCCGTTGTTCTGTAGCACAGGCCGACATACTTAATGTTGGTCACTATCACCATTATCGTTCACAAAACGTAGGGCCAAGGTTGTTTATTCAAAACCCAGCAATGGACAACGGTTCCGCATGGTTCCGTGATAAGTCTGGCCTTGAAAGCGCACCAGGAATTATTTCTTTAGTGCTTGGCGAAGGTATGGATCCACGCCGTGAGTTGGTAGTACTTGGAGGTGTTAACGATCGTGGATAAAAAGATTATTTTTAAAGCGCGAGATAAGTACGGATTTGACACGCAACCTCGTCCTTACCCAGCAGCACAAAACCTACCTGACTGGTGGAAAGACGCTGCTCCGTATATGAAGTCACCTAAAAACCCAGATGGAAAAAAGCTAATTGTTAGCCAAAGAGTTTCTAACGCTGGGTTTAAGAAGTGCTACCCAATGCTCGATGCAATGTTGTCAGGTTACATTATTCCTCTATGGGCAGATGTTCAAGTATCTTGGGATGAAAAAGGTAACCCCCTAATTAACTCTAGAACCCATGCCCAAGTATTCTCAATGCACGGGCACTCGGCTAGGGATGTGCATCCTCCGGTTGGTTACACTAATTTTGTATACAAGTATATTAATACTTGGATTCCTATTACTCCGCCAGGGTATTCTGTACTGGTTACACCGCCCTTTGGTCATAGAAACTTACCTTTTCAAGCTATTCCAGCAATTGTAGATAGCGATAAGTCCAGTTTAGAGATTGTTCCTCCCATGTGGCTTAAAGAAGGTTTTGAAGGCATTATAGAAAAAGGAACGCCTTTAGTTCAGATTACTCCGTTTAAGAGAACTTCTTGGAAAGCTGAGTTTGAGTACTACGATGGTCATGACTATCAGACTCTTCAGGAACGAAACTTTAACGCAAATATAGTTAACCATTATGTTAGAAACGCGTGGTCTAAAAAAGACTACAAGTAATAAAAAAACCCCCGGCTAATAACCGGGGGTTTTTTATTAATCTTTATCTGCCCACCAACAACCTATTACGGTTGCTAGTACTAACGTAACAAGGAATATTCCTTGAAAGGTTATATGGGTTAGGTAGTACATTACTTACCGCAGGTTGGGCACTTGTTAGAAGAAGTTTTCTTTGCTGGTGCTTTCCCAAATTTAGGGCGACCAAAGCCAACAATTGAAATCATTACGCCAGCTTTGTTCTTTTTAAAAGCACGAAGTTGTTTGCAAACTTCTCCGCCATTTCTTTGGCTTCCAGACTTCTTTGAAGATGTATTTCCTTCAATACACCAAACGGTTCCATCTTCATTGTCTTTTACAACAATACCTACGTGAGAAATTCTATCAACACCATCTGAGGGGAAATCAAAATAAACGATATCTCCTGGTTCTGGGTCTGCGATGTCTCCATCAATCCAAGCGCCAGCTTTTTTAAAAGCCTGCGCTCCGCCTGGTGTGTAAACAGTGTTAGGAATTTTTACGCCAGCTTCGTTCCCGCACCAGTTAATGAAACTTCCGCACCATGGTTGGAAGTTAGCCTTTGTATAAGCACCGTACTTTGTCTCGTTGTCCTTAGGACCCTCGATAGTACCTAGCTCTGCTGTAGCAACTTCAATAAGGCGTGCCGCTGTTCCTTGATCTGCCATTAGTCTTTATCCCAATCTGTATCAACTGGCTGTGGTTCTGGCATAGCACCGTCTGGCTTTGCTGCTAAACGAGCAGCTGTGGCATCGATCTCTGCTTCAAGTTTCTTATCCGCCTGTGTGTTCTTTGCGTCCATCTCTTTGTTGGACAACTGTGCTGCCATAATGTCTTTAGCACCAGATTGACCAATAAGAATACCCGCAAGAGTTCCTGTAATAAAAGTAGCAATGCTGCCTAACACGTTAAAGAACATCTTGTCATTCTCTGACTGCGCTCCGATAGGCTGGGTTACGAATAAAAGACCGTAAAGAATACCTAGAGATGTGCACAGTAGAATAGTTCCTAGTGTTATGCCTAGAATGAACTTTAATCTAGCGTCTAGGTCTTGTGGTGTTAGTTTTTCTCTACTCATTTGGTGTTCCTTCTGGTTGCGGGGTCTTAACTAAGTCTACCGGACAAGTCTGTGTTGCAGTGCAAATAGGTGGTTTACACTCTTCTACTTCCCAGTTTTTTGGGTCTTGACATGGATATCTGAAGAAACCGTCATAACCACAACTGGTTAATGACAGTGTCAACAGTAGTGTGGCTAGTCCGCAGGTAATTTTTTTCATTCATCATCCTTTGGGTTACGTAGTGGATAAGTAACCGCCCATGCAAATAACGTTCCAATAATTGCGTACCCCACAATGGTCTTTGCAGATCCATCAAGGACTACCCAAGCAATGAACATGCCTAGCAGAGTCCATAGTTGATCAATCATGTCTCTTATTACTCTCATGGCTTACGTCTCCTGACTCCCTTTGATTCTCCAGAAGCGCCTCCGCCTCCAGAACTTCCTCCTCCACCAGAACCACCAGTGGATGAACTACCTGCAGCACCAGCGGCAGCTCCTACAGCGTTCATAGCAGCACCTGCGGCTACAACCGTTGCAACAACCATGTCAGTTGCTTCTTCGCGTTCTTCAGTGGACATATCAGCACCGATACTTCCTAGTGCTTGTAGTGCCTGCCCAGGGTCGCTAAATATTGCGCCAATTAATTCGGAAGGGCTCTCTAGTAAAACTAGGGCCGCAGCTACGTCTGCTGTAATTATAACTTCATTACCGTTTTCATCCTGCCTAACCTCGACCGGAGTATCTTCTGGTAGGTCCTTATACTCAATGCCTGCGTCTTGAATTTGCTCTGATGTAAGGGTTTCTCCAGGGGCTACTGATTCAATAAGTGCTTCTGCTACCAATTCTTTTTCAGCGGTAGTTAACTTGCCGTCTTCTGATAAAGCTTCAGATAGGGCGCTTACTTCCTCCGCAGTAACTTCTCCGTCTGCATTTAGAGCATCCATAACAGCCTCGGCATCGGCAACAGTAAGCGTGCCGTCAGATATAACATCCTCTACGGCAGCCGTAACCTCTTCAGTTTCTGTGATAGGCTCTGGTTCTGGCTCTGGAGCAGGTTCCGGAGCAGTTTCTTCAATAGGAGGTTCTAATGGTTCTGTGGACGGATTTTCTGGCTCTGGCTCTGGTGTCACTGGTTCTGGTGTTGTTTCCTCGGGTGTGGAAGGTTCAACAGGCGCCTCGGGCTCTACGGGTGGCGTTTCGGGCTCTACCGGTTCTGGTAGGGGCTCTATGGGTGGTAATGGCTCTTCTGTGGCAGGTTCAGTAGGTGGCTCTACAGGAGTTGGTTCGGGCTCTACAGGCTCAACAGGAGGCTGTTCTGGCTCAGGCACAGGTTCAGGCTCGACTTCTGGGGTTGGTGGCAGAGGTTCTACAGGATTTGGAGAAATAGGCGATGGATCAGGAGTCACAGGATTTTCAGAAGGTGTGGGATCTGGAGTTGGAGCGGGCGCGACAGGCTGTGGATCAGTGGTTGGCTCAGGGTTCTGAGGAACTACTGGTGGAACAACTTCTGGAGCAGGAGGATTTGGAACGGGATCAACTACAGGAGTCGGTTCGCTCGGCTGTTGAGGTTGCGGTTCAAGCACTGGAGGTGCTGGGGGCACATAAGTTTGAACAGCTGCCACAGCCTGAACCACAAGTTGAGTTGCTGAATCCGCCAATTGATCAGCAACAGCAATAGTTGCTGTTGCGCTATCTGTAAGAGTAATTAATGTAGCAACTTCAGTTGCTTTAACCTCTGTTTTATCTACTACTACTACTTGAGCAGCGGCAATAGTTTCCGTGCTTACCTCAGTCATTGGCTTTACAGGTTGCCCTGCAGCCTCACGAACACCAATACGAGGACCATTATGAAGAGCGGTAGTATTTCCTGCAACGGTTCCTACACCAGTCCATTCCCCTGTTGTTGGATTGACTGTCATCTTCCAATTTACATTTGTAATAGGACTATTTGGTTGTGCAAATTTGTGCAAATTCCAATCGACTTCTAAAGTAGTTTCGGTAGTTTTTACAACAGTTGAAGAGCCATTTGCGTTATCGTTCATAAAGTCGCTACCAAAGACTGAGATGTGTGCTCCAGCAGGAAAATCCCACCAGTTATAGTCGCCATTACCAAAGGTAATAGTTGCTTTTGAAGTTACGTAAATTTGGCTAGCTGTTCCTTGGCCCTCATAAATTGTGTTGCCCATCTTAATATCAAACGGGGTTTGAATTTTAGTCGCACCGTCGTACATAACTGGCAAAGTAGTTGTGGTAACTGTTGGAGTTTCAGGGGTAACAGGAGCAACGTATCCGGTTGTTGTGTACACCTTAGTATTCTCTGTTGCGGTTGTTAGCACCTCTAAAGCAGTCTGGGCGTTAGTTAAATTTGTAGTGGCTGTAGCTACAACAGCTGTCTGAGAGTCCACAGCCTGCACAGCTATTACAGCTACGGCTGTAGCGCTCTCGGCAACAGCAAGGGCTGTAGTGGCAGCTGTGATTTCAGGGGCTGCTGAGGAAACTGCTGCTGCAGTTGCCGTCTCAACAGCTGCTGTCAATGTTACAGTTGCGCTTTCAATTTTTTCTTGAACGGAGGCTATTGATGGAGTTTCTGGAGTCGTGGCAGGGGTTGTTGTGGTCGTTGTACCTTCTGTTGACTGGGTGGATTGTTGGGTGGATTCAGACGAGGGAGCCGTTGATTCGGAAGGTGAAGGCTCTGGAGTCGGGGTTGGAGTTGGACTCGGTTCAGAAGATGGAGCGGATTCTGATGTTGGAAGAGGAGTTGCGCTGGTCGAAGGCGAAGGTTCAGGCGCAGGAGTCGGACTTGGATCGGATGCAGAAGAAGTTGGTGTGGAGCTCGGGGATGGACTTGCCTCAGCAGAATATGTCGTACTGGAGGTTTGAGGGTCCGAAGTTGCAGAAGAGGGTTGTGGACTTGGAGATGGAGTTGGAGTCGCTTCGTTCGAAGACGGTGTGGAAGCAGGACTAACTGCAACCGTATCTACAGTCGGATCTGTTGCTTCTGCTGAATTTTGTCCCAATATAAGCAGGAATAGTGCGAGGATTAGTGCTGCGAATATGCGCAGTGCGATTATTTATCTCTCCTTAAGAACTATGCTCATACTTTAACATGACACGGTGTATTTTGTGTATCATAGTTACCCTTACAACTTGATTTTTGGAGACTTAATGACACCTCAAGACTGGGCAGCGTTTGCGCTCTCAATAACTTCTTTAATCGGCGCATTTGCAATAATGATTCGGTGGATGGTTAAACATTACTTATCCGAACTTAAACCTAATTCTGGCAGCAGTTTAAAAGACGCCGTTAATAGGTTGGAATCAAGAATTGACGACCTATACTTTATGCTCGCAGATCGAAACAACAAGGAGTAATTATGAAACTAGATCCAAAATTAACAGCAGCACTTTCATCTTATGGCCGCGCATTTTTAGCAGCGGCGCTCGCAGTATGGAGCACAGGAAATCATGACCTTAAGGGTCTAGCCGCAGCAGGAGCTGCAGCAGTTCTTCCTGTAGTACTTCGTGCTTTGAATCCAAAGGACCCAGCATTTGGCCTAGTAAAGCTTGCTTTGCCAGAAGTTGAGAAGCAATTGGCGTCTATTTTGGCAGATTCAAACAAGAAAGCTGCAACTAAGAAAGCCACAGCCAAGAAGACGAAGTAAACTTTAGGCATGCCTCAATCACATCAAAACTGGCAATACCTAGGAGCTAGCGGTTACATTGGTGCCTACACCACTACAGGTGGTGGCGGTACTCCAATCGTACCTCGCAGCTCTATGGATTTCTTGCGTCTTGGTGTAGGTCGAACCCCTTCCGCAGAGTATCCAGACGGTTACTTGGGAACAATTCGTTCTCGACGTGATGATAAGGGCAACGGTTCAGACACCGTCCTAGATTCTTTGAAGTCTAGACAGACTCAACGAGGCTACCAACGAGGTGTGCACAAAGGTGAGCGTATTGATCCAGGTCAATATATGTGGCCCGATAACTTAAAGCCAGATCGCAGACTTAATCTACGAGTAAAAGAAGTAGATTTAGATGGTGGACTAACTATGAACGTAGTTCGTGATGCCCCTAAGTTTGACTTAGCCCCAGCTCCACACTTAGTTAATGATGGTAAAGCAAACGTTTCAGCAAACGTACCGGCTGAGTTTAACCCTAGAGTGGCCCATCAGTTTACCCACTTAAAGCCACGGTGGAACTAATGTCAGAGTTATACGATCAAAATCAAGATCCTAAAGAGGATAAGCCTTTTACATTTAGAGATGCCCACCATCTTGCAGGTCGCATGACCATCATGTCTCGCAGCGGTGTGGGGCCTCCTAGAAAAAATATGGGGCACGGAGCAGAGTGCCACGAATGTAGCCAAGGTATTTTTGAAGATACTGAAAAAGAATTAAGTAGAGACAGTCATTTTAAAAAGGCTATGAGCAAACATAACGATAATTTAGGGGAGGGTAACTAATGGCTACAGAAAGACCTGCCGTCCCTATGCCTACTTTTACTAACGTAGACTCTACTCCAAGTCGGTCATCTAACTTTGAAAGCTCGACAGCTCCAAAAGGAGAAATAGTTAACTCTGCTGCAGTAGCTCCACGAGCTGCCAAAGCAACTGACGAAACTCCAATTACTCGCGCAAACTTGTCTATGAAACCAGAGCCTCGTGCTTCTGAGAAGTCACCAACACCTGTAGATGAAGATGGCATTCCCTTTTTAACCAACGAAGGTCCAGAAGGAACATCTTTAAAGCATGCATTGGGTATCACCGGAAACACCGATGCGCGTAGATCAAGCTATAGCCCAATCCCGCAGTATATAACTATAACTAAGCCCTCTTCTGGACCCGCTACTAAACCAGGTCGAGCAAAGAAATTAGACACTACGACTGTTGATAATAAATATGGCGGTACAAGAGAAGATGTAGGCAACAGCCGTACTTACTATAAGCTTAGCGATATTGTAAATCACCTTGCTTCACGTAAGCATATGTCAGATAAAGATGCCGCCCTTCACCAAGAGTATTCAGCCCGTTTAGAAGGTCATCAAAAGAAAATTGAAGCTCTTAAAGCCGCGGGAGAAACTGTACCTACGCTTAAAGATAACCGTACATTTATTAATAGCACATATCATTTGCCTAAAGGCCGAGCACATTCTTCGTTTATCACAACCGGTGGTGGCCGTAAAAAGGTTCAATTTACAACTCAAAATATTGCTGATGCAATTAAAAAAGCTGGTGGTGTTCACCTAGCTACACGCTACCCTTACACAGAGGAGTAACCTATGCCAGGATCACAAGATAGTGTTTATGACCACAGTAAGCCTCGTGACATTGTCGATAACGGCCCTAAGATCCGTTACGACTACATGGGACCTTTTGCTAGTACAACCGAAGCTTTATTAACTAGAGCTGTTCGTTCTGTAACTTTGCCTAAAGAGATGGTTCAAGACATTGTTCGTCCACCCCTACCTCAAATTCAACTGTTCCCGCCACGGTTTGGGTACAGAACCCGTCAACTAGGAATCATGGACGTAATGAATGTAGACGAACAGTTTGAGCCTACTCGCGTAGATTTTTCTGGATCACCTACATCTATGCAAGGTACTTCACGAAATATGACTGAAGGAATCTGGTAATGGAAGAGGAATACACTACTGAAACTATCTATGACGGTAGTGTTCTTTGTCCCAAATGCGGAATGTTTATGAATCCTTTGGAAGCAATGTACACAGATGGTAAAATGTGTCCAGCCTGCCGTAATGATCTTTATGGCAAACATATGAGGAGTCGGATGAATGGCGACTAAAGCGAATTCTGGGGGCAAAGCCCCACGTCCTAAATCTATGGGCCCTAAGATGACAAAGTCTGGGGCACCTAAGCCTAGGATTACTAAACCAAAGGGTGAGACTAAAACCTTTGCATCAGTAGAGAGCTGGGAAAAGAAATCTACCGGCCATTGGACATCCGGCCAGTCCAGTGCCCTTAACCCCGGGTCAACCGCAGCCATAACCCGACGTCGAAGCTCTAAGAAGTATCAAGCAATGAACAAGAAGGTTATTAGGCCTAGAGTTCGTAAACAGGCAGACAGATAATAAAACTAGAGAGATACTGTGCTTATGGGAAAACTAGTAGACCACGAAGGCAAGCCTGCCAAGTATAAGGTCGCGCCCTTAAAGATTAAAACTGCTGCCCAGGCAGCAAAAGAAAAAGAAGCTGCAAAAGCTAAGAAAGCGGTGAAGAAATGAAGTTTGTACCTCGTCGTGAAACTGGGCGCAAAGCTTTTAAGTTTGGTAATTTAGGCGTTTTAGGTGGAAAGAACGGCGCATCAGTAAGTCTGTGGGATGCAGCAGACGGTCAGCGTCCTGGTCCACAACCAGCTGATGGCTTTGATAGAGCAAGTTATTCTAAAACATCGCCAAAATCAAAGAGAGAAGAAGGCGCACCTGATTACCATCCAAAGAAGGAACACGCTTGGGAAGGCGACGTAGATAGCTACGGTCGCAAGGGTGCTATGAAAGATAAGCCTAGTTATGGACCAACTGATCGAGCAGAAACTCCAGAAGAAGAAACAGCTCGCGGAGCGCGTATGGAAGTAAGTGATACTGTAACACTTCTTGGCAGCACAAAAAATGGTCCTTATAAAACTCGTGCCCCTATTGATGCAGACACACGTAGTAGAGGCAAAGCAATTGTTAAACAAAATAAAGATAGAGGAAAGCCTAAGTCGCTACCAACTAGAGACGATGTTGATAAAGCTACGGCAAAGCCTAAAAAGAGTACAAGTTTGTGGGATGACTAATGTATGACCAAGCAAAGGATAAAAAATAATGGCAACTAACGAATCACGTTCACTAAATACCTCTATGAACGAGGGAGCAACTGACGGCAAGTACCGTAAAGTTCGTCCTAATACAACTGTTGCACCAGGAACCGGCGAAGATCTAACTCTTGCTAACCGTCGTGGACTACACCCATACTGGAACTATGACTTTATTGACCAGGAAGCGCCTTCCAAGGTTTCTCCAGGATCAATAACAGCAAACTCAAAGCCACGTTCACCAATGCCAGTTGCTGATATCAGCAACAATCAAATGGGTGCTAACTACTAAGTTAGGACTTAATTATGGCAAAAGTCTCACTTGAAGACTTGGGTGATGGCAATCACGAAGATGGATCAAGAGCTACGGTGTTCTCACCCGAAGCCACTACACTTGACCCAGAAACTAATACTTTAACCGCAGAAGCTGTTGGCCGTCGTACGTTTGAGTACAAAGGCAACTTAGTAGCAAGCAAAAACAATAGAGGAAAAGATAGCGCCGTATCTTGCGAATACGGTGGGGTACATCATTCCGGCTATGCTACGACCGTTTTACGCCCTGCTGGTCAAGACCCTATTGCTACTTGCGATATGCATGCAAAGCATCACCTAACAAAAGTAGACCCATCTACTTACGCAGAAAAACTTACTGATCACGAAACCTATAGAGTAGAGCGTGCTAATCTTCAAGATGAGGGCTTGTTTAGAACAGAGAATTGGGTTAATCAACAAGTTGGCAAAGATTTTCCTTTCACAACTCGTAACAAAGAGACTAGAGGTCCAGGCGCACCTACAGGTAGCCGTGAGGGTTTAATAGATTCAACTACTGTTATGCCCCCAAAGCACCATATTCGTGCAGCGCACAATGCTATGGAGTTTGCTGTTGATAACGGAGATCATACCGGTCCTAATTTTGAGGCTTATTTACACCACGCTATGACCATAGGTGGCCTCACCGTTCCAGAAGCTAAAAATGCTTTGATCCACGGCGTAAGAAGTTACGAAAAACAACAAGGAATTATGAGCGTAGTTCCACGTACGCGTAACAAAGTTGCAGAAGTTGCAGATCAAGCGGCTAAAGATTCTGGCCCTACAGACCAACGAGACGCTATTTTTAGAGAGTCTGCTGGAATGATGGAAGACATTGGCACCAGCACCGGTAGAGAGTCCAAGAGAGCCCAGGCACCGGCCGCAGAATAATATTGTGCTAGGATTCCTTCATAACAAATGGAGGATCTATGGACATTCCTATTTTAGGTGGCGGACTACCCGCTGACCAAGGCAGCTATACAGAAGTTAAAGACGATGGCCCACGCATTCGTTTACTGTACTGCTATAACTGCAAGACAATCGAGGAATTACCTGACTTTAAAGGTAATCCAGACGACGACGTAACTCTTCAAGTTCTTATTGATCGCCACGAATCTGCTGGAATTCCGCACAACGGGTTTTTGTCAGATATTGGGGTAAAAACTTGGTCTCAAGAAAAATTTAGAAAAGAGATCATTAAGAATTTGCGTAATAAAGTTGGCGGTGGACTTGCCGATTTAGATCCCGATTACTACACGACTAAAGCAACGTTCTACGATGACGCGATGAAGTGTTATTCAGATCATTTGCGTCCCAAAGGAGCTTGTGGGGATTGGCGTGCAAAGAATAAACGCTTAGTACCAAAGAACACAGCAGATCTTCGCAAAGAGATTGGGTTAGTTTCGGCAGAGAAGTCTGCAGGAACTAAAGTTTTCTTGTGCGATTTTTGTCCAGTAAAAACATTCTACGCAACCCAGCAGCGCAAGGCCGCTGGCTTATACGACTAGGAGCATCATGTCAGAGGAAACAACAACACCGGACTCACCAAAACTAACTACAGGTTTTGCAGTTTTAATTGATCACGACGGAAACGTTTTTATTGAACGTACTATGGGAGTACTTACTGTAGAGGTAGGGCGTGAGGCAACTCTTATTGAAGTTCGCCGCTATTGCTCAGAGATCCTTATGGACATTCAGGCACAGTCTGCGGCCGAGTACACGGTGATGCGTTTAGCGCAAGCAAACAAGCCTAAAGAAGCTGAACAAGAATAGTCTTTCCCGTTGTTTGGGGAGACGTAACGACGAAGACAATGAAGAATAGGAGTATGAACTTCTTAGACGCTCCGATGCCGGAAATAACACCGGGCGCTACGTCATACTTCAGTGCACCCTCTCAAGAACTAGACCCACGACTATTTGAAGGCACCCACCTTCAGTCGTGGGTTCGTTCTGGGGTATTAGGGCTATTGTTTGAACACTTAGCTTTAAATTATTCTAATCCCCATACTTGGACTAAAGCTTGGCTTGCAGGTTCTGGAGTCTCGTATCAATGGGAAGCAGCAAGAGAACCTGGCGACTTGGATTGCTTAATAGGAATAGATTACGTAACTTTTCGCAGAGCAAACCCAGAATTTGTTGCGCTATCAGATCAAGAAATAGCATCTACTTTTAATGAACGATTTAATGCTGAGCTAACACCTAATACTCGTAACTGGGAAAGCTATGAGCTTACATTCTATGTAAACCCACAGTCAGACATACGAGACATCAACCCTTACGCAGCTTACGACCTTGTTGGCGATGTATGGACAGTAGAACCTGATCAAAATCCACAACCACCGTATAGCCGTGATTGGGAACAAAGAACAGAACGAGATCGAGCAAACGCTCAAGAATTATTAGGCCGCTACAACTCTGCTCTTAGAGAGGTTCGCTCAGCCACTAATCCAGCTCATCGGGTAAATGCTGACAGAAAGCTGCAGCTTGCAACAGAACAGGTTTCTAATTTCTATGACGATATTCATGCGGGACGTAAAGTAGCTTTTAGTAAAATTGGGGCAGGGTACTCCGACTATAACAATTATCGATGGCAAGCCGGTAAACGTTCCGGTGCAATACAGGCTCTTAGAACTATTAAAGAGTACAAAACAGCCACCACACTTAAGGAACAGCAAGAAAAGTATGGGGTGGAATTACCTGACGCGGACACATTACTACGGAGATCAATAAGAGGAAGTTAAATGGCTACAGCACTCGTTGCATTAGAAGGCGTACTTAAAACGGAAACAGGCGATCCAATCCCAGAAGGAATAAAGCTTTATAGAATCCTCGCCGAACATTACCGTGTCGTCATTACGTCAGACATGTCCTGGCAAGCTACAGATCATTGGCTACGCTCTAACCTGATAGTTGGGTACGGAGATATCTATGATGATAGATACTTCTTTGAAGGACAAAACTTGCGCTCCAGGCACTTAGCTATAGCTAGGGCCCAAGGACGGGTTGATTTGTTCGTAGATGTTGATGCGGACTTCTGCGCTGAAGCGGCTTCTATGGGCATAACTACCCTATTATTTGCAAGCCCTAAATTTATACGTATGTCCCGCGAAGTCAAGCCTTGGCAAGAACTTACGGATGAAATTGACCGCCAACGCCAGGCTCTTCTAAATGCGTATCTCGGTAGCAATGAAAAGCGTTTTGAATGAGCATCGTATTTATGGGCGGAGAAGTACCGTCCCACAGACTACTTCTTATTGATGCCGGTGTCAAGAACATCAGCGTCAGCTACACGGGCCTAACTAAGCGTGGTCTGCCAAAGACCAAAGACTATCTATTATCAGAGAAGTACCCAGATGACGTGAAAATTTACGTTACTGCAGGAACCGCCGCCACATCCACCACCCTAAGTACCAGGGAGCTCGAGGATCTAGCGGCTGGTTATGATGACTTTATTGCTATGAACTATGACCGTATTGAAGCGGCCGTAGAGTTCGACTCAGCAACCCTGGGGCAAACTTGGATTGCAGAGCAGCGACGCACGATTGGGTTTGAATTAGGCGATAAATACTGGCCGGTATGGCACGCCGATTCCAGTCATACGGGGCTTTTTGCGCTCTCTGAGCAATGGAAGAACGTAGCCATACTAGGAGAGACCATAGAAGCTGACGTTACGTTAGCCGGGCGTACAAGGGCCCTACAGAGTCAATTTGGAACTACCTTTCACGGGCTAGGTTGCGCTAAACCCGATAACCTTCGCCAGGTTCCCCTGGCAACTGCCAGCACATTATCGTGGCTTAGCCCAATGATGCGAGGCGAAACAATTGTATGGGATGGGACTAGACTAGTCCGATACCAAAAGAAACAAAAAGACCAAGCTCGTCCCCGTTATAAAGCTGTTATAGAAAAAGCAGGCTTGGACTTTGACAAGATTATGAATGATGATAGTAACGAGGTAACCCGCCTCGCTATTTGGAGCTACCTGCAGTTGGAGAAATCATTGGACAAGAAGAAGCCCGGCCATCTAACTATCGTTAATGAAGAGAAGTTATCTGATAACAGTGCAAACATAGATAGTCCAGGAGATGCGGAAACCCTAGGTGTAGATCCTGATAACAGAGGGGTTGAGGTGCGGAAAGAATCTGGACTGGAACCTTCAAAAGTGACTCAAAGAGACCCGTCTGAAATGCTCAACTTACCAGTTTTCTCTATTTCCACTAAGACAATTGTTGACAAAGACGAGTCCGGCAGAGACGTTGTAAAAGATGTTTCAATTATGCAAAGTAACTCTACGTCATTACGACAATGCGACACTTGCTTCGTAGCGGCTAATTGCCCAGCGTTTAAACCTTCTAACACATGTGCATTTAATTTGCCAGTTGAGGTAAAGACTAAAGATCAACTTAAGGGTTTATTGAACGCAATCATCGAGATGCAGGGTGCTAGAGTCGCTTTTGCACGATTTGCAGAAGAATTGAACGGTGGTTATCCTGATCCAAATACAGGTCAAGAAATTGATAGACTCTTTAAATTGGTAAAGAATGTTAAAGAACTTGAAGAAAATAAAGAGTTCGTAAGAATGACCGTAGAACGTCAAACCTCGGGTGGTGTAATGTCAGCGCTGTTTGGAGATAGGGCAAATACTTTAAGAGAGATTCCAAACGGGGGCCTTTCTGAAGAAGAAACCACTAGAATTATCTCCGATCAACTCGAATAGCCTTACCTGATAACAGTCAATTTTTCTAGAGAAATGGGTACTTTGTGTTTTCGTTTAAACTTACAGAAGATTTCGTCAATTCCTACAAGGAAAAGAAAGTTCCTTGGGGCTATACAGATGCTGCCGGAAATTCTGTAGGGGAGATTACTTTTCTTCGCACCTACTCTCGTCTTAAAGAGGACGGAACCAAGGAAACTTGGGCAGAAGTGTGCGAACGCGTAATCAACGGAATGTATTCCCTTCAAAAGGATCACGCTAAATCCCAGCGACTACCTTGGTCAGACTCAAAGGCACAGGCTTCAGCCAAAGAAGCCTACGATCGCCTGTTCCAACTTAAGTGGACTCCACCTGGTCGTGGACTATGGGTAATGGGAACTAATATCGTCAATGTTCAGAAGAATTCAGCCGCACTCCAAAACTGCAGCTTCGTGTCTACTAATGCGATGACAAAGATCGATCCATCCAAGCCTTTTGCCTTCCTAATGGAAGCCTCTATGCTGGGAGTTGGGGTCGGCTTTGACGACAAGGGCGCAGACAAAGATTTTGTCATCTACAAACCACAACAAGGAGAAGAATATGTCATCCCCGACACCCGAGAAGGATGGGTCGAAAGCACATCCGCTCTCATCAATGCTTACCTACGAGCAGATACAAAGGCTCCAGTATTTCGTTACGAAGAAATTAGACCAGCAGGAACGCCAATCAAAACCTTCGGCGGAACCGCTGCCGGAGCAGAACCTTTAATCAAACTTCACAACTATATCTCTAAGATCTTTGATAATAGAGAGGGCCAAAAACTTACCCGCCGCGACATCGCGGATCTAGGAAATCTCATTGGCGTATGCGTTGTTTCCGGAAACGTTCGCCGCTCAGCAGAGCTCTTAATTGGCCGTATTGACGATGAGGACTTTCTGAACTTAAAGAATTCAGAGGTTTACCCAGAACGCAACAGTTACGATCCGGCCGCACCGGGCTGGGGATGGATGTCAAACAATTCTGTCGAGGTATCTGTGGGTCAAGACCTAACTCCCATCATTGATGGCATTGCCCGCAACGGTGAACCTGGCGTAATCTGGATGGACGTTACTCGTCAGTACGGACGCCTGGCAGACCCAATCAACAACAAAGACTGGAGAGCCGCTGGATACAACCCTTGCGCTGAACAATCATTAGAGTCTATGGAATGTTGCACTTTGGTAGAGACATACCTTGGCCGTCACGATTCATTGGACGATTTTAAAAGAACCCTTAAATTTGCATATCTCTATGCCAAGACTGTAACTCTTCTTCCTACTCACTGGGAGGAGACAAATGCGATCATGCAGCGCAACCGTCGTATTGGAACATCTATGAGCGGAGTTGCTAACTTTGCGGACAACAAAGGTCTGCCAATGCTCCGGAGCTGGATGGATGCTGGATACGAAACTGTAAAGAACTATGATAAGAGTTACTCTGAATGGTTGGGTATTCGTGAGTCCATCAAGATGACAACAGTGAAGCCTTCAGGCACCGTGTCAATCTTGGCGGGAGAATCTCCCGGAGTTCATTGGCCAGTAGGTGGACAATTCTTTATGAGAGCAATTCGCTTTGGTAATGATGACCCTATGCTCCCATTGTTCAAAATGGCTAAATACAGAGTTGAGAAGGCATCTGAATCGCCCAAGACTACGTCGGTTGTATTCTTTCCGGTAAAGTCTGACGCCGTACGTTCCGAAAAGGACGTAACTATCTATGAGAAGATGGCTTTGGCTGCCACAGCACAGCGTTATTGGTCTGATAACTCGGTATCTGTAACTATAAGCTTTGATCCCGAGACTGAGGCTCAACATGTTGGCACCGTACTGCATATGTACGACGGACAACTGAAGACCGTTTCATTCCTACCATCAGGTAACGCGGTATACCCACAAATGCCGTATACCCAAATTACCGAGGAAGAGTATGAAAAGGCAACTATGACTTTATTCCCTATTGACTTTACTGGAGTGTATGCTGGTATGGCGGCGGATGCGGTTGGTGAGGCGTACTGCACCACAGATGCCTGCGAAGTTAGATTGATCAAAGATAATAGATAATAGTGTACGATTTCTACACCTACTAGTACCGGGAGTTGCTATGGAAGATCTAAACCCAGATCTATTTGATGAAGATTTCGAAGATGAGTTTGATGAACTTGACTTGGATGAGGATGACCTCGAAGATATAGAGGGTATGTTCCTCGAAGATGAAATTGAAGTTGGCGAAGGTTAGACTACGCCCCACCCAACACAAACAATAAGCCCCCCACCGTAAGGTGAGGGGCTATTGTTTTATTTACAAGTGCAGTTTCCGCAACCGCATTCAGTTTTAGGTGTTTCTTCAGTTTCTTTGATTTCTTTTAGGACATCACTAATTGTTTTAATTGGTAATACTGTTTCAAAGTCCATAGTTATTCGTCCTTTGGTTCTTTGAATTGTGCAACTGCGGTCATAGATTTACCATCTTCAGACACTTCCCATGGTAAACGACTGCGATCAATTTGCTCAGCTGCCCAACGTTTTGCTGGAGCTGCGCTAGAGAATGCGGCTGCTTTTAGAATAGGGCCGTTAATCTCATCACTAACAATTGCTAGCCATGCCCCACCCTTATTTAAATTCTTGCGTACTGCAAAGAAGTAATTTACTTTTGCCATATTGTTTCCTTATCCTAGTTTGATACCGTGCTCGGATAGGTCAAACCCTACCATCTTTAAGTCACGTTTGATATTTTTGCCTGCTCTGAAGTCTCCAAGCGATTGGCTACCGAAGAAGACGATCTTGCCTGTTTCTGGGTTACGTACCCGGATGTGTTTCTTGCCGGGGGTAACGCTTACCTCTAAACCTGCACCCTCAAGTGCAGATACTAGCTTTCTTATATGTTTATCACGTAGTTTTATACTTACCATAGCCAATATGACCATAGTTGTTCCTTTCCCTAATTTATGAGGATATACTTATGCCGTAATCTCTTTTAGAACTAAGAGTTCACACCATTGATGGTGCCTCCGGAGTGCGTCCGGAGGCCTCACCATTATTTCTTTAAGAACGTAATGTCTACGATAGCCGCATCTTCACCTGGGCGATTAAGGTCTGTGGTGGGGATCCACTCGCCTAGATTTTTATCGTATACCCATAGACACCAGTCGTTATCTTCCTTATCTATACGCCACTTAGCTATATCAACTTCGTACGTAATCTGGACTTTATAGATTAGGTCATCTGCCATGTATACCCCGATTGTTTGTGTTGGTGGGTTAGTGATTGTGTCCTTCGTAGTCTTCAATGACTGCCATTACGGCGTCATCTAGGTCGGTAACGAGCATTTCAATTTCATCGTCACTCCACCCCTCTACCATTTCTTTTGTTACGATGGATTTCCAGATTACAGTACTTGGGCCTCCTCCGCAACATCCGCATCCGTTGCCGCATGCTTCGTCACCAAACACTGTGCATTTGCATTCTTCGCACATTGTTGACATTATTCCTCCTTAGATGTAATGGAGATTCCAGTTTCTGTACGTATAGCCGTAATGCTGGGGAACCGGCTTTCAACAGCTTCTTTTGTTTCTTCGAAGGTATTGAATTTACTCATGAGCTCATTGAGCTCCGCCATATCTGCTAAAGATATACCGCCTTTCATTATTCCTCCTTACTTTGTAGTTGGATAACTTCATCACCTTCTGGGCTATAGCAGGATGCCATAACTTTGAGGTGAAGTTCTTCACGCATCTTCTTGAAGGCTTCTTTAGGCCAACCAGATGCCATTACTTTCATCAACAGGGTGGTTAATGTATACGTTGGGTTGACGTTAAAGGCAAAAGATAGGGAATCTTTAACAGTCTGGTGGTCTTCCATTTCATATGCATACGCAGCAAGAATTGTTGCAAAAGGAACAGCTTCTTGTGGGTCTGCTATATCTACAAGGCGTTTTAAGAGTGTTGCGCATTCCACCATTGAATAGTGAACAGGAATGCCTAACAAGAAGTCTCTTACTTGTATATCATTGTTAACAGCAAATATAATCCGCTTGGCATCTTCTTCAAGCAGGTTATTTTTACCTACAGATTCACGCACTAATTCGCACGCTTCTCTTCTGGTTATTGTTGTCATTTTTCTTCCTCCTCTTTATCGAGTCCTAGCATTTCTAGGATATCTTCTGCACCCTTTGCAATTAGAAGGGCTTTTGCTTTTGCTTTATCCTCCGCCTTTAATGCCATGTCTAGGCGTAGGAGTTCTTCGCTGTATTTCAGCTCTTGCTTGGCCATTACAAAGACGCCATTAGTCCTGGGGCGTTATCTTGAGCCCATTCAGCCGGCTCAGAGATAGGCTCAATGGTTAGGTTTGCACCACCATCTGCTAACTCATCAGATGCGTAAAGTAAGAACATTTGCGCTGTCTCATAGTCGTTGTATGGACCAAATAGTGTTTCTGTTAGGCTATCGAATATAACGTACATTTTGTTGCTCCTTTGTCTTTGTTTGTGTTGGTTAGCGTCGCCCGCGCTTTTTGATTGCTGATGTAACTACCTGCTTTGCAAACGGTAGTAAATCAGAGGCGTTGTTGATACGAGCAAACACCTCAGCACCGTGATGGAATTGCTTTGGATCTTGCCCGCGATCGTCGACGAAGTAACTGTAATCACTGTCGTTCATAATCAGTGTCATGGCTGTAAGGATGCCACGCTTGCCGATACGCTCAATGATTGCGTCATTTTTCTGTGAGTCAAACACACCGTCAGTTACCATGAACAGCATTTTGTTCTTCTTGCGAGAAGACATGAGTAACTGCTCTGCAACTAACAGCGTTGGGTATGGCTCGGTACCACCGTTGCCGTAGATGAACTTGTACTGAGTCTTGTCGGCTAACTCTTTGCGGGAGTAAGCAACCTCAGCTGAGTCATCGAAGGCATAGACAGTAACGGGCGCTTGAATTGACTCAAGAGCACGCTTGATAGTCCAGCAGGCGATGGAAGCCTTCTTATCGTTCTGTTGACTGGACATTGATCCTGATCGATCCACTAGGATGACGGCCTCAATATCACATCCATCGTCGCCCTCATCCCAACGATCAAAGGCTGTATCAATCTCACAGCCTCTGATTACACGTTGAACATTGAGTCTGCCGGTGGGTGTTTCTTTCTCCCACGTAGGCTCCATGTCATCGCGTAAACGTTGGAGTTCTTGAGCGAACTTACGGTAAGCAACGATTGATTCACTGGGGACAGAGGTCTTATCGAACTTGCCCTTCTTGGTAATGTCGTCGTGCTTACCATCTCCACCAACAATAACTTTCTGCTTGGCTTTGATGTCTGCTTGAACATCCTTGCGTGCAAGGACGTTGTCGATAGCTGTATTGAGCATGTCATTGATATTCTTAGGAATACCGCCGACGCTATCAACGTGACCAGAACCTGGCGTTGTTTGAGGTGTCTGGTTGACACCCTTGTCACGCAGGTCTAGTGCTTGTTCTGGTGTGGTTGGTTGTAATGGAGCACCGTCTGCAGGCTTGTCACTGTTGCCATTACCATCAGCATCGTCAGCTTTGTCGGTTGGAGTACCGCATCCGCCGGGATGTGTTTGTGTTGGTGCAGGCTTGGGCTTTGGATGCCACGGTGCTTCTGCTGTACCCATACCCTTGGCACGATCAGAGTCTTTCTCTTGAGCCTTGCCAGGTTCAGGTCGTCCCTTGCCTACCGGCATGCGATGACCGCAACCGTTGGGACCACCTTGATGAGATATATCATCATAGATACCCATAGGTGCTAAGACTTCATCATTGAATCGTTTAACTAATACCTTAGCTGTGTCGTAGTCGCGTGGGAACGCAAGCAAACGATACTGATCAATGATGTCGATGGCTGCTGGGATTACTTCAGGGAATACGAACTCGTCGCGGAACGCCTGACGAATCTCAACAGGTAGGTAACGACGTCCGCGAATGCAGATGTAATTACCACGCATGTTGTCTGCATCTTTACCAAGCCACCTGGATACTGTGGCTGTGAGATAAGACGCAACGGCTGGATAACGTGCAACGAATAACGTCTCGATACGTTGATCTTCGAGGATATTAGTTGCTTGTATATAACCATTCTCTACAACCCACTGCATGAACGTCGTACCCTTGCGGGGCGAGTACAAGTGGTGGCTTAGCTCATGATAGTTAAGACCTGTAACTTGAGTTAATGTCTCAAGGTCCATGTCTTCAATCTGATCTAAGTTAATGTAGATGGATTGCCCGTCTGACCACGCTGGTGCGGGGCCGTCTGGCATCACATTAACGATGACGGGGTCGCCAGTTAATACACGGTCACCTTGTTCGTAAACACGGCACAGTGCATTGAGTCGGACAGCACGTTCTTGTGCTTCTTCATCTCTGGCTTCCCTGTAACGATAACCATCGTCTAACTCTTCGTTATACATGGTTTACCTTTCTTATAGTTGGCTAGCGAGGTTGCCGGCCCACTCAGTCAACTTTTCTTCAATTGACTGTCCTTCTGTTCCTTGCGCAGGCATAGGAATCTCAATACCAAAGTCACCCTTGATATTGTATTCATGTGTCTGGAAGACCAAGCGAACACTTGGCTGTTCGTCCGAAGAGAAGTGAGCGATGAAGTTCTCAACTGCGAACTCATAACCCAATGCATCTACGAAGTGATGAAACTCCATCAACATATTGGTTGAGATTGGAGTTTCGTACTGACCCTTGGCTGCTTCAGTACGTAACTGCTTCGATAGCACACGAAGAGACTTGGATGGAACCAACTTCTCTTCTACTTTGTCATCGTAATCCCATGGGATTTGGATGTCGAAGCGATTGCGGAATGCGAAGTTCAACGACGTTGTGCCGATGTAATCCGGATTCATAGTAGCGAAGATAGTGAGGTCAGGATGAGCCTCAATGGTCTCGCCATGATGATCAAGCAATGTGATCATGCGACGTCCGTCAAGTAATGAGTACAAGACGGTATAGATTTTAGGACTGATGAAGTTAACCTCATCAAGAAGCAAGACACCACCGTTACGGACTACGTCAGTAACAGGGCCATCAATCCATGCGAATGAACCGTTGCCGTCAGATACGAACTTACCGGTCATCTGGCTTGGCTCCATAGAAGCATTACCAGATACGGTAGCCATACGCAGGCCACGTTCAGCAGCCCATGCCTCAACAGACGTTGTCTTACCTGGACCAGTAGGGCCGTAGATAAGCACGTTGATGCTGTTGGCACGAGCATGATCGAACACCTTGAAGTCTTCTACTTCGAAGACTTTGCGGTGAACATAGCGCTTGGCTAGCTCAATGCGGGGCACTGATGCTAATGACGCCATGATTACCGCACCGTTGTTGGTATTAGATTCCATTTGAATTTCAAACTTATCTAATACTGCTTGGTTGAGTTGTGGTGCTGGAGTTGTTTGTGTTGGCATAGTTACCAAAGGCACAGTAGAACCAGAACCACGACGGTTGTCGATGATGTACTCACTCAACGCTACATCTTGCGATGTAACTTGCTCATACAATTCGCACACGCGTTCCAAGAATGAACTTGGATCCGCATTGGGTGCAGCCTTGGTATGTGCTTGACATGCTTTGGTGCCGAGTACTGGGGAATAGCCCTTAGCAGTCATAGCTTCTTCATCTGTTGCTGTAACGTACACAGCAACAGGCGTACGAGTGAGTTGCTCGTCGCTGTCAATCTGTCCAGTGAGACCATCGAAGTCTGTTTCTTCCCACTTATTGTGGGGACCTTTGGTCCCATCTGTCTCACGTGAGTAGATGCGCACATCATCACCATGCGGTGTTATTAGTACCTGACGACGCTTAGCGCCCATGGCTGGTGTGTATGACTCTGTGAATATTGCGATATCCATATAACTTACCCCTTCTAGGTATTGGAATCGTTGTTGTCTTGCGACAACTACTACCGACTATCGGTAGCATCCCCCTGCAGATGCAGAGGAAACTTGGTTAATCGTCATCGTCGTCATTTAAAACGCGATTCTCTAATACGGTAGCCATCTCGAATGCTACTACCTTGCCTCGAGGCCACTCGGTGATTAGGTCAAACAACACGCCGTGTGATTCGGCTTTATCTATAACGAGGTTCATCTGTTTACTGATGTACTCAAAGAACTCTTCTTTTTCTTCATCATTAAGATTATTGAAATCAAAATCTTGGGCTGTGAAGTCTTCGTCATCATTGTTCTCACATGCTTCGCACATGTCTATCTCCTTTATCTAGTGGGTAAAACCGAGGGGCATGCCAATATGACACGCCCCTCGGGGCTGTTTTGAACACATTACGTAGGAAGTGTTACAGGGACTGGAACATTAGCGACTACGGGCGACTCAGGTCCGACTGGCAGGTGGCGGTTGGTGGGACTAACTGGTCCTGTTTAACCATCCACTCGTGCTGGTGCCGTCTTGTTTCCGGCTTGGGTTTGATCAAGTATGGTGCAGACTACTTCTCTGTGTTCTGCAGCATTACCAACGACTCTCCAGTTCTTAGGATGGCAGTTTTCGTCATGAATGGCTCCCGCTGACCGTCTAATAGGCTGGTTTGTTTGTGTTGGTTATTGAGGGAAGTGGGAAGATCGTTCTTGTTCCCATTGAGCCAATGCGTTAGGGCCTTGAGACACTAACAGGCTTAAGTAGAACGGGCTAGGCATTTGCTTAGTGATGGCAGATACAATGCTCATAGTATGATTTGATACTGCAGCATACTCAGGCTTGCTACGCATAATTGCAGCGCCTGCTAGTTCTTTGTCACCCCAAGCAAAAGCTAAGGCTGCAAGATACTCTGTGTATACCTGCAGATCAACGCTTCCATCTTGTGATGAACGAACACCGCTTCGCAGTGCATCTAATATACTGGCTGAAGACAATGAGCCAGGCTCAACGTTAACAAGTATGTCTGCTAACACTGCGTCCCTGTAGTTTTTGCTTGCTCTTGATGTCTCTACGAAGTTAACAGGAATACCTCCTACAACTAACATTCGTCGTGCTGTTCCAGGAACCTCTGCAATATCTGATCGCATAATGGTTACTGAACTGTCATACTCAACTGTTGGGTTTGACATAGTTTGCTATCCTCTTTTCTAGTTCGGTTGGTTCTTGCTTTATTACCTTGCCTTCTCTCAATCGGACTGGGAAACCATCCCATTGAAGAGAAATTAATTTACTACCGTAGTCGCGTTTGCCTGTGCCACTACAGTAATAACATTCATGTGCTTTGTAAAGCGTGTGCTTGGAAGCTTTACCGTGAACGCATTGGTCTGCTTCATGCCAACGTGCATGGGGACGTTGAGGATCAACCTGTGCTGTTGGGTGCAGATCACAAGGTAACTCTCTGTAACAACTAGTAGGTCCCCAACATTGCTCGTCTTGCCTGCCAGATGATTTACAGATTCTGCAACCTTGAATCTTTGCTGGTGTGCGTGAGGGGTTGGCTTCTACAATGAACCACTTACTATTGCGTTGGTGCACATCGTGTACGCCGGAGAAGTCGCGGATAATTCCTCTAACTCCTTGACTCCACAAAGGGTTCCAATGACCATTGGGTGATACTGATTGAATAGTTGTAGTGCCGTCGGGGTAATAAAGCACTACGTCATATGAGTTAGCCCAACCAAGGCCTACAGCAATGTGATCGGCTCGTTGAAATAACCTAGCACCGCGTGTGTATAGAGGTCGTTCTGTTTTCTTCTTGCCACCTTTGAGCCATAACTCTGCGGTGACGTAGTCGTAGACGCGCACTATTTTGCCTCTACTGTGTCAAACAAGCCTGCATAGCACATGTCGAAAGCTTCTTCGCGGTCTTGTTCTGTGCGGCGGTGTTTGTGTTGGGGCACATCGTAATCTTCATCAAACCATACGATACTGATTGGATTACGTCGTGCACGTTCTGGTGCAATGATGAACAGGGCTTGACCTAAGCCGTCAATGACTCCGGTGTGATATGCCCTGCCATGCTGTGAATCAAGATCGTGAAGTTCAAGTTCTTCTTCAACCATCTTGCGTTCTATGAGCTTAGCTAACTTGCGATGTCTCAATCGCATTTGTTTCCTCCATTTCTACTCTAACTACTTCAACAGGATACTCAGGCACACTACGAAGCTTGTGCCCACGCATTGTTGGTGTAGTCCCACCCTGGATAGAGTGGGTGTCGTTTCTGTCCATAGCGTCTTGCAGACATGCTGCTATGACTGGGCAGGTCTTGCATACAGCGAGCGCGTTACGCTCTCTGCTTTCTCTTTCTTCACCACGCTCATTATGATCGTAGTAAAACATGCTTACGGGGAATTCTTTGCATGCGGCACTATCTTGCCACTTAAAGTTGTCTGGATTGTATACGGATAGGTTGTTGAGACTATTTAACATTCTTTGAGTCCAACCTACGCAGATACATGCGCGTCTCCTCCGCGTCCCAGTATCGTTCACGCCAATAGAGGGCTGACCAAATAGATATTACATTGGTGATTAACCCAAGTATTAAGAATACTTTCATAGTTTTTCCTCACTTACTGTGTCGTAGAGAGTATCGATGCCGTCATTCCACAACATCAATGCTTCTTTTCTAGTGCAACCGTGAAACAACTGTGCTTCTAATAAGAACAACAGCTTTGCTACGGTGTCTACTTTAGTCTTTGACATCGTCTTCCTCAGTTTCTTCTTCATATACCCAACCTACACTTTCGGCTACTGACATCATTACTTCATCAATATTGGCTTGATGATATTTCCAATAATCTTCGTGTGTATCCATGATAGTTGCTATCTTGACCCACTGTTCAAGAGGTATTGGTCGCTCATCGTTAAAGAAGAGTTCAAAGTCTTCTTTACCAAATATGCTGTATATGGTAACTTCGTCATCAGGCTTGAAGTTATCTTGTAAATCTTTGATGACTTCTGATACTTTCATTTTGTTATCCGTTCTGTTAAGTTGTTTGTGTTGGTGAGTGGTTTAGCCTTGTCACACTCAGGACAGGAGTTCTTTTACCTCAGGAAGAACTATAGAAACCAACTGTCTTATCTCCTTTCTCTGTTGATAAGACAGGGGACACACGCATTACTATCTGAATTACCGTGAGGCTCACTCTGTGACCTCTCTTGCGTTGTTGCACTCTGTATGTAAGCACAGTCGCGTCTTTTCTTACATACTTCACTCTTACTACGGGAGGACTAACATGCCCCACTGGGTACCTCTGACCCCATAGTCCGTATCACATCAGCTTCTTCACGCTCCCTGTATGCAAGACTTAGCCTCCCCCATACATTCTTCGTCCTCGGTGATAATAGATAACCTATGCGTGTGTCTCCTGCCTTATCGACATGTGTTACTTACGAATGATCTTGAAGATAACTATTACGCACACTGCAATTACAATCAACATGATTGTATCTACAGGTATGTCTAACTCAGCTGAGAGATACATAGTCTTTTATCCTTTCTGTTTGTAGTTGAATTATTTCTTCTAACGCTGCTTTCTTATCTTTGTAATCATCAAAGGGAACTATCATTGTGTGTTCGTTGATGTATACAAGGTCATAGAGTTTTTGTTTGAGTAGTTCTAACTCACGCTCCATGCTCTCTAATATTGTCCAACCATGACAGAATTCATCATCTGTTTTGGGGTGCCAGTTGGTAACTGTTTTCTCTGGGATGTTCATGAATTGGGTGAACTCATGCGCACACTTGTGACACAGCGTGAATTGCAGGGGGTTTTCTTCACCTACATAGTAGATGTTGTCTACGAACATTGCGTAGCCACCATCTAGGGATAGTTCTAGTGCTACGGGTATGTCTGAGTCCATGTATCCAGGTGCTGTCTTGAATACTTGGGGGTCTTGACATCGTGAGCATTCAATTATTCTTGTTTTAATATTTTCCATTGGTTCCGTCCAGTTTGAGGAATACGAGGATGCTATCGATCCAGTATTGCCATCGTGGGTATTTGATGCGGTTGGGGTCTTCAAGGTCTGTCAGTAAGCGATGTATGTGGATGGTGGTTTGTTTGTGTTGGGGAATGTCACACACAGCGAGGTGCTCTTGGAAGCGGGCTTCTTGCTTATCGTTGATGTAATCACAGAACAGTTTCATTAGAGTGCACTCAGCGCATCGTTGAACATCTGAGCCTTGACTTCTTCATCATTAGACATATTGAGAACAGCAATGGCTTGGTAAACAGATTCATAGATTGATGGACACTCGTCCGACCAACTACGACCTCTGCGAGTCTGTAAGAAAATTGGACGATCAGGTGATACAGGTCGTTCAGGATACTTGCCTACGGCTCGTATTACCTGTGCTTCAGTTACTGTAACAGCGGCTTGGGCTGTAACTTGATAGTCTGAACCACTGTATCGACTACGTCGAATGTCGTACTCAACTCTGTCTAACTTGCACATACTGTATAAGTAGGTGTGTACATCTTTTTCGTATTGCGCTACTGCTATGTCGTACTCAGCGTCATCGTAGTACCATTTGGCTAACGCCTTGTCGTACTTGTCCTTCTCTGCTGTCATAAAGACGTAGCGTTCCTGTAGTTGTTCTAACAGGTCTACCCTACGAACTTTTAATGAGTTCATGGTTGTTGCCATTTGTATCCCCTTCTAGGATGTGCATAGGCATGGTAGTTCCATGCACGATGCGGGTTGTTTTTGTGGTTATTGTGGTTGTTATTGTGATTGTGGTGCTACAGGTTCCAGATGAGACCATATGGATCCTGCTCCTTTGCCTTAGTGATGCAGTCCGTGCAGGTTTGGCCTGTTGGTTCTGCAGTTTGATAGTCGTAGTGACTAAGCTTGATTTCGGGATTGCATACTGCGTGCCACCAAGTGTCGGGGCTGATGACAATCTCTTCATCAGTGCCGCCGTCTTCGGGGTCGTATAGGTGCGTTTTGTTTGTGTTGGGCATGTCAGCCTATTCTCTTGTTGTAGTAGATGATTGCTTCTTCCAATGTCCACGCGTATTCACCTTGGATACAGATTCCTGGACCCTCGATATATGTATGGACAACGAAAGGTGTTACTTTATTGTGGGACAGGAAGCACAGCACGATTGTCGTGCCGGGGGTTGCTCCGGGCTTACAGGCTAATACATCTCCTCCATTGCCCTCGATGTGTGTCCCCACACTGATGACTGTTACTTCATCAGGCATTAGTCTTTCTCCTCAAGGTCGAAGTCTGCAGAGGTCATCTCTACATACTTATCGTCGTCAACTTCCTTCTTATGGGTGTAGATAATAATCTGCCCATAGTTATCCTTGTCAAGAGCGTAGTTAGGTGCAACTAGCGCAATCAACGATCTGAATAGATAACCTCTCATTAGTATCCTTTCTTCCTTAGTAGTCGGAATATGTAGCGTGGCCACCACGCATAGGTGCGGAATAGCCAGTCTTTAGTGTCATCAATGGCTACATCACAGATAGTTGTATTGGGGTTGTGTTCTTGCATGACGATTTCAATAGCATCATTGAGGAATAGCCAATCGGGGTTATCCATGTCGTCATACCAAGTGATGGGCTTGTCGCCCGTGTAATAGACTGATACAAGAAGAGTCTTACGCTGCCTCATGGGCAGTTCTTCAATATCACTCATTGTCAGCCTTTGCCATCTGCTCACCAATGAAATACGCCATGCATGTATCGCATGACGAACGGTGAACCAGATCGTTGTAGTGATTGATGAGGTGCTTACGAACCTTCAAGGCGTGGTTGCGAATGTAGTCCCAGTCCGGCGTGTTTGTGTTGGGCTCATCCATGGAGCGCCTTCATATCTTGTGTGATGACGGTGTATGCAATAGCACAGGGACGACAGTAAGTCTCGGTTGGGATACCGCCTAACTGGAATGCGTCAGTGCCACTGTAGACAAGGTCTGTGTTTTCACAGTGTATTACTTTGCATGTTGCCATGCTCTTCTCCTTTGTCTTTACTCTTCTTGTGAAGAGTGAGAGATACATAAGTCTTTTAGGCTCGCAGTTTATAGCGTCCGCCGACGACATGGGCTTTTCGCACCCCGTCCTAAATACTACTTATGTATCTTCCACCTTCCACACGGTAAAATTTCGCGGGGGATTTTGGTGTATTACTTCATAGGATGTAGATATCCATTGGTCTTACGATAGGCATAGACACGTTGTCTAATAGCGCGGGGGTTTGGATACTCTATGGCTATTGCTATGTGCTTTATCATGATGCCATCATCTACAAGGGATACCAATAGGCTATCGAACTCTTGGTCTTTGCTATCTCTCTTGCCATGATTGCCTTTGACTGTGGATATGTGAGGCATCAGCTCTCTAAGCCTATCTACATGCTGGCGGTGTATTGTTTTCATCGCTTGACCATGAGATAGAAGATAGAGGCAGAGATAGTCAGCCACAGAAGAGTGATAGGCAGACCGGACTGCATAGGGTCTAGGTAATCTAATAGGCTCATACTGCTACCTGCTTTCCATCACATTGCTCATTGAACATAGTAGAGTGCCCACACTCTGTGCATCGGCATCTCCATACACGGACGAACTGATCATCGTAGTCAGCCACCTTCTCCACATAGTCCTCGTTGATACGAGGTGTCATTGCGTAGGTCATTACGTTCGGTGCCTGGCAATTACTACACGTGAACTTGAACCAAGCTGGTGCTCCCATTACTTTTCCCATCCTTTCTGATAGGCGAACTCGTTGTAGCAGCCTGCGCACACATAGGCGCGGGCATTCTTTTCATACTGACTGTGCATAGTGCCACCACACTCAGAGCAGGGCTTATCACCGTGCCAGAGGATAGATGACATAAGGGCTAGTGCTAGGGTGTTGGCGTTTGTTTGTGTTGGCACGACAACCTGCTTTCTACTCTCCAGATAGAGAGTGAGAGATACATAGTGGTATTCCATACTCGCCACCCATTTACAGGCATAGAGCCCATGGTGGTATCTAGTAACAACAGGAGTATTCTGCCCACTATGTATCTTCCACCGACTATCTGATAACAGCAGGCCGAGCCTAGCCCAGACCTGGTTGGTCTCTCAATGCTCATAGTTGTGGAGTTTGTAGTAGCCAAACTATCTATGATGTGAGTTATGTCTCAGTATGTGGAAAGAGACCCTAGCCAGAACTAACTGAAGGGCTGACTAGGGTCTCTCGACAGAAGACACGATTTCTTTCTCTTACGGGGGCGGGCTAACGATTGGCTTGCGCACTTCCATAGCTCTGCGAGCATAGGTCTGACTGCTACCTATACCGATACTCTCGTATCTACCGAGTTGATTCGGATTCCCCTCTTACCATAGGGCTAGTAACTCCCTATCTACGCCCATAGTTATGTATGGACATAGATAGGGGCGGGGACATAAGCCCCCGCCACTACCCATTACCGATTACAAAGCAGCGATGATAGCCTGCTTTTCCTCTTCGGTGAATGTAACACCCTTGGTTTTGAGATTACCAAGGGACTTGACCAACGCAGCAGACTTAGCCTGCGCTAGTGAACCGTCTGCAATAGATGCAAGCAGAGCGGTCTTAGCCTCGTCAGCAAGACGAGACTTGAGTGCGACGAGACGACCGAACATGAGTTCCTTGTCGCCTGTTGCATCGAACGTGCGCCATACCTGTGCAAGGTCATCTTGCATAGGCACGAGGAACGAGATAGGCACGCCTGAGCGTGCTGAGATGAGACCAGACAGAACAGCAGCACCTGCTGCGTCTGACTGCTTCGTGATGTGGTCATACACATCATCGAAGGTTGCCTCAGGAAAAGCCACGAATACCTTCTTGGCTTGACCTATCCCGTAGGGTGTAGCACCCTCGTTGATTACTGCCAACTCGATAGCCACGATAGGCGCGAGTTGTTCCTTCATACTTAGTGTCGTTGTGGACATTTAGTATCCTTTGAACATAGAGACAGGACTATCCTGTCTCTAGCCTTACGGCGTGCCGACCTAGCGAGTCGAACGCTAGCGAAGCACCGTGCGTCGGCGACCGTAAGAGGAAAGAAATCTTCCTTTTCTTCTTGCTCCCTTTGGGATTACACCTCTAGCAAATCAAACAGACACCCCCCACCCTTAAGACACAGGAAACACAGGAATTCGGCAGGTGAGACGGATGGTTGGACCTATATTTCATATGACAGTGGCCAAAAATCGGGGGGTATTGAGCGTTACAGGGCAGTAGCCAGGCTCTAAACTGACCAAATGGCGGATAACTTGGGCAATAGAGGCGGAATTTGGTCTCAGAACGCCGATGAAGAGGAAATTAGAGCGTTTCAGAGCGGTAGATCAGCTGCTGATTACGACGAAACCGGTCCTAAAGACGGAAAAATGCCTTATTCAGATGAATTTGGCTCTGAATACGAAGCAATCGATGCAGCAACTACTAATTTGAACCGTCCTCGAGCTCGAAAACTGGGCTACAACGCTAGAACTAAGACATTGGTAATCATTTTCTGGGATTTCACATGGTGTGTGTATACAGATGTGCCATATGTCATTTGGAAAGATCTAAAACAAACTGACTCCACAGGGAAGTACCTAAAGATATCTGGATTAGATGATTGGGACTACTATACATTGGACAGTAAAGATGCAAATGCGTTACCTAGAACCAAAGACGGAGAGTTCCGTCAAGCTCTATCACAGCATTAGACTTACTCTGCTACGCTTTACACCTACGAGAGGGATCGAATGACAACGCTTGCAGCAATACAAGGAGATGGTTGGTCAGTAATTGGCTGTGACTCTCGTGCATCGGATGAAGACGGCCGATATATGGAACTTGCTACATCTAAGGTTGTCAACAACAACGGAATACTCATTGCAGTCTCTGGAGCTTCCCGCGGTGGAAACATTACACAGTTTGGTTGGAAGCCACCAAAGCCTCGTAATGCAGAAGACTTAGATTTATTTATGACTAAGCGCTTCATACCTAGCATGCGTAAAGCTTTTCAAGAAGCTGGCTATGAAGGTAAGGAAGACGGCGATGCAGCATGGCAAGACTCCAATTTACTCGTTTCAGTACGTGGAGTGATTTACCCAATCTTTAATGATTACTCATGGGATAGAGAAGCACGTAACGTCTACTACGCTGGTAGTGGAGGAGACATTGCACTAGGAGCACTAGAGGCTCTCAACTTCTCGAAGATAAATACACCCGAGGCCGCCGAAAAAGCTTTGAGGCGTGCGATCGAGGCCGCTGTAAAGCACGACATCTATTCAGGTGGAGAGATCCATACATACGTACAAGAGGCTTAAATCCTGCCATCATATGGGGGTTCGAACGAACAATCACATTGATCAGTGAGGAAAATATAAATGTCAAGTTACAACCTACCCGCGGCCGTTGGGTCTGCTAATGCTACTGGAGCAGAATCCGTAGCTATTGCAGCACAACCAGGCGGAACTAACAACAACGGTAATGCTACCGATTCAGCAGGAAACCTCCGTGTAGATTTTGTTTGGGGATCTCGCCCAGCTCTACCAAATGACGAGCGTGCTGACGGAACACCTACTATTACTACAGCTTACGGCGCAGCGCAGAACGCACAGTGGACTACATCTAGCACAATTGCTAGCGCACGCCTAAACCCAGCACTTGGAAACCATTCAGATATCGAAGCTGAGTGGGCTGACTTCCCTTCATTTACAGAAGCAGCAGGTAACTACATGGTTACAGACGCTTCAGGTAACGGAACAACTGTTACTTACACATCGCAGAACAAGCTTGCTGCAGGAGATGTTGTAAACATCACTGGCCTTACAGCTTCAGCTTACAACCTATCTTCAGCAACAGTTGCTACAGCTGATAAGCTAAAGTTCACTGTTACTAACGCAGCTAACGCTGGTCTTATCACAGGACAGTGGTACGGCAAGGTAGAAAAGACAACAGCTCGTTCAGCAGCTGACGGTGCAGGCGTACCTTACATCGTAGTACCTTCAGTAGTTGGTAACACTACAGCAGTAGCCCTTGACACACTTAAGGATGCTGGTTACGAAGCAGCTAACATCACTACAGCTTCAGCAGCTACAAACGCAGCTATCTCAGTAACTGCAGCAGCTCGTACAGCTGGTTCAACAACTGCAACTCTTACAGCAACCGGAGCAGGCGCAGCCTTCCCAGTTGGCACAAAGATTACAGTTGCATCACTAACTGGTGATGGAGCAGCTCTTAACGGAACTTACACAGTTACAGCTAATGCAACTAACACAGTTTCATTCGTATCTTCTGCTTCAACCGTACTTGCCCTTACAGGCTTGTCTGCTGGAACAGTCGTGGGCGTTGCTGGAACAATCAAGTCTCAGACAGTTGCAGCTGGAACAGCTTCAGTTGCCTCAACAGCTACAATCTCAGTTACACCATTCGCAACAGCTTCATAATCAACACAAACAACTTAATAGCGCAGAGGCCGGGAGAAATCCCGGCCTTTGGCATTTATGTGCCACATAATGATGAGATGATTACCTTATGGCCAAAGAACATCAAGACTTTGAATTTACAAATGTCGATGGCTACCGCACTGCCGATAGGCGAAATCGCCACCCAGTTAGCGGCCTTCCCTGGTATTCCTATTTTTATGGCATAGGCTTCGGCGCACCGGGCGCGTATCCTTACACTGGATATGGCTGGGACAAGAGCCCAAACGAAACATCCCAAAACAACTACGGCGAAGGAGACTACAGTGGTATCGGAAACGCTTCAGATGGATCAGGAGTTGGTACTGGTACGGCCGATGGAGCGGGTCCAGTGTGACCAATGCCCTGCACGAGCTTATGCCCTAGTGACTTTATCCACGGGAGATTTGGCTTTTTGCCACCATCATTACAATAAAAGTGCTCAAGCCCTTACAGAACGAGGCGCGGTTGCTAAACTTTTGGACATATCGCAAGATTAAAGGAACGGACATATAAATGCCAGGACAACAAGGCGGATGGAATCTTCCACAAGCCAACTCTAATTTTAGTGGTGCTAGAGCCGCAAATCCTCTTCTTGCATTATTCGCAGGCCGTAGAGCTAACATAGACAAGCTTAATGAGCTTGAGATGGTTACCAAAGCTGGAGTGTGGGGCGCGGATCAAAAAGCCGGCAACGAAGTAAAGCATGCAAAGAAACACACAGACTTTATGGCTAACTATCAAGTTGGCGACACAATTGATGACGACGGAAACATTACAGGAAAAGCTACTGACCCTAAAACAGGTCAGCCTATTGCAAACACAAATCATGGTTTGCCTATTTCTAAAGTTTTATCTGGTGTTCGTGTAGGACAGACCAGCACAACATTTCAGAAACTTGGAAACGAAGGTAGAGATAGTAAAGCAAATAAAAAGCGTCAAAGAGATCCGGGTGGAAAAAATCGCGGAGGCGGAAAAGGACGCGGTGGATCTATTGCTGCAACTGTTGCTGCTGTAAAAGCTGGACACGTTGACTTTGAGCAAGCTACTGGTGGCGAGTTTGGTGATGAACACGGTATTAGTCCAAAGCTAACCGCAGACTTTGGTGCACACGTAGCTGGAGGCGGAAATCAAGAATCATACTTAAATCAATTTGGAGATAGCGGTCGCCGTCGTCGTACAAAAAACACACCGCCACCAGGCAATAACGGAGGAAATTCATAATGGCTAGATTAAGTCAAGGTTACGTTGATGATTTTGGACAAGAAGACGTCGATCGTGCAGCTGCAACAGCGAAGATGGATAGAGAAACTAAGCCATCTCTTCGTCGTGTAGCGTTAGATCCTAACGCTCCAAAAAAAGCTCGTCGCCTCAAAGCTCAAGCTCGTCTAGCTAAAATAAAAGCTTTAAACCAACCTGTAGTAAAACGTGTAGACACTCCAGCTCCACAACCAGAGCCAACTTACGGTGGACGTCCAGCACCTGCTGGATCTCGAATTGATGAGTTCCACATCTCAGATCAAGACCTTGCAAAGTCAAAAGTAAAAATTCCTAAGAACCCTGCTGAACCAGGTAAAGATCAAGTTTTAGATGCTTACGCGTCAACAAAGAAAAGAAATTTAAAAGAGTACGGTCAAGAGACTGAACCGCTAACGGTTGTTAAACAAAGATTAGATTCAGCTAATCAACCAAAGTTAAACGGCAAGCCTGTAATGGGTCCTAAGACTGAAGAAGAAGCTTCACGTAAGCCATTCTCATCTGAAGATTTAACGTATGCACTAGCTACAGCAGAATCTGATGGAGACAAGGGCCAGATCGCTAGCGTTCGTGGGCAACTTACTGAAGCTACTGAAAGAGAATCAAATACAGCTGGAAGAATTGATGCTATTAAAACTAGAGCCGAAGCTGGTCAAAAAAACAAAAAGGATGCACAAAACCCCGGCATGCCATCTTACGTATGGGATTCTAAAGCAGATAAGTTTGGTACACGTGGATCACGTGGGAAGATTACTCACGTTAGTGATGAACAAGACGACCTCATTCGTGCAGAACTAACACGAAAAGCAGATCAACCAACTCTTGGTAAAGGTGAAGTCGGTCGTGATGGAAATAAATTTGAACCTTCTACAACAGACTGGCAAGGACAAAAACCTTCTCGCGCTGAAGTAGAGGAAGGTGCAGCAGGACGCGCTCAACGCGGACCTCGCACTAGTGCTGGAGAAGTTACTGGCAACCGTATTACTAACGAGGGCGGACCAAAAGCGGGTAAGCGCTTCCGTCAAGCTCAGTCGCAGCAAGATCAGTATGATCGGTTTACCAATACTGAAGAAGGCTATGTAGACAAAGACACGCCTGAAGTATTAGAAAAGCAAGCTCAACTTCTTGGTTCAGATGTAAACGACCCAACCTACAAAGCCCCAGGCTCTGCTACAGAGCACCGTGCACGAGCTCGTATTGTTGTACATGGTGGGGTTAAAGAAGAAGTTGTAAAAGAAATCAAGGGGCAGGAGCTACTTGATCTTCATGACACAATAATGGATAAAAAGCGTTTTGAAGAAAGCCGAGTTGGATCGGGAAATGAAGATGTGTTTAGCCATGAAAGCGGACACATTAAACCTGGCGACCTTATGGAAACTGGAAATAAACTTAACGGCGTAAATGAAGAGCGACCAGTACCAATTGGTACTGTATTTAAGCGTAGTAAGGCTGAACTTGGTTCTGGTGCTGGAGAACTTGTAACTTCAAATGCCCCAGGATCAGATTACACTGCTGGAGAAATCCGCCCACTAAGTGGTTTTGAAGGCCACACACGCGAACGCAGAATGAACGCAGATGGTTCGTTCCGTCACGTATGGGTAGAAAACAAGCTTCCTGCAGATATCCAACACGCTTCAGATAGAATTGTTGAGAGCGTCAATAAGTTTGGTGGATTTAAACCTAAGAGAGCTGACAAGCTACGTCGTAAAACACGTGCTGAGGCTGATAAGCAAAACGCAATAGCAGGCGAGACAGAAGAGTATGGTGTTGACAAGCGTACTCGTAACCGTGCTGCTGGCGGCGGTACCGGAGCAAATGTAGATCTTTCAGCTAAGAACCAAGCAGAGATGCGTGCTCGTGGCAAATTTGCTTTTGGTGAAGTAGAAGATGCAGCAACTATTGAGCAAGCTCAACCTACTACAAGCGATTCAATACTATCTAGAGCAACACATGCTAAGAAAGCTAAGCGTCTTACAAAGGTACTGGCATCTGCTAACGTGCACTTGGGAGAACCTCCTAAGGCATCAGAAGGATTAGTTCGTGACGAGAAGTTAGAAACAGCTCCTGGAGCAACTCCTCAGGTTGAGGATGGAGAGCGTTTCAGAGCAGCGGTAGCAGCGGCACCTACTTGGTCACGTAAGTCACGACAATTTACTGGAGCAGTTGGACCTACTATTCCTGGTACAGGAAGATCTACTCGCGTATCCCTAAGAACTCTAGAGACTCCGGTAGAAGAAGGTGGTCTTGGAAAATCTACAACTTCTGGCGCAACCGCAGCACAAGAAATTCAAGATGGTCCCGTAGACCGTTCACGTGGAGATAACAATCCATTTACTGGCCGCGTTGGGACTGAAGGAACTAGTTTTGTTCCTGCCATGGACACAGTAGTAGTTCGAGGTGGAGAACGACCTGTTCTTAGCCAACAAATGCAACGCGCAGCGTTAGCATCTACACCCGTTGCCGCTACTCCAGCTGCACCACGCAAAATAGTGTCTACTAAACGTAAGTTGAGTTCTAAAGAGAAAGCTGCTGTTGATGCTACAAAGGCAGATGACTCTAAGATGCTAGTAACTCGTGGTGGTGGTGGTGGCCGCGGTAAGGGGCCTATCAAGCTTTATAACCAAGGAGATCGCGTAGTTCACGCTGTACTGGGCGCTGGAAAGGTTTACGGACAAGATAGCGATGGCGGTCTTTCAATTCACTTTGATCAAGATCCAACAGTACGTATGGACAACATTTCTCATAAAGAAGTGAAACAAGAAAACAGCGGACCTGTTGAAATACCAACTAGAGGACGTCGTGCAAGCCAACCTATTAAAGAAACAGCGGAACCTTCAGAAGGCCCGCTAGATCTTAAGGACGATGGCACAACCCCACTAGATAAACGTTTTGAGAGATAATGCCAAGGAATTTCGACTCTTTCCTAGTAGATAGAGGCGAAGAGAACCCTTACAAGTCATTGCGGCATAACGCTAGGGAATACCGAGAAACAATGACTCAGCAAGTGTACGAGAGCCACGAGCCTAGTGGGCTACCCCTTCCTAAGCCTGGAAGAGGCGCTAGCGGAGAGTCTAGTAACTAATGCGCTCTAGCCCTGGTCGTCCACGTAAACGTGCTCCTAGAAAGCCTTCACAGCAACCTACAAATGCTAATGTACGTCGCTTTGTAGAAGAAGGCAAAGGACCAGGCAACACAAACATTTTTGGGTATCATTGTCAAGATTGCGACAAGTACGAAACCATGATTGGCAACGCTCAACAAAAAAGAGCTATTGACAAGATGGCGCTTAGCCACAAATGCGGTAAGCCTGGGCTTCATGAAGTCCCTAAACGAAAGGACATTGATGGATAACAACTTTGAGTTCTCTATAGGTGCTATTCACCAAACCCCTACGCCCGGCATGTCTAAGGAAAGCCGCATAGTACATTCAAAAAAAATTTCTCATTCTGGTGGAGAAGAATACAAGTTTGGGTATGTTAACGACATAATCCCCTGTCCTAAGTGTAAGGATGCAACCCATGGCTAAAACAGCAGCTTGGCAACGTAAAGAAGGACAAAACCCTAATGGCGGACTTAACGCTAAAGGACGTGCTTCTGCTAAAAAAGAAGGTCACAACCTAAAGCCTCCTGTAAAGAAGGAAGAAGCTGCTAGGTCTGAGAAGTCTGCGGCACGTCGTAAGTCTTACTGTGCTCGCTCAGCAGGTCAAGCAAAGAAGTTCCCTAAGGCAGCAAAGGATCCAGACAGCCGCCTAAACAAAGCCCGTAGAGCTTGGGACTGCTAATGCCATTTGAATATCGAGTTAAGAAGCTACTTACCGTAGTTGATGGTGACACTATTGATGTTGAAATTGATTTAGGTTTTAGCCTATCTTACACTTCTCGAGTTCGCCTTGCAGGAATAGACACCCCGGAATCTCGTACAAAAGACCTTGAAGAAAAAAAACTAGGCCTTGAAGTTAAAGAGTATTTAAAACACCGTATTGAAAACGCAAAAAACCTCATTATTCAAACAGAAAAACCAGACAGCTCTGAAAAGTATGGGCGTATCCTTGGGACTTTGTTCTCCGAAGGGGTAAACCTAAACCAGGAACTTGTTGATAAAGGGTATGCTTGGGGCTACGATGGTGGAACTAAAGCAAAAGACTTTGAAACTTTAAAGACTAAAAGAGGGCTGGTTATTTAATGGCTAAGATAAAAGCCGGTGGAGCAGACCACGTCGTAAAGAAAAATAAAAAGGGCGAAATCATCGTTGATCACGCTGCCAGTGCTAAAGCTGGTAAGTACGATAAAATTAATCTAACTAAAAAAGCTGGAGCTAAAACTGTTAAAGATGGCGAAAAAGCCACTAAAGAATGGCACAAAAAGAATCCGCATAAGAAGGGCAAATAATGTCTGAGACAAAGAAGTTCGGCCCTTACAAGGGCTCTGACGCTAATGGTGGTCGCCCTATCTACGTCTACAAGAAAAAGGTAGGCGGTAAGTGGGTTACTACATCTAAGAACAAAGCCCGTGCTGATTATGAATCAAAAAACGGAAAGCTACCTCGAGATACTGACGTTGACCACAAAGATAACAATAAGAAGAATGACTCAAAGGGTAACCTACGAGCACTCTCTCACAGCAAGAACGTAGGTAAAGAAAACAAGCGCAGAGCTGGAAAGAAGGCTAAGTAATGGCTATTGAATTTTTTGATCGACGTGGCAATGAAACTGATCCTAATGGCAACGAGATTATTCGCGGCTTGTCTAGTTCCCCCGGAAACAGGGCCAGTGGATACTCAGTTGTGTATAAGAAGAAACCTCAAGCTGCGGCAGCTGGGTCTCCTCCCCCACCACCACCAAAGAACCCGAATAAAAAAAAGTAATAAAAAAGGCCCCTCTCGGGGCCTTTTCTATTTACTTTGGAAAGTCATCCAACCATTTTGTGATACTCGGCTCTTCTGGAGAACCATCGTAAGCGTCAGGACCTAGTCCCCAAGAACCCCAATTCGTTCCACCAGCCGTCATATAGAAGGCCGCTTTGGCATTGGTTACTGGATCAAATAGATCGCTGTTTTTTTCGATGTTAAATTTTTCCCGACGAACGTCCCCCAAAGTACCAATCATGTTAATTTGGAATAGTCCGTAGGAATTGTCCCCAGTTGCGGGAGTATTGTTCCGGGATGTTGGGTGTCCCCTTGATTCCCTCATAACTACCGCCCAGGCTGTTTTCAAGGCTTTACCTTCAAAACCTACCAAACGAAGCATATCTACCAACTCTGTTGGAGAAAGCTCTGTGGCGCCTACGTAGACGTCCAGCCCAACCTTTACAGGCTGGACTACTTCGGTAGTTGCTGTTGCCCCTTCATTTTGGGCGAAAGCTGCGCTAGCCATAAAAGGCAAGTATGCCGCTAATACTATAATTGCTGATTTCTGATATACATTAAATTGCACGTCATCCCCTGTGTCTAGAAGGCCATCCCTAACTCCTGGTAGTCTTTCACCCTACCCGAGCAGCGCGGTCTATGTCTACCGCACTGGTCTGCAACCTTTTTTGCTTCGAGGTTTGCTATCCAATTTCTTGAATAGACCACTACCCTAACAGTAAATACAGGGGTAGGACAACCCACAACCCCTTTTTATTTGAGAGGAACATCACATGGGCTATTCAGCACCTTGGAACGCTCCAAAACGTCGTGTAATCGATACAGACGTAGTTGGACTGACAACACCACCTGTAACACACGCTGTAATGGAAAAAGCGGAGCCTGTAGCTCCTAAGAAGGAAGTTAAGGCCGCAGCAACGCCTAAGCCTGTAGAACCGGTTGTAGAGCCTGTAGAAGAGCCTGAAGTAGAAGAATGAGAATAGAGCGCATCGCTACGAGGCAAGGGCACCCCGTACCAGCGACAGCGCACTCGCCTAAGGGACCATTTCCCCCAGAGCTATTTGCCTCTGGACCAATTGTATCTGACTACGTACCGCAAGGCGATAATGGTGGAGAATCCATGCCACTTGGCGCCACAGCGCAGAATAACTTTCAACCATTAAATTGGTTTACGTGTAAGGTATGCGATGAAACAATTGCAGAACACGAGATCCCATCACATCTTTGCGAGGAATAATTAATGGCGGAACCAAAAGACTTTGGTCCCATCTATTGGCACACTATCGTTTATCCAGTAAAACCTAAAGAGTTTTGGGAACGATCAGAAACTCAAGAAATTGAGGGCCAATATAGGGGTGGAGTAGGCATTGCCCTACGTTTACCACTTACTAGGCTTGGACTAGTATTGGGCCGTTGGAAAACACGATATGAAGAAAGCCAAGCCCTAACTCACGCAATTGGTGGAAGAGCAATGGCTCAAACAGAGGTAGACTGGGACACAGTTAGATTCGGCGTATTAGACGAGGACTCATGATTAAGTTTAAGAATAAGAAAGAACGGGAACTATCTCGTATAGAGAAGCGGGTAAACATGCTTCCTGTTGGAGATCTTATTGCTTGGGCAGAACAATCGATGTATACGATCGGAAGAAGTCTTGCTCAATGGCAACGTCACGATAGCGCTGCTGCTTTAGAAGAAGCACGGATCCACGCAGAAGTTCTGCATACTATTACAGAGACATTGACTCGGAGAACAACTAAGTGACCTATGATGACGAAGATTACGAAGAGGTAGACCTCGAACCAGCAGGCACTGAAGACGAAGAGCTACCGGACGAGAACCCCGAGATACAGTTAGACGAACTATCTAAAGAGTTTGTGTCGGCATTGATAGATAAAATTATGGCTTTTATGAAGCTTTTAGTGGGGCATGAGCTACACGCGTATCAAGAGCCGTTAGCTAGGCGAATCATTGAATCAGTAATTATTAACGATGGTGAAGAAGTAACCGCGCTGGCTTCTCGTCAGTCCGGCAAGTCTGAAACTATTGCTAATACCGTAGCAACCTTAATGGTTATTCTTCCACGCCTTGCACGTATGTATCCAGACCTACTTGGTAAGTTTGGCGATGGTATATGGGTGGGCATGTTTGCCCCTATCCAATCACAGGTAGAAACACTGTACGGACGTACAGTTTCACGATTGACCTCAGAGCGAGCGCTAGAAGTACTTGGTGATCCTGAGATTGACGATATGGCCACAAAGACTCCGGGAGTTGTAAGAAACATCAAACTTAAGAACTCTGGATCAACTCTTATGATGATGACAGCTAACCCAAGAGCTAAGATTGAATCTAAGTCTTTCCATTTAATTATTATTGATGAGTGTCAAGAAGCAGACGACTATGTAGTCTCTAAGTCTATTTCTCCTATGGGTGCGTATTACAACGCTACTATTGTTAAAACTGGCACACCCACAACTTTTAAGAACAACTTCTATCGAGCTATTCAACTAAACAAGCGCAGACAGACTGAGCGTGGGAAACGTCAGAACCACTTCCAATGGGATTGGCGTGACGTTGCCAAGTTCAACGTTAACTATGAAAAGTTCATTAGAAAAGAGATGCTCCGTATTGGTGAGGACTCTGATGAGTTTCAGCTCTCCTATAACTGTAAGTGGTTACTAGAACGCGGTATGTTTGTTACATCCTCTATTATGGAAGAGCTTGGCGATACTTCTCAAGAAATTGTAAAAAGCTGGCACAGATCCCCAGTTGTTGTGGGAATTGACCCGGCCCGTAAAATTGACTCGACTGTTGTAACTGTCGTGTGGGTTGACTGGGATAGACCGGATGAGTTTGGCTACTACGATCATAGAGTGTTAAATTGGCTTGAAATTCAGGGAGATGACTGGGAAGAGCAATACTTCCAAATTGTTAACTTCCTAGGCAATTATGACGTCTTGGCTATTGGAGTCGACTCTAACGGAGTGGGAGATGCCGTAGCTGGTCGTCTAAAGGTTCTAATGCCTAGGGCAGAAGTTATCGCTATTACGTCTAGTCCAACAGAGCAATCCAAACGTTGGAAACACCTTCAAGCTCTAATTCAACGTCAAATGGTTTCTTGGCCAGCCCATGCTAAAACACGACGACTGCGTCTTTGGAAGAAGTTTTTTCAACAAATGACGGACGCAGAAGTTAAATATAAAGGTCCAAACTTTTTAGTGGCTGCGCCTGACGAAGCCCATGCTCACGACGATTTTGTGGACTCTTTAGCCATTGCGTGTTCTCTAACCCAAGATATGGTTATGCCAACGGTTGAGGTCAGCTCCTCCCCATTTTTTTAAGGTTTAGGTACCTAAAGATCTTAAATAGGTCGATACTTTTACCTGAGGACCCTCAATCCCTATGCATAGGAGAAATAAAACATGGCAGTAGAGAATATCGCCCCAACCCCATCTTTTCCTGAAAAGGTTGGCGCAACATACGAGCGCAAAATGTCACCTGCAAGTCCAGGACTTCGCGGTCCACTTCGTTTTGAAGAAGGCATTGCAACAGACACAGATGTACCGAACGACTTCCAACTAGGTCTTGACCAGGGTTACGATACCCCAGCAGGCCGACCAAACCACAACAACAATGTTATGGAGAAGTACCCAGAAGAAACAATGAAGCAGCGTGCACACGTTGGTTCAGCAGCTTGGGTCGAAGCACCAACATACCTAAGTGAGTATTCACTAGGTAACTTTGGAGATCACTCTGAGGTTGTTATTGAGGAAGTTGTTCGCTCAGGAGCACGCTACCAGCGTATGAATCCTGCATCTGTAGCTGACTAAATGTACTAGACTGTGAGAGTACTCAGCCCCGTACCCCTTCTCCGGGGCTGAGTGCCTTACTTCAGGAGGATCTATGGGAAAGCCGATACCAGAGAATCAAAAACTCTGGAGCTTGTTGCTTGGTCAAGCAAAAGCAAAGTATCCGTCCCACGGAGATAATGTAAGCTTTCCTGGAGCTAAGTGGTTAAGTTCTGAATATGCTCGTCAAGGGGGAAAGTACGTTGGCTCTAAGCACGACATTCCTGAGAATCTACGCGACAAAAGAAAAGAAGCGGAAGATGCTAAGAAAAGAAAACTTGCTGAAGCTAAAAAGAAAAACAGAGATCGCGGATTTATTAACTAATCGAATTGGTGGGGCGCATATGAAGTCAGGGAGTAACAACCTGTGAGTGGTGGTATGGATTTTAGTCCTCCGTCGTATAGGGCTGCCTCATCTGATTTAACAATCTCCATCTCTCCACTAGGTTTAGTTGAACTAGCGGATGAAGAATTTGAAGTACACGGTCCACGACTAAACCGTTACTCACTTAACTGGGCTATGTACCTAGGACACCACTGGTCTTATCGCCGTGAAATTGGCGAGTCACAGATGGTCTACAACTATTATCGTGCTTTTACCGATTACATCATTAACTTTACATTTGGTCGCGGAGCTTCTTTCCGCAGCCCATCAGCTACAGAAGCTATCGTCCCAGACGTTCTAAAACGTGTGTGGGAGATTGACAACGACAAGCACTCTGTTATGTGGGAAATGGGCCAGCAAGGCGGAGTATCAGGCGATTGCTTTGTAAAAGTTGCCTATGAAGAAGGTTACGAAGACTCTGTCGGGCGTGTACATCCTGGTCGTGTTCGTATTCTCCCACTTAACTCTTCTTTTGCATTTCCAGAGTTCCACCCGCACGATCGTTCACGTCTAATCCGTTTTAAACTTAAGTACCGTTTTTGGGGAACTTCAGCCGAAGGAACTCGACAGGTGTACACCTACACAGAAATCCTTACTGATGATCGTATTGAGGAGTATATCAATGACGAAATTATTGACAGCCGTCCTAACCCTATTGGCGTTGTTCCCATTATCCATATTCCTAACGTTCGCGTTTCTGGGTCTCCTTGGGGTCTCAGTGACTGTCACGATATTATCGTTCTCAATCGTAACTACAACGAAGTTGCTACAGATATTGCAGACATTGTCAACTACCATGCGGCGCCGGTTACAGTAATCACAGGTGCTAAGGCCTCTTCCCTTGAAAAAGGTCCGAAGAAGGTCTGGGGCGGGCTACCAAAAGACGCCCAAGTCTTTAACCTAGAGGGCGGCGGTCAAGGCCTCGTAGGTGCAATGGAGTACCTAAAGATAATCAAGACTGCTATGCACGAGATGGTCGGTGTTCCTGAGACTGCTCTTGGTCAAGTACAGCCAGTATCAAATACTTCAGGTGTTGCACTTTCTATCCAATTCCAACCTTTGATGAACCGATACCAACAAAAAACAATTCAGTACGGCGAAGGTTTGCAACGCATTAACGAGCTAGTACTACTAACCCTTGCATTTAAAGAACCAGAAGTATTTACTTATAATCCTGTAGTTAACGGCCCTATTAAGATGGGCGTACAGCTAGAACAGCTGGATCCTAATAGCCCTATGACTTACGAGTCTTCCGTTCATTTTCCACCTCCACTCCCCCTAGATAAGCTCATTGTTTTGAACGAAATTCAGACAAAAATGGGTATGGGCCTAGAAAGTCGTGAGGGAGCACTTCGTCAGCTTGGCGAAGAATTCCCCGATGAAAAGCTTGAAGAAATTCGTTCTGAGCTTATAGCCGATGCTAAGGCTGACGGGGCTCTACAATTGATCAAGAACCAAATTGCAGCTTCTATAACTTCTCTAACGGGAATGCTCCCAGACGGCACTGTGCCTCCAGGAGCTGTTCCGGGAGATGGAACTGGCCCAGGACCATTTGGCCAGCCAGGAGTAATTACTCCTATGGAAGAGGGAGTTCTTATGGAACTTCAGCAAACACAGGTAGATCTAGTTACTGGGGCGTACGGAACAAAAATTCCTCAACGTCGAACACCAGACGAAGATAAGCCAGAATAAATTTAGCCAGACAAACCCTTAAAAGTTTGTAAGGCTATTACCACATATCCGCAGGTCATCGTGGCATTAATTCGGACAACGACCTCTTACACCTAAGGAATACACATGTCAGAATCAAGTACAGTTGTAGACAGCGCTGCTGCACAAGAAGCTTTTGCTTCTGAAACAGCACCTCAAACAACAAAAGCAGCACCATCACCACTAGTAACACCAGTTACTAATGAAAAGTCTTACACAGAAGACGATCTTAAGAAAGTTCGTGAGCAAGAGAAATCAAAACTCTACCCACAGATTGACTCTCTAAAAGATGAATTGAATTTGCTCAAGAAAGAACGAGAAGAGCGTATTGCCGAAGCTCAAGCAGCTAAGGACATAGCAGAAGCAGAAGCCCGTAAAAAGGCCGAATCTGAAATGGATGTACGAGCACTTCTTGAGACTAAAGAACAAGAATGGGCTCAGAAGTTAGAAGTAGAACGCGGAGAACGCGAACGTGCTTTTACTCTTCTAGAGCGTGAGCGTCAATACGCGGAACTAAACGAGTTTCGTAATCGTCGCTTAGGTGAAGAGCAGGACAACATTATGCCCGAGCTCTTAGACCTAATTTCAGGAAATACTCCTGAAGAGATCGAACAAAGTATTACAGGACTACGCGAGCGCAGCTCACGGATCTTGGAATCGGCACAATCTGCTATGCAGACTGCACGTAAAGAAATGAAGGGGACGAGCGTAACAACTCCCCCTAGCGGACCTATGGACACCAATTCGGATCAACAACAGTTCACGGCGGATCAAATTTCTGCTATGTCGGTTACCGAGTACGCAAAATATCGTGGGAAGTTGTTGGGTAAAGCCGCATCTGACCGCGGTAAAGGAATCTTCGGGTAATAAAAATTACCTATTCAATTAAAACTAACTAAGGAGTAACACCGACATGGCATCAGCCGTAACAGGTACCGGCAATCTCGCCGCAGCACCTACAGCGTATTCTGGCGCAAACAGCCAGCTTACACAAGCAATTCAGACCATCTGGTCTAAGGAAATTCTATTCCAGTCAATGCCTATCCTTCGCTTCGAACAGTTCGCTGTTAAGAAGACAGAACTAGGCGTCGCACCTGGTCTCCAGATCAACTTCATGCGTTACAAC